AAAATTAAATATTAAGGAGAATATAAAATGATTTTGTCAGCAATTTTGTCTCACATTTGGATTATTCTTGGAGTAATTCTCGTCGGTGTTATCATTGGACTTGGATATTTTAAAGCTCCGCCTGATGTAGCTTATATTGTATCAGGTTTGTGTAAAAATCCAAGAATTGTCGTAGGTAAGTCAGGATTGCGAGTTCCATTCCTTGAAAGGATTGATAAGCTTTCGCTCAAGGCAATGCAGATTGATGTAAAAACAAAAACATCTATTCCTACTAATGATTTCATTAATATTAAAGTAGATGCAACCGCGATTGTTAAAATTAGTCAGACGCCTGAATTGATTGAAGTCGCCGCACAGAACTTCCTTAATGCAAAGCATGATGAAATTATGAATAAGGTTAATGACCTCCTTGAAGGTAACTTGCGTGAGATTGTTGGCACTCTTGGGCTTGTTCAGATGATTAATGACCGCAAGGAATTCTCCATGAGAGTCCAGGAAAATAGTGTGCCGGATTTGGCGAAGTTGGGTCTTGAATTAATTACATTTAATGTTCAGAATTTCTCTGATGATAATGATGTAATTACCAATCTCGGTATTGACAATGTTGAACAGATTCGTAAGGATGCAATGATTGCAAAGTCTAACGCTCAACGTGAAATTGCGATTGCTGAAGCTGCCAATAATAAAGAAGCTAATGACGCACGAGTTAAGGCTGCTGAAGATATGGCTACTCGCAACAATGACCTTGCTATTAAGCAGGCTCAGTTGAAGCAGGAAGCTGATACTCGCCAGGCCCAAGCTGATGCTGCGGCAAGCATTGAGGCTGAGAATCAGCGTAAGCTTCGTGATGTAGCAGCTACTGATGCTAATATCGCTAAGGCAGAACGCGAAGCTGAGTTGAAGCAGAAGCAGATTCAGCTGAAGGAATATGAACTTGATGCTCTTGTTCGTAAGCAGGCTGATGCTGATAAGTATGCTGCTGAACAGCAGGCTGCTGCAAATCTGATTAAGCGTCAGAAGGAAGCAGAAGCTAAAGCTTATGAAATGGAGCAGGAAGCACGAGCTATGAAGGCTAGAGCAGAAGCAGAAAAGTATGCTGCCGAACAGAAGGCTGCTGGTATTGCCGCAGTTGGTGAAGCAGAAGCATCTGCTATCGAAAAGAAAGCTGAAGCTCAGAAGAAGATGGGCGAAGCTTCCGTCCTTGAAATGTATCTCAAGGCATTGCCTGAAGTTGTTAAAAATGCCGCTGAACCTCTTAATAATGTTGATAAGATTACCGTTTATGGTGAAGGTGGAAACACCAAGCTTGTGTCTGATGTAATGCAGACAGCAGATAAAATTATGAATGGTCTTTCTGAAGCAACAGGTATTAATTTGAAGGAAGTTCTTGGTAATTATCTGAAGAAGTAATAAGTAAGGGATTTAAATCCCTTACTTATTTTTTTTTGTATCCAATAACGACCGAGATTTGGAATTGTCCGTCCTAGGCAATTTTTTATATAAAAAGGGCAATTTAGATTTACTCTATATTTTATAATTTTAATATAAATAAAGAATATAGTGAAAAAGGAGTAAATAAATGATTAAAAGAATTAATGTTTCTTCAGAAGATATTTATTAGTTCGTTCGAGAAGAATATTTAAAAGACATTTTAAAAACGAGATTTTTATTTTCTTTTGATTTTTATTATTTAAATAAATATGTAGATTAGTATAAAAAAGCTGGTATCTCTACTTCTAAATTTAAACAAAAATATAATATTTTAAAAAGTAATGTTATTGATGTAGATTTACCAAATTTTTTTATAGAGATAAAGGAGTAAATAATTTATGTTAAATCCTGGATATGAATATAATACATATATAATTAATTTATTTCCTGAATTACCATAGAGACAAATGAAATCTTTAACCTTTTAGGTAACTGATGACTGTAATTTATGTTGTTCATATTGTTATTAGCAAAATAAAGGACATCACAAAATGTCTTTTGAAACTGCTAAAAAATTTATTGATTATGTCTTTAATAATAGAACCATCGAAAATAGTCCTTTTTGTGATAAAACAGTAAGAGGACTAACTTTAGAATTTATTGGGGGAGAGCCTCTGTTAGAAATTAATTTAATAGATTAGATATGTGAATATTTTGAAACAAAATTAAATGAAATTCCATATAATAGTCCTTGGCAATTATTTCATATTTATAATATTTGTTCAAATGGAGTTTTATACTTCACTCCCGCCGTTTAGAAATTTATAAAAAAATATAAAAATTTACTTAGTCTAAATATTACTCTAGATGGATGTAAGGAATTACATGATAAATGTCGTTTATTTCCTAATGGACAAGGTAGCTATGATTTAGCAGTAGCTGCTGCTTTAGATGCCAAAAGATTAGGTTTTAATAGTACAAAAATTACTTTTAGCCCAGATAATGTAAATTATGTTTATCAAGGATTAACTAATATTATGTCTTTAGGTTTTAAAAATATTTATGCTAATTGTGTTTTTGAAAATGTTTGGAAAAATATCGAAGATATAAAATTGTATTATCAAGAATTAAAAAAAGTAGCTGAATGGATTAAAAATAATAATTATAATGATAAAATATTTTTTAGGATTTTTAATCCTTATGGATATAAAAAATTATTAGAATGGGATTTAGATACCCAATGGTGCGGAACTACAGCTAGTATGTATGCACTTGATTATAAAGGAGATATTTATTCTTGCTTGCGCTTTATGGAAAGTTCTTTGGGAAATGAAGTTGAACCATTAATATTAGGAAATGTAGATAGAGGAATTGGAACTTTGCCAAAAGAAAAACAAATTTTAGAAGAATTTTCAAAATATACTAAGCGTAATATTTCAGAAGACAAATGCTTAAAATGCCCGATAGAGACAGGATGTAGCTGGTGCGCTGGATGTAGCTATTAGATGACAGGAGATTTATGTCATCGAACTACAACAATTTGTCAATGCCATAAAGCTGAATACTTAGCTACTTTTTATTATTATAAAATACTAAATGATAAACAAAGTTTAAACGTAATGAGTAAAGTAGATTATAATTTTGTAAAAGAAATTATTTCTTTAGAAGAATTTAATGAATTAATAAAGGAGGAATAAATATGGCTTGTAATTCAGGTAGTAATAGTGTCCAAATGGGCAGTTATGATAGACCAGAAAATTGTGTTTCAAATAATGCAAATACTAATGAGCCTGGAGACTACACTTAGGACGCTCAAGAAGCAGCCTGTGGAGGAAGTTGTTTTTCAAGTAGCTAGCCTGGAGATGAAGGAGATAATAAACAAAATAATTGTTCTTGTACCGCTTCTTGTTAGTCTGGATGTGGCCCTTGCTCTGCTAATTGTGGTCCTTCCCCTTCTTGTAATGGAACTTGTAGTGGTGATTGTAGCAGTTGCACTGGAGATTGTAGCAGCTGCACTGGCTCTTGTTCAGGAGATTGCTCTGGCACTTGTTCAGGAGGTTGCTCTGGTACTTGTACTACTGCTTGTGCTGAACAATGTTCAGGTGCTTGTTCTGCAGGTTGTGTTGGTCATTGTAATTATGGATGTACTAGTGAAGAAGTGAATAAATTAATAGAGAATTTACATCTTTCTCGTATTGCTGAAAGTGATGATATTAATACTTTAAAAAAGATTATTTTCCGTTTATTTGAAAATTTAAAAATTAGTACCATATATAAAAATCAAGACTATATTAATGAATTTGGAGATAATACAATAGCTGGATTAGTTAATAATTGGAATGAAGATAAAGACGGTAAAATGACATTTACTTTATTATTAAATAAAACTTTTGAAACAATTATTACCAATTTAAATAATCTTAACCAAGATCGTATAGATATAGATTAGGATAAAATGAATCCAATAAAAATTTGGACAGTATAGATTCCTGACCCTAATGACTTTACAAAAACTAAAAAAATCCAATTAAATACTGTAGATAGAAATGCCGCATTATATTGGATTGAATGTTTAAAGAAAATTTATGAATTAGTAGCTCCTGTAAAATAAATTGACAATCCTCCTTTTTTATTATATACTAAAATAAAAAAGGAGGATTTTTCTTTTGATAGGAAAACCTATATTTGATTATAATAAACATCGAGGAAGAGCTACTTGTACTATTTTTGATGGACAAAATACTTTTGTTGGAATAGCCAAATGCCATCCAGACGATTGGGATTATATGAGTGAATTTACTGGATGCGAAATTGCTGAACGTCGTTGCAAAATTAAAATTTTACAACATATTAAAAATAATCAGATTATTCCGCAAATCCAAGCATATGAGCATTTAATTAGCACTATGTTGAATAGTAAGCAATTAAACCCGCAATCTTATGAATTTAAACGCATTAAAGCTGAATATGATAATCTGTTAAAACAATATACAGCTATTAAAAATAAAATTAAATATTCTCAAAGCAAACTAAGAGAATATATTTCAAATAAAGAATAGGTAAATAAACTTATTAAATTAAAGAAAACAAAAGAAAAAGAAAAATTATTCCGAGACGTAGGAATTAATCTTACTAATTCTGATGGTACTTTTAAATCTACTAAAGATGTTTTAGAAGACTTATCCAAAAGCTGGAATAAATTAAGTGGTCCAGGATAGGTAAATATACTACAATAAAATTTAATAATAATAGGAATAAAAACCCTTAAAAGGAGTTGGTTCTTATATTATATTTTATTCTAGGTATTATATTTGCTACTGTTGGACTAACTTTATTAGATTTTATTACAGCATTAATAGCAAATCTTGCCGAATTGGTCAAAGGTTGGTTTTCTGTTAAAATAGCAGAACATAACAATCAAATTACAAACTTGACTGAATCTGATACTAATACACACGTTATTGGATTCTCAATACCATAGGAAGACGAGGTTGAATATGAAGATGATATATAATTTTTATGACACTTGTAGTTTATTAACTAAGGGAACTTTATTGGAAGATAAAAATGAATAGATTATAATTTCATCTATTACATTAGATGAGTTAGAAAATATTAAAACATCAGCTAATAAAGATGCTAATACAAAATATACTGCTCGTTAGTTATTAAGAGCTTTAAATGATAACCCTGACTTATGTCAAGTAATTATCTATAAAGAAAAAATGATAAAACCTATACGAAAATATGATTTATCAATAACTAATGATATGAAAATATTAGCAACTGCATTAAGTTATAATAAAAATAATAAGAGCCATCCTATTGATAATTTTATTACTAATGATTTAACTTTAAAATGTATTGCTAAATTATTTTTATCAAATGTATCATCTATTGAGGAAGAACGTCATGACCCATATAGCGGATATATTGAAGTAAGTTTAAATGAAGATGAAATTATTGAACTATATCAAAATTTAAAAATTAATAAATTTAATTTATTAATTAACCAATACGCTATTATTTATAACCAAGAGAAAGAAATAATAGACAAAATAGTATGGGATGGTGATACATATAGAACTATTTCTTATGGTAATTTAAATTCTACCTATTTTGGTAATGTAAAACCCTTTAAAAATGATCCTTATCAAGCTTTAGCTGTTGATAGCTTTTTAAATAATAAAATTACTATGATTAAAGGGCCAGCCGGCTCAGGTAAAACATTTTTATCATTAGCATTTTTATTAAATGCTCTTGAAAGAAATAAAATTGATAAAATAATTGTATTTTGTAATACTGTTGCTACTAAAAATTCCGCAAAACTTGGGTTAATTTAAAGGGTAAGGCTCAAGTAAAACCTTGTGAATTGCTGGAACACCCTTAGAGCCGATTAAACTACAACATACGAATGAAATAAATCGAAGTGTGAATGTTTAAAAATTAATTGGATTGGACAATCAGCAACCAAGTCCCGAATAGGGAAAGGCTCATCGACTATCGAAAGCACACTATACAGTGGAAGTAAGTAGAGTAGGCTTAGGCCGAAGCGCAAGGGATTTAAACTGAAAAATTTTGGACAAGAACTGAAAAACTTATGCCTTAAAATTTTATATATATAATAAAAGAGGAATAAGTTTGAAAGAAGAAATTATAAAAAAATATCTAAATGGATATTCAATTAATAAATTATTAATAGAATATCCCTCTTTTAATAGACGACAAATAAATAAACTTCTGAAAGAGAATAATATTACTATTAGAGGTGGAAGAAAAAAAAGAGAATGGTCATTAGAGCAAAAAAAAGAACTTAAAGAAATGTTAAATAAAGGTTCTTTTTTAAAAGATATTGCTAAATATTTTAATGCCTCAGAAGAAACTATCAAAAATTTAATGTCTGAAATGAATCTTGAATTAAAAACATTAAATAGAGTCAATCGACGTATTAATAGTAATTATTTTTCTATTATAGATAAACCAGAAAAAGCTTACTGGTTAGGTTTTTTATTTACTGATGGCTGTGTTGATAAATTAAAAACAACAGGACGTATTAGATTATAGCTACAGGAATGTGACAAAGAGATATTAGAAAAGTTTAAAGAAGATTTACAATTAGATTGTAAAATAATTTATAATATTCGTCCTAATAGTACTTGTTGTTCAATAGAATTTACTGATGAACAAATTTTTTAGGATTTAGCTAATTATAATATTATTCCTAAAAAAACTTATAATGTAAACCATATTCCATATGAAAAAATTCCTTTAGAATTCCAACCGGCATTTGCTTTAGGCCTTTTTGATGGAGATGGTTCTTTATATTGTAGTTCTAATCATAGTACAGATGTCTCTATTAATTATACCGCTTACCACGAAACAGAAGTGATAGATTTTTAGAATTTAATAAATTCTTTAACAGGAATTGAAAAAAAGAATAAAAATTTCTATACCAGTGCTTGGCACACACAATGGCGAGGACGTTTACAAGTTCTTCATATTTTAGATATTTTATACAACAATTGTCCGAGATTCTTAAAGCGCAAACATAATATTTATCTTGCTTTAAAAAATAGTTTAAATTAAGATATAGTCAGTTTTATAATGAAAGTTATAAAGTTTTGTTTACCCCGGCACTCGTGATGAAAAACTTTTAGATAGCCAAATCGGTAATCTATTAAGTAGTAAGCTTGGAGATAAAATGATGGTGGAAAAATTAATTGATGAAAATAAATTAGTTTTGCTACCCTTATCAGATATTCGTGGTTATGACACAACAGGTATGCGTGCAGGTATTTATATCTCAGAAGCGTAGAATATGGATATTGGCCTTATGAAATTAAGCCTTCAACGTATTGGCGAAGATAGTATTTGTATTATCGACGGCGATTTAAAAACTCAGGTTGATGATATTAATTTTTCTGGATTAAATAATGGTATGCGTCGTGCATCAGAGGTATTACGTAATAATAATATATATGGTGAAGTTGAATTAAAACAAATTCATCGTTCTAAAATTGCTGAATTAGCAGAACAAATGTGAGAAGAAGGGCAACCTTCTTCTCTTTTTATATAAGAGAAAGGAGATTAATAATGGCTTTTAAAATGAGAACAACACGACCAGAAGCTGGTAATAAATATTACATTACAAGAGCTAATGGCGGCTATTCCTATGCTATTAAGGGAAACCCGACTGATAGCAAATGCAATGTACTTTCCAATTGCGTGGGGTAAAATTTTATAATTACAAATTCTTAAACTTTATATTTATTAGAAAATAAATATAAGGGAATGATTTAACTTTGGAAAACAATTATTGTGTTTATATACATATAAATAAAATAAACAATAAAAGATATATAGGAATTACTAAATATGGTAATAATCCTAACTTACGATGGAAAAATGGAACCCATTATGAAACTAACTAGCATTTTACCAATGCTATTAAGAAATACGGATGGGACAATTTTGAGCATAAAATTTTATTTAATAATTTAACCAAAGAAGAAGCTGGAAAATTAGAAAAAGAATTTGTAGAAAAATATGACTTGTGTAATCCAGATTGCGGATACAATAAATAGAGTGGCGGAATAGACAATATTACTTTCACAGAACAAGCTTTAGAAAAAATGAAATAGAGCGGCCATAAAAATAAAGGAAAAACTCGTACTAAAGAACAAAAAAAATTAATTTCAAATAAAACGAAAGAAGCAATGAATAACCCGATAATAAAAGAAAAAATGCGAGAAATTTATGATTCAAAAGAATGGCGAGAGCATAATTCTGAAGCTACAAAAAAGCAGTGGAAAAATTCTAATTTACGTCAAAAAGTAATTGAAGCAAATAGTAAACCAGTAAGATGTATTGAAACTAATGAAATATTTGAAAGTGCTTCAGAAGCTGGCCGCTAGAAAAATATTAGTATGGCTGGTATACGTAATTGTTGTAGAGGAAAACAAAAAACATCTGGAAATTTACATTGGGAATATTATAAGTGCCCATAACTCACTATATCGGTTAAAGGGTGGAGACACTTCAGACCGAGGTAAGACTCTTTATTGAGAAACCTTAACGACTGCAGGATAACAATAGTAATATTGTTATTGAAGTGAGTTCTTTCTAAATGAAAGTAATATACAGTCTGAACTATGGCTATAATCTAAAAATGAAACCATAGAGATAGGATTAACGTCCTATCCGCCTTATATCTAAGGTCTTAAAGCAACAGAATGACGCATACGGAAGATTTAATGAAATCGGCAATTGGGGCTATTGTAAATATTTAAGTCCTGTAAATGCCGAGCGTTTTACTGAATATAATAATACTGGTATACCTATTGGATAGACCCCTAAACTTGGTGCTTGTATGGTTTGGCAGGGTGGCGCTACTAAAAAGGGTAGTGATGGCGTCGGTCACGTAGCTATTGTAGAAAAAGTAGTAAGTTCTACTGAAGTTATTACATCTGAAAGTGGCTGGGGTAGCAAAAATCCATTTTGGAATGCTACACGCAAAAAAGGAAATGGCAACTGGGGCGCTGGTTCTGGATATAAATTCTTAGGTTTTATTTATAACCCTGCTGTAAAAGATAGCGATACTGTAGATGAAGACCCAACTGCTGGATATGGATATGGCAAAACTAATAGCTCATTAGTAAATTATACATAGATTAGCCCTAATAAAACTAGTCCCCGTAATCATGTAATTGACACAGTTACTATTCATTGTGTTGTAGGTCAATGTTCGGTTGAAACGCTTGGTAGTATATTTGCACCAACTTCTAAACAAGCTTCTTCTAATTATGGTATTGGACCAGATGGTAGAATTGGTATGTATGTTGAAGAAAAAGACCGTTCTTGGTGTTCTTCAAATGCCGCAAATGATAATCGTGCAATTACTATTGAAGTAGCTAGTGATACTACATCACCCTATAAGGTGACTGATGCAGCATTTAATTCTTTAATTAAATTACTTGCTGATATTTGTAAACGTAATAACATAAAATCACTCAAATGGAAAGCTGATAAAAATTTAATTGGTCATCCAGAAGAATAGAATATGACAGTCCATAGATGGTTTGCTAATAAATCTTGTCCCGGTGATTATTTATATAATAAACATTATGAGATCGCCGAAAAAGTAAATCAATTATTAGGAGTAGAGGAGGAAGATGAAGATATGACTCAAGAAAAATTTAATGAAATGATGAATAACTATTTGACTGAACTCGCCACGAAAGACCCTAGTGCTTGGTCTGGTGATGCTCGCTCTTGGGCAGAAAATACTGGATTAGTTAAAGGTGATGAAAAAGGCCGTAAAATGTATAAAAAATTTATGACTCGTGAAGAAATGATTCAAGTCCTTTATCGTCTTATGAATAATAAATAATCTCCAAAAGGAGAAATGAAATGTATATTAAATAGAAGAAACCAAAACGGGAATATTCAAAAGGGCTGCTTATTCAAGAATCAGCTCTTATATGGATAACTAGTCTTCTGTATATTGCTTTAGCATTCTTTTGTATTAAAGGAGATTATACAGGTTCTTTACCTTGGATAACTGCCTCAGCTTCCTTACCATGGGCGGCTTATGGAGTTAGCCAAGTATTTTATTATAAAAAAAGTATGCTTGAAAATACAAAAGGTGGTATTAAATATGATACTGTAATGAAAGAATTAGATGCTTAGTTAGAAAAATATTTAGATATGACTTATACTAATAATACTGATTTTAATGAAGTTATTAAAGAATTAATTAAAAATAATTAGACTTCTACTTCTTCATCTAGTTCTACCTCGACAACCAATTTAACAGTTTATACTGATAGTTAGAATGCTGAAGAGTTAGATATGGATTACGGCATTTGACTTTTATAATATAATATAATAAAATATATTATAAAAAGATAAAAAGGAGATATAAATTATGAAGTATTTTATTGATATTCCTGCTGAATATCTTGATGAACTAAAAGATAGTTATTTTGAGACTGAAGCTTATAAAGATATTATGGCTGAAGTAATTGTTCGTGATAGAGATTGTGATAATGATACTTTAACTAAGATTACTAATCTTTATAAGAATGCTCTTATTCGTTATACTAAGGCTAAGGCTGATTTGGAACTTGATTTTGTCCGTAAAAATTATCCGACAGTCACAAGCTGGACTGCAACGTTTGGCGATAATAAGCTCGAAATTAATACTACTGATTAATATAAATGGAGGAGAAATCCTCCATTTATTTTTTTTATTTATTTTTTTAATAAAATATTATATAATATATATAAGAAAGAATATAGATATTTTCTATATTTAGAATACAAAAAAATTTTAAGAAAATCAAGGTCAAAATACGTTCATTGACTTTAAAAAAAAATTATGGTAAAATACTAATTATGAAAGATATAGATTGTAAAGTATTAAGTAAATAGGATAAAATTTTAGTATATATAAATAAAGATGTTGCAGTTGAAGAAATAATGTCTATTTATAAAATTATGCAAAAACAATTTCCTGATAATAAAATTATAATTATTCACAACTTATTCATAGATGGTATTGATATTTTAAAAGAAAGGACTGAATTTGATGAATTACTTCAACCATTTGAAGACTGTCTTAACTCATAAGAAATGGGTTAATAGATATTGTAAAATGGCTGGTATCCCTTGGCGGGGTTTAAAACATGATTTATCTAAATTCTCTAGTATTGAATTTAAAGAAAGCTGTAAATATTGGACTGGCGATAGAAGTCCAATAGACAACTGCAAAGATAAGAATGGATATAGTGAAGCTTGGCAACATCATAAAGGCCGCAATACACATCATTGGGAATATTGGATTGATAACATTGGTGATGGACATCCTAATGCAATTCTTATGCCCTATAAGGATTGTGTAGAAATGGTTTGTGATTACTTAGGTGCGGCGAGAGCTTATATGGGTTCTAAATTCACTTATTCAGCAGAATACAAATGGTGGCTTGAAAAACGTAAACACGTTTTAATGCATCCTGTAGTTAAAGAATTTGTAGATGTAGTATTTGTCTTTCTTAAAAAATATCATACTAATCCAAAAGCCATTTTAAATGAAGAATTCCTTAGAGGAACTTATAATCAGTTAGTTCGTAAATATCGTATTGATAATCCTGAAAATTGGCAGAAAGGACCTTCTCTATGATTATTTATACAGATGGAGCTTGTAGCCAAAATGGCAGAGCCAATAGCAAAGGCGGATATGGCGTAGTGGTTTGTGATAACAATGGTAAATTAATAGATGCTTATGGCCATTGGGAAACTAATACTACGAATAATATTCAGGAATTAAAAGCTGTTCTCTATGCAATGATACAATATGGCAATGACCCTAGGTTTACTCCTATTGTATACACAGATAGCTCTTATGTCCATCAAACATTTACAAAATGGATGTATGGTTGGGCAAACAATGGATGGCGTAAAAGTGATAAAAAGATTCCCGAAAATCTTGATTTAATTCAAGCTTATTATAATTTAGTTAAAAAAGGATATAGGATTGATTTACGTAAAGTAGCAGGGCATTCTGGCATTAATGGTAATGAATTGGCTGATAAGATTGCTACTGGAAAAATTGACCCTGTTAATTTAAAGAAAGGAGCAGATATGAATGGCTAATAAAGTATATACAGAAGATAGTATACAGTCGCTAAGCCCTTTACAATTTACTCGCCTTAGACCAGGTGTCTATTGTGGTTCTACTGAATATTCAACTCAATTACTTATTGAGATTGTATCAAATGCGGTCGATGAGTATGCCGCAGGCCACGGCGATACTATCAAAGTTGATATTAATAAAGATAATGTAATTATCGTTGAGGATAATGGACAAGGATTTATTCCAAATGCAATGCGAGAAGATGGTAAGACTATCCTTGAGGCATCTTTTGGAGTATTAAATACGTCAGGTAAATATGATGATGATGGCGTATATGAAGGAACTGCCCTTGGTCTTAATGGTATTGGTAGCAAATTAGCCACGTATCTTTCTCACCGGCTTGAAGTAATTACACATCGAGATGGTAAATATGAACATATTTGGTTCAAAGAAGGTGAGTTTGTTAAACGCGAATGCGGAGATTGGAATAACAAAGATAATCCCTCAGGAACTTTGGTCCAATGGCAACCTAGTGAAGAGTTTTTCACTCATACAGAAGTTAATTTAAATACTATTAAACAGTTATTTAAAGTTCTTGTATGCTTATGCCCCGGTCTAAAAATTCTCCTTAATGGCGAAGAATATTATTCAGCTAATGGGTTAACTGATTTAGTAAATGATGCAGTTAAAAACACTGAAATCATTGATAATAGGCTAATTCTTAAAAAAGATGAAGGAAAGAATAAATTAGATTTTGAATTAACTTATACTGACAGTTATTCATCTATTATTGTTCCCTATGTAAATACTGGACTTACTGATAGCGGTCCGCACATTACTTTAATTAAAACTATTCTTACTCGTGAATTAAATAAATTTTTCCGTGAAAAGAAATGGTTAAAAGATAAAGAAGAAAACCTTTCAGGTGATGATTGCCAAGAAGGTTTGTATCTTGTATTCAATCTCACTACTCCTGGAGTAAGTTATGATGCTCAGACCAAGAGCCGAATCGTGAAATTGGATATGTCTCCGTTTACTCCTTGGATTACTGAAAGTATTAGACAATGGCTTGAGCTTAATGAAAAATCAATTAAGATTATTGCAGATAAAGCTCTTAATGCACGTCGTGCTAGAGAGGCAGCTAGAAAAGCTAGAGAAACTGTTCGTAATCAAAATGAAAAGAAGCAGAAAGCTTTAAAGTTTGATAGTAAATTAGCTGACTGCTATAGCAAAAAACGTAGTCAATGTGAAATTTATATCACTGAGGGCGATAGTGCAAGCGGTAATTTAAAAGATGCTCGTAATAATGAGTTCCAAGCAGTTTTACCTGTCCGTGGCAAAATTCTTAATACTCAAAAAGCAAGTCTTGATAAAATCCAAAAGAATGCAGAAATTATGACTATGATTCAAGCATTCGGTTTAACCATTGACCCTAAGAATATGAAAATTACATATCATCCAGAAGATTTACGATATGGCAAAATTATCATAATGAGCGATGCAGACGTCAGCAAAACGGCGTATGAAAAACTTTTCGTCTAATCAGGCGGGTCAACTTCTATTAATTATACATTGATGGTTCTCATATAATAATAGAAGATGGCTAACGGGGAACTCTAAACGGAAACGCAGGAGAATCCCGTGGGAAACAAATATTAATCCATCTTCATAGGAGGATGGTAAAATGATTGGTATTTATAAAATAACTAATAAAAAAACAGGAAAATCTTATATCGGTTAGTCTAATGATATAGAACGTAGATTTAAAGAACATTAGACTGTTGGAGAGAAAAGCAGAATTCCTGTTGATATCGCTATTCAAAAATATGGAAAAAATTCATTTACTTATGAAATAATTGAATTATGCTCTATTAGTCAATTAAATGATAAAGAAGAATATTGGATTAAATATTATAATACTTTTAATAAAGGTTATAATTGTAATCCAGGAGGAAATCAATCCTCAATTGGAGAAAATAATGGTAGAGCTAAATTAACAGAAAATGACGTAAAAATTATTAGACAAGCTTATGCTAAACACTATCGTTAGAAAGATATTTATGAATTATTTAAAGATAAAATTTCTTTCAATCATTTTTAGAATGTTTGGTCTGGAAAATGTTGGTCTAATGTAATGCCTGAAGTTTTTACTATAGAAAATAAAAAATATTATATTTATAATAACAGTAAAAATGAAAATGGCTCTAACGCTAAATTTTCTGATAAAGAGATAATTCAAATTAGAAAAAGATATGTAAATGAAAATGCTAAAGAAATATATAAAGATTATAAAGATAGAATTAGTTTTCAAGGTTTTTAGGCAATATTATGGGGCCGTTCTTATTCCTCTTTACCTTTATATAAAAAGAAAGAAAAGCGATGGATTAATATTTGAACCTGTATCGACTATCCCCTAAGCCTTATGGGCAGGGGAGTAGAGCTACTATTGATACGTAGTCTCATTTTAGGAAACGAAGTGAGTTAAATGTCGAAATGGTTTCCTTTCTAATATTTAGAAAGTAAAAGATAGTCAGTGCTTATGGAAACATAAGAATAACACGCGACGGCGCACATATTAAAAATCTGTTTTATACTTTCATTTGGAATTTTTGCCCTGAATTGATTAAAGATGGATATGTATACGCTGGTGTGCCACCGCTTTATAAAATTACGATTGGTAAAAAATATAAATATCTTAAAAATGATGAAGCTCTTGAAGTTTTCCGCAAAGAAAATGTAGGTAAAAAATATATTGTCAATCGTATGAAGGGCCTTGGCGAAATGGATGTTGATGAAACAGAAGAAACTTTAACTGATCCTGAAAACCGTATTATCAAACAAATCACTGTAGAAGACGTAGAAGCTACTGATAAGTTATTTGAAGACTTAATGGGACAAGGCATTAATGCTCGAAAAGCCTATATCAAAGAACATTCAAAGGAGGCAACTTACAATGCTGAATAATGATGTATTGCACGAATTAGGCACTAATTTTATTGAGTATGCAGTTGCGGTAAATACTGATAGAGCTATCCCTAGTGCTACTGATGGATTAAAACCAGTGGCAAAGAGGATACTTTATGGAGCGTATGATTGTGGTTTTAAGAATGATAAACCTCATGTTAAGTGTGCTAATATTGTTGGCAATGTAATGGCTGATTGGCATCCTCATGGAGATACTTCTATTTATGGTGCTCTTATCAGATTAAGTCAGAATTGGGTTATGCGTTATCCTCTAATTGATTTCCACGGTGCAAATGGTAATATTGGTGGTGATCCTCCTGCTGCTCAACGTTATACAGAAGCTCGTTTAGCTAAAATTACTGAAGAAGGAATGTTATCTTCGATTAAAAAAGATAGTGTTGATTTTATTCCTAATTATTCAGAAACTAAACAAGAACCTGTTGAATTACCTTCTATTTTTCCTAACCTACTTTGTAATCCTAATTCGGGTATTGGTGTCGCAATGGCTTGTTCTTGGGCACCGCATAATTTAAGAGAGGTAGCTCAAACTATTTATGATTATATTGATGGTAAAGAGCCTATGCTTCCCGGCCCTGATTTTCCCACTGGTGGCGTAGTTATTAATAAAAATGATATTCCGGCAATTATGAAATCAGGCCATGGTTCTGTGAAGGTTAGGGGTAAATATAAATTTGAAAATAATAATATTGTATTTACTGAAATGCCTTATGGAATTAGCACTGAAGATTTAATGACTCAAATTGGTGAATTATGTGATTCTGGGGATATTACTGGTATTGAAGATATTCGCAATGAAAGTAATAGAAAACAAGGTTTCCGTCTTGTTATTGAATGTGAAAAAAATACTCCTATTAAATCAGTTTTAAGTAAATTATTCGCCAAAACTAATCTTCAAACTACTTTTTCTTATAATCAAGTAGCTCTAGTTAATAAAACTCCTACAGAATTAAACCTTAAAGATTGTATTAAGCTTTATATTGATTTTAATTCTAATTGCATTATTAGGGAATGTAAGTTTGATATTAATAAAGCTGAAAATAGATTGCACATCATTGTAGGGCTTTTGAAAGCACTAGATATGATTGATAAAATTATTGCAATGATTAAACAATCTGAATCATCTAATGCAGCAAAGCAAACATTAATTTCTTGGGGCTTCACAGATGTTCAAGCCCAAGCTATTCTTGATATGAAATTATCTAAATTGTCTAAATTAGATAAAATGGATTTAGAAAAAGAAAAAGCTGAACTTGAAGCATTAATTATTAAACTTAAAGCTATTTGTGAAAATCCTATTCCTGAATTGCGTTCTCGTCTTAAAACTCTAGTCGATAAATATGGCGATGACCGCAGAACTGAATTAACACAAATTATTGAAGAAAAAGCTGAAAAAGAAATTATCAATGTAGAGCCTGAAAAATGTGTAGTTGTAATGACTGAAGGCGGCACTATTAAGCGTATCCCTGTCGCTAGCTTTAAAACCCAAAAGAAAAATGGTAAAGGAATCAAATCGCAAGAAGATATTACTTATTGCGTATTAAGAACTAATACTATTGATAATCTTATGTTATTTACTAATAAAGGTCAAATGTATCGTCTATTAGTAAATAATATTCCAGTAGGAACAAATGTAAGTGCGGGAACGCCTATTTCAGCATTAATTACAATGGAACCGGGTGAAAAGGCAGTAACAATGTATTCTATTTATAGAGATACAAATGCCGAATTTGTTTTATTTGCTTCAAAGAATAGTTTAATTAAAAAGACTACTCTTGAAGAATATATTAAAACAAAAAAGAAAACTGGTATGTCTGCTGTAATTATTAGAGAAAATGATGCTTTGGCTGATGTTTCTTTAATTAAAGATGAGCAATTGATTGTTCTTACAAAGAATGGTTATGCTATTAGATTTAATAGTAATGAAATTGCTACTACTTCTCGAAATAGCAGCGGCGTCAAAGGTATTAATCTAGTAGATGATGAAATTGTTTGTGTTTTGCCATTAAGAGATAGCAATGATTATTTAGGTCTATTTACTCAAAATGGATTTGCTAAGAAAGTTAAATTAAGCGAATTGCCGGTGCAAAAGCGTGGTGGTCGCGGCATTAATCTATATAAAGTAGATAAAATGACTGGGCCTATTATCGGCGGTTCTTTAATTAATGATACTGACAATTTATTTATTGGCGGCGATAAGCATAATATTTGTATTTCTGCAAAAGATATTACATTAGGTTCTAAGTATGCTGTTGGTTCATCAGTAATTAAAAATAGTAGAGTAAAATCAATTACTAAAATTTGAAAGGCGTAAAATGAAAAGAATAAAAATTATTTATAAAGATTATGATTTTAGACATTTGTGCGATGATTATGAATATAAGCATCCAGAAAGTTATAAAAACGATATTGAATTTTTGAATGTAAAAAATTATTTAGGTAAAGAAGAAATAGTATCTATCGAGCCTTGGTCTATCTGCTGGTATGATAATAATGAAAGACAAATTTTATTTGAGTCTCCTGAAAAACACGAGGTCTTTATTAATTGTTCTAAATCTCCTTTTGGAAAATATATCGCAGAATGTTTAGATAGTTTAATGCAATTTAAAATTTGATTTGCTTTTAAAAAAATATTTTAATATAATATAAATAAAGAAAGGGACATAACTTATGTCTTTCTCTCAAGAACTTATTGATAAATATGCTCCTGAAGCCGAGTGTATTCAAGCAATGAAAATTTGGAAACTTCCTGATGGAAAAGAAAATATGTTTCCAGAAATGTGTATCAATGGGAATTATTTTGCTGAATTAAAAAAAGATGGATATTGGTATGAATTTGAAAAAACCAATAATCATATGTATCTTTTCAGTAGGAATGTTAGTAAAAATACTGGCATTCTTACTGAGAAATTAGCAAATGTTCCTCATATTAAAGAAGCTTTACAAGTTGTTCCAGAAGGGACAATATTAATTGGTGAAATTTATTATCCAGGTAAAACGTCTAAAGATGTAACACGAGTAATGGGTTGTTTGGCTGATGAGGCCATTAGCCGCCAAAAAGATAATCCAGTTCATTTTTATTTACATGATGTAATTAAATATAATGGAATAGATTTACAATCTTATGGTGCATTAACTCGTTATAAAGTTTTACGAAAGATTTGGGAAAAATTTAATTTAAGTCAATATTCTTTTATGGAATTGGCTGAAGCAGTATATGAAGATATTTATGATTTTACTGCCCAAGCTCTTAAAGATGGAGAAGAAGGTGTTGTTCTTAAATTGAAAACAGCTCAATATGCTCCTGATAAAAGACCAGCTTGGTCGTCTATTAAAATTAAAAAGATTGATTACCTTGATGCAATTCTTATTGGTTTTGATGATGCGACTAAAGAATATGAAGGTAAGGAAATTAAAACTTGGCCTTATTGGGAAAAAGTTTTAGATGATGATAATACTATTCATACTCATATTTGTCAATATGGGTGTATTGGTTGGCAACCAGTTACTAAAGGATATTTTTATGGATGGAAAACTGCGATTCGCATTGGGGCCTATGATGATGATGGTAATATTGTAAAAATTGGAACTGTTTCATCTGGCCTAACTGATGAATTGCGAGAAGATTTTGCAAAACATCCTGAAAAATATCTTAATAGGGTAGTTTCTTTGCAATGCATGGAAAAGGATAACAAGGAACATACATTACGTCACGCTTTCTTTAAAGGATTCCGTGATGATAAAAATTCACAGGACTGTTTATTGAATACAATATTTTGACAAAGTTCAAAAAAAATAATATAATAGATTCGTAAATAAGGAAGAAAAAATTTTTCTATATGAAAAGAAAAGAGCTAAAAAATTTAGCTAATAAAATCGCTAAGCTAGAATAGATAGTTCAGCGTAATGAAGACCCGAAGCAAGTTCAGCAAGCTAAAGATGAAATTATGAAGCTTTCAGGCCATGTAGATAGTTTGGAAGATATTATGCTTATGGATGAACTTATTTAGGATATTCTAAAAAATTCTTGATTTTAAAAAAATTTTTTAGTAGAATATTTACATAAGCTAAATGCTTGAAAAAAGAAAAAAACAATAAAAATAAAAAAATATTTAAGGAGATTATTATTTATTATGATGAAGGAAAATACTAAGAAAGTTTTTAGTTATCTAAAGAGTGTTAATGGTGAATAGGTCACCGCTGCTGATGTTGCTGAGGCTCTCGGTCTTGAGAAGCGTACTGTTGATGGCATCTTCACTTCTGCTATCCAGCGCAAGGGCTTTGGTGTTCGCACCCCCGCTGAGGTTGAACTTGATGATGGTACCCATCGTGCAGTAAAATTCCTTTCTCTTACTGATGCTGGTCTTGCTCTTGACCTTGACGCAGAAGACGCTGAGTAATTTAATATAAAATTTAAAAGGGCAAAGTAATTTGCCCTTTTTCTTTTTAAATATGACTGTAATTTATTGCGTAATATGTTTTCTTCTCGGTGCTGGTCTTTTATATTTAGGTCTGCGTAATAAATTAAAAGCCACAATTGAGTTAGATAATCAAACTAGAGAAGAAAACGCAAAAATAATTGAAGAAAGTCAAAGGCTTCTTCAAAAACAAAATGAGTTAAATGAAAAAATCTTTAATCTAAATAATGATTATAATTTATTAATTAAAGAAATAGATTTTTTAAAAGATAAAAAGAAAACTCTTGATGAAAATTATTAGCAAGCAAGTTTAAACGCTGAAATGTATTGCCAAAAAGCAAACGAATTAGCATCTGAAAAACTTGCTTAGTCTGCTGAATAGATGGCTTAGAAATACCAATAGGCAGAAGATAATTATCAACAAGAATATTTAAAAGCTATTGAAGAAAGCACAAAAGAATATGCTAATTTAATTATCCAAAAGCAAGAAGAATTAAATAAGGTATCTCAAGAATTGGCTGATGCAAAGGCAAAACAAGATGCTATTGTTGAAGCTAATAAACGTGCCGAAGAAGTAAAACAAAAAGAATAGTTTTATAAACTTAATTTAAGTGAAATTGATATTGAAGAAATTAAAAAAATTCGTTCAATTGTTCCTTATTTAAGAAGTGCTGAACCAATTAATAAAGTAATTTGGAAAGTATATTATGAAAAACCTTATAGTGATTTAATCGGCCGAGTAGTTGGTCAGAAAATCCGCACAGGTATTTATAAGATTACTAATATAGAAAGTCAAAAATGTTATATAGGTCAAGCGGTCAACATTGGCCGATGAAAAACTTTTCCATTAATCAATGGGGTTTGCCATTTACCAAAATTTAGAAAATGGCAAGCTAACGGGGAAAATTAAGTTTAATCAATCCCGTGGGAAACTTTGATTAATCCACCCTCCATAAAAATTAATAATATATAGAAGGACGGTGGAAACAACAATGATTACTAATATTAATAATAATTTAAAAGTCTGTGGTATTTATAAAATAAATTATGATAATGGTAAAATCTATATCGGTTAGGCTTTAAGTATTTGGTCTAGAGCCAATGAGCATAATAATAAAAATATTCAAATTTGTGATTAGGCTTTAAAAAAACATCAAGCTACAATTGAAGTATTGGAATAGGTTTTTGATATTTTATAGCTTGATGCCATAGAAACTAAATGGATTGATTTTTATAATGCTACAGATAAATCTATAGGATATAATGTATTAAAAAATGGGAATGTTTCTGGTAAACGAGGAGTAGAGAATTGTAATTCTAAATTTGATGAATAGCAATTAAATGAAATTATAGATTTATTAGTAAATAATACTAAATTATCTTATAAAGATATTGCTAATTTATATCAAGTTAGTCAAGACACTATTTTTAATATATCTCAAGGAAATACGTATTTTAATTCCAATCTTTCATACCCATTAAGGCAAAATAATCATGATTTTGCGAAAAAAGATAATGTTTTAGATTATTTTCTTAATGAGTAGGAATTATTAAATTTGAAAGAAGATTTATTATATCGTTGGGATTTATAGATTGAAACAGATTTAATTCAAAAGTATAAAGTTCCTTTAAAAGTAATTAGAGCAATTAATCAAGGGACTTTATTCAAAGAAAATGGCAATTATAGTTATCCTATTAGAAATAAAAATATTAGAAATAATCAAAATTTTACTATTGAAGAAGTAAAAAATATTTTATCAGATTTAAGAAATAGTTCTAAATCAATGTCTGATATTGGTATTAAATATAATATACATCGAAATACAGTTAGTAAAATTAATAAAGGAAAGTCATATTCTATAAAAGATTATGATTATCCAGCACGCTAATCAAAGAACCTGTATCGACTATTCCCTAGGCCTTTTGGGCGGGGAAGTAGGGCTACTATTGATACGTAGTAGGATTTTAAGAAATGAAGTCCTTTAAATGCCGAAATGGTTTCCTGTTAAAATTTTAACAGTAAAAGATAGTCAGAATTATAAAATAATTTGCAATATCGCTGACCGCTGGAAACAACATATAAAGCGTGGAGTAGGAGCAGAAGCTCCAACCCGCAATAAACTTTATCCGGCAATGTATGAATTAGGGCCGGAACAATTTACTTTTGAAATTCTTGAAGATTGTGATAAATCCCTATTGGATAGCCGAGAAGATTATTGGCAAGAGTTCTATCAAGCAAAAGAATTTGGTTATAGTATTAAATAAGGAGAAATAAAATGTATAGAATTATTGATAAACGTGGCACTGGTAAAACAGGAAGATTATTCCTGATTGCTAAAGATACAGGAGCAACTATTGTATGCTCCAATCCTGCAATGATGTAGGAAAAGGCTCTATATTATGGGTTTAAGGATTTAAGTTTTATGTCTTATGCTGATTATGTTAACTGCTATAAAGGACGCGGCTATAGTCAAAAGTTTTTAATTGATGAAATTGAATTGCTTGTTAAATGTCTTGGAAATGTAATTGGTTATTCTTTATCGGAGGATGAAAATTAATGGATATTGTAAGTAATGTATGTATTTATGATTTAGGCAAATCAATTATTGCCGCGGGCTATCCAATGTCAGTAGATATTGAAAATCAGTAGGATAGAGATTTAGATGAAAATGATTTTAAGCGTTGTAATACTCTTATTAATGCTTGCGTAAAAGATAATTAGGCGCATGGACAATTCTTAACAGGTATTCGAGTTAATTTTGATTTAACTTGTTCTAATAAAATGTGGGTTGAAGCAGAACGTTATAGATTTTTAGAGTTTGTAAGTTCTCAATCTACAATGCATAGAATTACTAAGTTTAACTTAGATGAAGCTTATAATGAATATGTTGATGATAGAATCGTCAAGATTATGAAAGAAAAAGTTGATGCTTATAATACTCAAGTTGAGCTTAAAAAAAATATGGTTAAAGAAAATGCCAGTGCTGAATTAATTAAGCAGCAAGAAGATTGGATTAAGAGAATGTATCTTGAAATTCTTTATTCTAATCCTGCTGGATTTACTTTAACAGCTCGTATGACAACTAATTATCGTTGTTTAAGGAATATTTATAAGCAGCGAAAAAATCACAGGCTTCCCGAATGGAAAGCCTTCTGCTCTTGGATTGAAACCTTGCCTTACGCACAAGAGTTATTGATTAATTAATTACTTTGAAAATTTATATAAAATATGATATAATATTTATATAAAAGAGTAGAAAGTGAGATTAATATAAATGAATAGAAAACAAGCATTTATTAATTTTGTAAATGACTTGATTGAAAATTGTAAATATCCAGTAGAAATGAATGAAGATGTTGAATTCTATTGGAATTACCTTAAAAATAGTAATGATAATGAAATTGAAAATCCTTTATTTACTGAGAATGGAAAACGTCTTTTGATTTGTCTTCAAGAGCATCCAGAAAAAGAGACATGGAAAGCACGTGAAGTGGCTGATGAACTTGGTATTAGTTCTCGTAGTGTTTCTGGCGGAATGCGAAAACTGGTAAATGATGGATTTGTAGAAAAATTGAATGATAATCCAGTTGTTTATGCTATTACTAATAAAGGAAAAGAAATTACAATTGAAGAATAATTAAGGAGAAAAATATTAAATGAAATTTGTTAATGAAACACATATTGAAGGTTATCTATATGAGCATAATCTGGAAATGAAGGAAAGCGGTCCTAATTCAAAGAATCCTGGTACTCCTTTTATTAGCGGCACTATTAGTATTGTCACTGATAATGCTTTGACAAATGTTCTGTAGGTTCATTTTACTTATGTAACTGAAACTACATCTAAGGGTAAGACTAATGCTACATTTACTACTCTTCGTAAGATTATTGATGGTGAATATAATACAGTAATGGGCGATGGAGTTGAAAATGCAACTCGTATTCGTGTTGATTCTACTGTTGGTCTTAATGAGTTTTATGCTGAACGTGATGGTAAGGAAGAACTTGTAAGTATTAAGCGTAATGAAGGCGGATTTGTTCATATTATGGTGAATGAACCATTTAATGAGAAGGAAATCGAACGTTGCAAGTTTAAGACTACAATGCTTATTACTAAGGTTCGTCGTACTGAAGCTGACCCTGAGAAAGAAACTCCTGAAAAGGTAACTATCAGTGGCTATGCTTTTGACTTCCGCAAGGCTCTTCTTCCTGTATCTTATACTGTTCTTAACGAAGGTGGTATGAATTATTTTGAAGGTCTTGAAGCTTCTGAAAAAAATCCTGTTCTTACTGAAGTTTGGGGCAAACAGGTTTCCAGAACTGTTGTAAAAAAGGTCACTAAGGAAAGCTCTTGGGGCGATGCTGAAGTTCAGGAATTTAAGAATACTTATAAAGATTATGTAATTACCGGTTCTCAGAAAGAGCCTTTTGTATTTGATATGGAAGATACTTATACTTCTGAAGAACTCGCTAAGGCAATTGCTGACCGTGAAACTTATCTTGCTACTATTAAGCAGCGTAGAGACGAATATCTTGCTACTAAGAATAATGGTGGAACTAAGACCGCTACAACTTCTAATGGAAATGCAGGATTTAACTTCTAATAAATAGCCAAATAATGATGACCTCATTAGAGGGCATCGAGCTAAACTAAATATAATATATGATGATTTAATAGATTATAAAGAAATAGAAAAATTTATAAATAAATACTGTAAACCATTTAATTTGGAGAAAAAGGAGAAAATTGAATAATGGCTATTGACCTTTTAAAAATTTAGCCTCATAAGGTTAGTAAGGATTTAGGCGGATATATTACCTTTATTTATGGTAAGCCTAAGACTGGTAAAACTACATTAGCTACTTAGATGCCAAAATCTCTTTTGTTAGCATTTGAGCAAGGCTATAACTGTTTGCCTGGCGTTATGGCGGCAGATATTACTTCTTGGACTGAAATGAAGTAGGTTTATCGTGACCTTAAGCGTCCAGAAGTAAAAGAAGCATATGATGCAATTATTGTCGATACTATTGATGAAGCTGCAAAATATTGCGAAAAATATATTTGTAATCAGAATGGTATTGAATCCCTTGGTGATCTTGGGTATGGTAAGGGCTGGATTAAGTTTAAGGATGAATTTAATGAAGTATTCCGTGGCTTAACTCGTCTTGGATATGCTGTTTTCTTCCTTGGGCATGAAAAAGAACAGACAATTACTCGCCCTGATGGGACTGAAGCAAATATTATTAGACCTAGCTTGTCTCAGTCTACTCGAACAGTTATTACTGGCATGGCCGATATTTATGGTTATGCTCATCAGAAGGCACCGGGTCAGATGTCTGTATTAACTCTTCGCTCTGGTACTGATGCAATTGATTGCGGTGGTCGTTTTAAGTATATTGAGCCTGAAATTCCTATGAGTTATGAAAATCTTGTTGATGCTATTCATAAGGCTATTGACAAAGAAGCTCTTGAAACAAAGGGTCAGTTCGTAACTGAAGAAAAAATGACTGTAGCTCCTGAAGCGCCTACTTATGATTATGAAGCTCTTATGAATGAATTCCAGCAAATTGCTAGTGAACTTATGGCAAAGAATTCTGAGTATTATGCTCCTCGTGTTACTAAGATTGTTGAAAAATATCTTGGTAAGGGAAAGAAGATTTCTGAAACTTCTATTGACCAAGCAGAATTTGTAAGCCTTATTATTGATGATATTAAGGACGAACTTGTAAATAAATAATTATTAACCCAGAGGAAACTCTGGGTTGATTTTTTATCTATTTTTTGATATAATATATATAGAAATTATAATGTTTGGTGGTGAGAACCAATAGCACATAACGTAAAATGTTTATATTGTGGAAAAACTTTTGATAGAGATAAGTAGCCTTTTGTTCAAGTAAGTTCCAAGCGTTATGCCCATCCAGAGTGTGCTGAACGCAAAGAAGAAGTTATGAGTAAAGAGGATTTAGATAAAATGAAATTAGATTAGTATATTAATCAATTATTTCATACTGATTATGTAGACCCTCGTATTCAAAAACAAATTAAAAATTATATTAAAGAATATAATTTTACTTATAGTGGAATTTTAAAATCTTTAGTTTATTTTTATGAAGTAAAACAAAATCCAGTAGAGAAATCAAATGATGGTATTGGTATAGTACCCTGGGTCTATAAGCAAGCATTTAACTATTACTATGCTATTTGGTTAGCTCAACAAAAAAATACAAATAAAACAGTTGAAAATTATGTTCCAAAAGAAACAGAAATTGTGATACCACGCCCTAAACCTAAGCCTTATAAAAAACATCTGTTTTCTTTCTTGGATGATAAGGAGGACTAATGGCATCAAAATATATTGATACAACAGCCATTATCTAGACAATCGGTTGCGTATATAATAATCCTAAGCTATTGGATTATACTGATAAATATGTTATTACTGAAGATGATTTTGATAATGATTTTCATAAAATAGTATATGGTTCAATATATAAACTACATGAACTTGGCGCCGAAAGCATTACATTAGATGCAATTGGAGATTTTTTAAGCACTCGACCAAAATATCAAGCTATCTATGTTGCACAAAAAGGTGACAAATGGATTAAAGAAGCTAGCCTTCATAGTGATAATACTACTTTTGATTATTATTATGGACGTCTAAAAAAGATGTCATTACTTCGAGCGTATGATAGGTATGGTTTTGATGTAAGCGATATTTATGACCCTGATAATATTTTAGATACTAAAAAACGTCAACTCCAAGAAGAATGGTTAGATAATGCTTCATTAGAAAAAATTGCTCAACGTATTGATGATAAAATTGAAGAAATTAAATATCAATATGTAGCAGAAATGGAAAATGATGCATACCAAGCTGGCAATAATATTGATGAATTAATTGATGACCTTTTGGAACATCCTGAAGTTGGTGCTCCTTTATTTGGTCCATTGATTAATACAGTTACTCGTGGAGCAAGATTGAATAAATTTTATTTGCGGTCTGCGGCAACTGGTGTAGGTAATTTACGGACAATTCTGTTGAATTCATATAATTAAAAATTTATATATATTAAAAAGGAGGTCCTTAAATGATATGGGACAATCTAATATATATAAAGAAAAATATAAAGAAGCAAAAAGAATGTATCTTGAAGAAGGTAAAAGTCTTGCTTAGATTAGTAAAGAATTACATTTGGATAGAGGAACATTAAGTAATAATTTTAAAGCCGAAGGTATTGAAATTATTAATAAACAAAATATAACTAAATTCAATGAAAATTATTTTGACGTAATCGATAATCCAGATAAAGCTTATTGGCTAGGATTTTTATATGCTGATGGAGCTATTAGCAGTAATAATAATACTGTAGAATTAAGTTTAAAATCTTCTGATATTAAGCATTTAGAAAAATTTCGAGATAACTTAGGATTTTCTAAAGACAAACATATTTTTTAGGATGATATTAGATGTAGAATTTAGGTAAGTAATAAACATCTAAGACAAAGTTTAATTAACTTAGGTTGTACTCCTAAAAAATCATTGACATTAATATTTCCTACTAAAGAACAAGTCTCAGATAAATTTTTATTTGATTTTATAAGAGGGTATATTGATGGTGATGGTAGTATTATGATTGGAAAAAATCATAAAGGGATTTATAATAAGCCAAGACTATCATTATTAAGCACTAAAGAATTTATTGAAGAATTACTACAAAGAACTCAATGGCGCCAATGTAAAATTTAGCATCCTTCTAATGCTTATGCTATTGAGTGGAGTGGAAATTATGTATTTGATTATTTAGATTAGTTATATTTAAATGCTTCTATATATTTAGATAGAAAATATGAAAAATATATTGTTTTAAAAAATTGCCGTCCTTAAAAGAAATTTTAAGGATAATTATAGGGGAAAAAATCTGGAAGCCTAAACTTAATTTATTAAGCAAGGTAATCAGAGGTGAAGGTTATAGGAACTATAACCAGCCACAACGCATAGATGGTGAAAAGATATAATCCATCCACGAGGCCCCTACTCTTAACACTTAAAGGTGAAGATGAAAAGATATGCTGAGCTTATGGGAAACCATAAGAACTATGGGATAAAAAGCCCATAGGATAACAAAACTGAAGTCTCGTAGTATGATTGCTGATGCTTGTTATCTTTCTTGTGAAAAATATTACCAAGAAGGAATTGGATGGATTAAGTCCGGTGGGGGCGGAGAACCTGTTTTATTTATTTCTACTGAACAGACTAAAGATGAAATCCAAACTATGATGTTGGCTTTCCTATCTAACGTAAATGAAGACCATATTTTGAATGGTAAATATGTTGGGGATGAATTGTCGCGAGTAAGGGAAGCAGCACAATATCTTTGTAAAGCAGATTTATTTGTTGTAGAAATGCCAGATTTTTCTTTACGGGATGTAGAAAATGTTATTAAGAAAAATATTCGAGACCACGGGGTTAAATACATATTTCACGATTATATTCATACAAGTATGAAAATTCTTGAAGAAATTAGTAAACGAAGCGGCGGCGTAAAATTAAGAGAAGATAATATCCTTTTTATGCTTTCTACTAGATTAAAAGATATTTGTAATCAATATGGTATTTTTATTATGTCTGCTACTTAGTTAAATGCTGATTATCAATATAGTGAAACGCCAGACCAAAATGTTCTGCGTGGTTCAAAAGCCATTGCAGATAAAATTGACGTAGGTATGCTACTTCTTCAAGCTCGTGATAATGATTATCAATCGTTAGAGAAAATACTTGAAACAAATACTTTTGAACGTCCAACAATAAAATTATCAGTATATAAAAATCGTCGAGGTAAATATAAAGGAATTTATCTATGGTGTAAGGCTGATTTAGGTTGCTGTCGTATTATTCCAATCTTTTGCACTGATTGGAGTTATGAATTAGTAGATATGGAAAATGTAAAAATTAGAATTGCTGAAGATAGCGCTTTTTAAATAAGGAGATTAAATTATGTTTAACAAAGATATTATGAATGGAACTATTGAATATAAGATGCCGAAGGAAATGGCAGCGATGTATCTAAAGACTGCTAAGGGTGAATTTGCAAAGAAACATCCAAAGGAATACCTTATTAAAGTAGTTAATGAAGAATTTGGTATTAAAGGCACTTGTATTAATGTAATTACATTCTAATAATTTATTAAGTTAATAATGATTAACTATGATAAAGCTGAGATAAAAAATAATTTAACTTTAGACAATATTTTTGAATTACTAAATATTTGGGGCGGTAATCCTGAATATAGTGAATTCGGTATCCTTTCTGAAACTATCTGTCATAATGAACCAGGAGCAGGAAGTAAGAAACTTTATTACTATTCAAATAGTCAATTATTTAAATGCTACACCGGCTGTGATGATATATTTGATATATTTGAATTAGTAATTAAAGTAGCTCATATCCAATCTAATAAAGAGTATGACCTAAATGATGCAGTTCGTTGGATAGCTAATTATTTTGGTATTGCCGGTTCAGTGGAAGACGATGCTGAAGATTTAGGCTTAGAAGATTGGAAATTTTTAGCTAATTATGATAAGAATAACATAGAAGAAAATTTAAATTCTAAAGTTGAATTAAAAACTTATGATAGTAAAATTTTAAGTAGATTTAATTATTGTGTAAAATTAACTCCGTGGCTAAAAGAAGGAATAAGCCAAGAGGCGATAGACCAAGCAATAATTGGTTATTACCCTGGCGGCGATGCTATTACAATTCCTCATTTTGACATAGATGGAAATTTTATAGGACTAAGAGGAAGAGTGTTAGGAAAAGAGGAAGCTCTATTGTATGGCAAATATAGACCATTAAAAATTAATAAGATTCTTTATTCTCATCCTCTTGGTATGAATTTATATAATTTAAATAATAGTAAAGCAAATATAAATAGGATAGGAAAAGCAATAATATTTGAGGGTAAAAGAAAGTTTCGCCCTAGTCCACTTTACCATTTACCAATGGGGTTTGTTATTTTTAACAAGCTAACGGAGGAGCCTAAAAATTTTTTTAAATTCAAGGTGGTTCCGTGGGAAAATCTATTTAAACATCTAACTTCATTTTTCATATAATAGTGAGAAAAGGAGTTGATTTTATGAATGTAATTTATGCTTATAAGAAAAAAAGTAATGGTAAAATTGTTTATGTAGGTCAAACTAATAACTTAAAAAATAGACATAAATAGCATATTCAATATGACCCATTTAATATGAATAAAGCAGAGTATGATTATCCTTTAAGTCGAGGGATAAGAAAATATGGAGAAGAAGAGTATCAATTAATAGTTTTAGAAGAAAATGTTCCACTTGAAGAATTAGACAATAGAGAAAAATATTGGATAAAATATTATGATACATATTTTAATGGTTATAATCAATCAACTGGTGGAAAAAATCCTGTTAAACCAATGTATGAAGATAAAAAAATATTAGAAGTTATTGAGTATTTAAAGAATGAAAAATATTCTTTTAAAGAAATAAGTGAAAAAACTGGATTTTCACTAACTCACATATACAATATAAATATTGGAGCACGAAGACCTTAGTCTGGAATTAAATATCCTATTCGTTCTAATAAAGCTAAAGGCACTAAAGGATTAAAATTTTCTCCTGAAGAATGTAAAAAAATTCATGAAGAAATTTTAAAAAATGATAAAAATTTAAAAGAATTAGCAAAAATGTTCAATTGTTCTTCTTCCACTATTTCAGATATAATAAATGGAAAAACTCAATCTTATAGGCTTGATGGATATAATTATCCTCTAAGAAATAATCATTCAGTAGGAGCAAAATAGATGTGGAAAAATAGATAACCTGTATCGACTATCCTGTTAAAGGGAGTAGAGATATTATTGGTACATATCTCGAAACAGTGGCAACTATAATTAGTAGTTGGAAGATATAGTCAGTACCATTAGAAATAATGGATTATATGGAAAAGTCAACCTTACAATATCAAAGTTATTTTGGTTTTGAAAATGATATAACGGTAGCTTGTTGCGGCAGCAGCGTATCGGCTCAGCAAATGAAATTATTAGAGCAAGTCGGTGCGAAAGATATTATTATTGCTTTTGATAGACAATTCCAAAAAATAGGTGATGAAGAATTTTATCATTTAAAAAATAACTTATTAAAAATAAAGGCTAAGTATGGAAATTATTTTAACATATCTTTTATTTTTGATAAGAATATGCTTACTAATTATAAGGATAGTCCAACTGATGAAGGGCCAGATTTATTTCTTAAATTATATAAAGAAAGAATTATTATATAAGGAGTAAGTATATGAATTATAAATTAATTAATGATACACAAAAAACTCCATTAGAAACAATAATGAATAATCGTGGGATTAAGACTGAGAATATTTAGCATTTTCTTAATCCCACACAATCTGATGTATATCCCAATAAATTATTAAATAATATAGAATAGGGAATTAAATTATTATTAAAACATATTAAACAAAATGATAAAATTTTTATTTAGGTAGATGCTGATTGCGATGGTTATACATCTTCAGCATTGCTGATTAATTATTTATATGATTTATTCCCTTATTATGTATCTAATAATGTATATTATAGAGTTCATATCTAGAAAACTCACGGTATTATTTTAGATACTATTCCAGAAGATACTAAATTAGTAATAATTCCTGATGCAGGAAGTAATTAGTATAAAGAACATAAAGCACTTTATAATAAGGGTATTGATATATTAATTTTAGATCATCATGAAGCAGATGAAATTTCTCCTTATGCTTGTGTAATTAATAATCAATTAGATAACTATCCTAATAAAGCATTATCTGGCGTCGCTATTGTTTATAAATTTTGTAATGCTATTGATGAAATTCTTAATACTAATTATTCAAATAAATATTTAGATTTAGTAGCTCTTGGATTAATCGGCGATATGATGGATAGTAGGCCTTATGAAACTCGATATTTTATTAATCAAGGATTAAAGAATCCTCAAAATCCTTATATTAAAGGTATGATGGAAAAAAATAAATTTAAATTAAAAGAAACTTTAACTCCTATGGGTGTCGCTTTCTATATTGCTCCACTCATTAATGCAGTTACTCGTGTTGGAGAAACTGATGAACGACAAGTAGTATTTTAGAGTATGTTAGATTTTCTTGCCTATGATTTAATTCCATCAACCAAAAGAGGATGCAGAGGACAAGCTGAAACTATTGTAGAACAGGCATGTCGCGTTAGTGGTAATGTAAAAACACGATAGACTAAAATCCGTGATGCCAATGTTGAAATAATAGAAAAGTTAATTGAAGAACAAGGTTTATTAAATGATAAAATTCTAGTTGTTTAGTTGGATAAAAAATATGAAGTAAATAAAAATTTAACTGGATTAATAGCAAATGAATTTGCTAATAGATTTTAGAAGCCGACTCTTATACTTAATGAAGTAATTGAAAATGGAATTAAATACTGGGAAGGATCTGGTCGTGGGTATGAATTTTTTGAGCCTATAAAAGATTTTAAAGCTTATCTTAATTCTACTGGATATTTTGAATTTGCAGAAGGTCATCAAGGAGCATTTGGTGCGAAAATTGCTGATAATAATATAAGAAAATTCATAAGAGATACAAATAGTAAATTATATGGTTATGATGGTTAGCCAGTTTATTTAGCTGATTATATTTTTGATAGTAATAATATTGATATAAATACTATATTAGAAATACCAGAGTTTGAACCTTTGTGGGGATAGAATTTTAAAGAACCATATATAGTTATTAAAAATTTAAAACTTACTAATAATAATGTAATTTATTATCCTAAAGAAACTACTGGAACATTAAAAATTAAATTACCAAATGATTTAGATTTAATTAAATTTAATGTTAATCAAGAAGAATATAATTATTTACATAGTGAAACAGGCTGTATAATTGTTGATATTATTGGTATTTGTAAAATAAATGAATTTTTAGGAAAAACTAATCCAGAAATTTTTATTACTGATTATCATGTTACTAAAAATGTAAAATATTATTTTTAATAGATAGAGAGAAAAATATGAAAACAAAAATTATTATAATTATTAGTATCCTTTTAATTTTAACTATTAATGTTAATGCAATAACTGTTGAATATACTCCCTTAAAAGAAACTAATAATTATTGGGAACTTATCAATTTAATTGATGAATATACTTTAAAAAAAGAAGAAATTCATAATAATGCTAATAATGCTCGGTTAATCGGTTATACTGATGATAGTGATGTAATTATGAATCTTAAAGGTAAATGGCATTTTTATAATGAAATTATTAAATTCTATCAAAATCAATTAGATAAAGTTGATGAAGAATTAGATGGACTTGAATATAAAGATGCTACTCTTATTTGGGAATATATGAAAAATCTTGGCTGGAATGATTATGTATGTGCTGGTATTTTAGGTAATATGATGGCTGAGGTTGGCGGTGGGACATTAGATTTGCAAACTACCATTTATGGCAATGGATTTTATGGATTATGCCAATGGAATCAAGTATTTACTGATAGAGTATGGGGAGCAGATTTAAAAGGTCAAATGGATTTTCTTCGTGATGATATTAAATATCAAATTGATATGTTTGGTTTTTGTTATTCAAATAATTTTAATTTTGAAAAATTTTTAGAATTGGAGAACGAGCAAGAAGCTGCTTTAGCTTTTATGAAATGTTATGAAAGAGGATTATCGCAATCAAATTACGTTAGACAACAATATGCCACAATAGCTTACAAATACTTTGTTTAATGAAGATGAATTTAATGAATTAGTAAAAGAAATAGCTTCTTGGGGTAGTTTTGGTATTTCTGCTGAAGAAGCTACTAGAGCAATTAAAGAATTAAGTGCTAAACTCACTGAGCTTAATAAAACTACTTCTTGCGATATTTATGAAATTAGAGGCGGCAAGGGTAATAAAAAAATGGCTTAGCTCCGACCGAGTACAGATGCAGAAACCGAAGGTTCAAATCAAAAATACGATTTAGAAATTTTTGATGAAAATGGTGATACTAGATTTAAAATGCCATTTACTGAAGATTATGTTTATATCATTCCCACAGCTCAAGAAAAACCAATGAAAGTGGTTTTTGAAAATGATAAATTTATATAGAAAGGAGAAGTAAATCCGCTTGACACTAACTGATAAACAAAATGCTGGATTGAAAATTGCCGTAGCCAGATACAAGAGCCACGAATCTTATACTTGTATTGCTGGCTACGCTTAACTGGCACAGGCAAATCTACATTAGTAAAATTCATAGTTCAATCATTAAATTTGAATCCTGAAACTGATGTAGCTTATGTGGCTTATACTGGTAAAGCAGCAACCGTTCTTCAAACAAAAGGATGCCCTAATGCAACTACAGCACATAAATTATTGTATGAAGCTAAACCGAGACCTAACGGCACATTTTATTTAAAAAAAAGATGGCCTATCCCATATAAAGTAATTATTGTAGATGAAATATCAATGCTGCCTAAAACAATGTGGGATTTACTTCTTTCCCATCATAAATATGTAATTGCCTGTGGTGACCCTTTTCAGCTTCCTCCTGTAGATCAAAATGAAGATAACCATGTATTAGATAAACCACATATCTTTCTAGATGAAATTATGCGGCAAGCACAAGATAGTGAAATTATTCGTTTATCTATGTGGGTGCGTGAAGGTAAGCCCTTGGGGCAATTTCCAGTAGCCAAAGAACAAGTTCAAATTCTAAGACCTTATGAACTTATTCCTGAAATGTATGAATGGGCAGACCAAACTTTATGCGCCTCTAATAAGAAACGTATTGAAATAAATAATAAAGTTCGAGAAAGACAGGGTCGAGGACCTATACCAGAAATAGGAGATAAAATCATAGGATTAACCAATCATTGGAATTTTATCTCCACTAATGGTTTATGGCCACTCACTAATGGGTCTATTGGGACAATTACTAATTATCAAATAGTTCCTTATCATTATCCAAGCTTTATTTATAATAAAGAATTGCAATATATGTTTACTGGTATGGATATTGAAAATGGAAGATTTGAATCTATTCCAATTGATTATGATGCTTTACTTATAGGAGAGCAAGCTTTTGATAAAAAACAAGAATTTAGAATGAATAGTTTTGCTAGAAATTCTGATGCTTTAGAAGCTCCTTATTACTTTGCTTATGCTTATGCTATAACAGTTTGGAAGGCACAAGGCAGTGAATGGGATAAGGTATTATTAATTGAAGAAGTACATCCTTTTAATAAATTAGACCATTAGAAATATTTATATACTGGTATTACTAGAGCCAGTAAAAAATTAGTTGTTATAAGGAAATAATATATATATGAATGTATTAAGCGTAGATTTTGACATTATTATGGCACCAAGTATTAATTTATATAATAACATGGTGCCAGCAAATCATTGGGATGATTTATTAAAGAGTTTACCCAATCTTACCACTACACCTGCTGATTTAAATATTTATTCTAAAATACTTAGATATTTATTACGAACTATAGATAAAACTTCTTCTATTTTTATTAGTTATAGTCATTCATTTATTCAAGATTATTTAAAAAATGATACCAACTTAAATATTACTAATATAGACCATCATCACGATATTTTTTATGATATTAAAGATAAAGATAAAAAATTAGAAGAATGTAATTGTGCGGACTGGGTTAAATATTTTCACGACCAAGGGCAGTTGAAAGACTACACTTGGGTTCATAATGATAATTCTTGTGACCCAAATTTTGAAGTAAATTTTAAATATAATAAAATACCATTTAAAGAATTTAAATTTACTGATTCTTATGATAAGTATTTTATTTGTTTATCACCAGAGTGGGTTCCGCCTTATTATCATAGTCTGTTTTATACTCTTTTGGATTGTTTAAATGAAAAGAATGATTATCATTTGGAGATTATAGGATAATGGAAATACAAAATTTACTTAATTAGCTAGGTAATGAATTAGAAAAACAGTAGCAATAGAATGAAAATCAGATTTCTTATTTATTCAGTGAAAACCAAAAATTAAAAAATAATTTATCAACGTATAGGTAGAATTTAATTGAATTGGCTGCTATGATAAATAAAATCGCTAATGATATAGATGATTTTTAAAATTGATTTTGATAGAATTATATGATATAATATTTACAGAAAATAATAGAATTAAGGAGGTAGGGAATTGAGTACTTATTTTGGTTGCCATAATCATACTGATTATTCGAACCTCCGTTTACTTGATTGCATAAATAAACCAGAAACTTTAATTGATAAGGCTATTGAATTAGGACTTTCGGGAATTGCTATAACAGACCATGAAAGTCTTTCTGCACATATGACAGTAAATCAATATGCTAAAAAAATTAAAGAAAAACATCCAGATTTTAAAATAGCATTAGGTAATGAAATTTATTTAACTGATGATAGAAGTACAGGACAAAAATATTATCACTTTATTCTAATTGCTAAAGATGCTATAGGCTATCGAGCATTAAAAGAATTAAGTTCAATTGCTTGGCAAAATTTGTATGTTGACAGAAAAATGGAACGTGTTCCACTTTTAAAAAGTGAATTAAAACCAATAGTAGAAAAGTATAAAGGGCATTTAATTGCTACTACAGCTTGTATTGGCGGCGAATTAGGAACTTGTCTTTTAAAAGCTGTAGAATATAAAGAGCAAGAAAATAATTATGAATTGTATCAGACTCTAAAACAAATAGATACTTTCCTTACTTTTTGCCAAGATTTATTTGGCGAGGATTTTTATTTAGAGATTGCACCATCAACAGCCGCAGATCAAAAACTTGTAAATCATATGATTTATAAAATTGGTCGTAAATATAGAATTAAAGTAGAAGTTGCTACAGATAGTCATTATTTAACCAAAGAAGATAGACCAATTCATAAAGCTTATCTTAATTCAAAAGACGGTGAACGAGAAGTTGATAAATTCTATGAGTTCGCTCATTTAATGACTTATGATGAAGTTTTTAAATTAATTGAACCTTGTTTTGTATATTTAGACATAGAAAAACAACCAGAAGAAATAGCTAAAGAAATTTTAAATAATACTCTTGAAATTCAAAATAAGATTGAAGATTTTTCTCTTGAAAGAAAACAAATAATTCCAAAAGTAGAAGTAACAGATTATCCTCAATCATTAGCTGGATGGTACGGTGAACGTGAAGAAAAATATCCTGTTTTATGTAGTTTATTGATGAGCGATAATCCTCAAGAACGTTATTGGGTTAATGAATGTTATATGTCTTTATTAGAAAAGATGTATAATAAAAGTATTTCAGATGATAAGTTAGAAATTTATTTAAGTCGTCTTGAAACTGAAGCTGATATTATAAAAGATATTGGTGAGAAATTGGATGACTGTCTTTTTGCTTATTTCAATACTTTTAAGCATTATATTGATTTGTTTTGGAATTGCGGCTCTATTGTAGGCCCAGGACGTGGCTCAGCCACCGGCTTCCTATCTAATTATCTATTGGGTATTACTCAGCTTGACCCTATTCGTTGGGGCTTGCCTTATTGGCGTTTTTTAAACAAAGAACGTGCTGAATTACCTGATATTGATATTGACTTAGCTCCTTCAAAACGTCCTGCAATTTTTGAAGCTATTCGCAAAGAACGTGGAGAATTAGGATTAATTCAGGTTGCTACCTTTGGCACTGAAACTACTAAATCTGCTATTCTCACTGCTTGTCGTGGTTATAGGTCAGAAGAATATCCAAATGGTATTGACGTAGATGAAGCACAGTATATGTCTTCTCTTATCCCGCAAGAACGTGGATTCTTATGGGAAATTGACGATGTTATTTATGGTAATGAAGCCAAAGATAGAAAGCCTGTTAAAACATTTATTAATAAAGTAAATGAATATCCAGGACTTCTTGATATAATTATTTATATTGGCGGTATTGTTAATAAACGTTCTTCTCACGCTTCTGGCGTTATTCTTTATGGGGATGATCCTTATGATACAGCAGCATTTATGAGAACGCCTAGTGGTAATTTAATTACTTGCTGGGATTTGCATCAGGCGGAAGCAGCTGGAGATACTAAATATGATTTCCTTGTGACTGAAGCTTCTGACAAGATTATTACTTGTTATGAATTACTATTAAAGGCAAAAGAAATTCCTGATTTATCTTTAAGAGAATTTTACAATCAATATATTCATCCAGAAGTAATAGATACAAAAGACCAAAATATTTGGGACCATCTTGCAGCAGGCGATGTATTAGACTGTTTCCAGTTTTCTACTGGTGTAGGATTAGCTATTGCCAAAAAACTAAAACCGCAAGACCCTATGGAAATGACTGCGGCTAATGCTATGATGCGTCTTATGTCTGAAAAAGGTAAAGAATCACAACAAGATAGATTTTATCGAATTCAACACCAAGGTATCCAAGCCTTTGATCAAGAAATGAAACAACATCATTTGCCTCAAGAACTTATTAATAAATTTCATAAACACTGTGATAAATATTATGGTTGTTGCCCTTTACAAGAACAAATGATGGAAATCCTTATGGATATAGCTCATTTTACATTAGGTGAAGCTAACTCAGCACGTAAAGTTGTTGCTAAAAAACAAATGGCTAAGATTCCTCAATTAAAGGAACAGGTATTTAGTCGTTTTAATAATAAAAGTGATGCAGAATATTTTTGGGAAACAGCAGTAGCACCGCAGTTAGGATATGCTTTTAGCCTTGAGAGATTGGGGCTTACACACTTAACCTATTCGTCATAGGGGTAATTAATTTACATTATAATATTGGTAGTATTATAAAATTAATTGCTAACGAGGGTAAAATCTCGTGATAGATTAAAAGTAGAAATAGATTATAAGGAGGTGCAAAAATGAAATATATATATAAATACGAAAATAAAATAAATGGGAAGATTTATATTGGTCAAACAAATAATATCCAAAAAAGAAAAAATGGACATAAAAGTTGTTCTTTTAATCCTAAATCAAATGATTATAATATACCATTCCATAATGCTATTAGAAAATATGGATTAAATAATTTTGATTTTATTATATTAGAAGAAATTGATGATAGTAAAGACCAAAATTATATAGATGATAAAGAAAAATATTATATAGAACAATATCAAAGTTTAATTTCTTTAAATGGATATAATGTTTCTCAAGGAGGACAAGGATTTTCTCCGAAGGAAAAAACTTATAAAGAAAAATTACAATCTTCAAAACTATTTACTGGAAATGAAATTATTAATATACAGAATTTATTAATAGCCAATAAAGATTTTAATGAAATTTTAAAAAAATATTCTCCACGTTTAAAGTATTCATATCTTATAAATATTAATAGCGGGTTAAATTTTAAAAATCCTTTATTTGATTATCCTTTAAAAAAAGAAATAAATAGAAGCCATTTCTCTAAAGAAGAAATAAAACAAATTAAAGATAGAATAAAGTCTGGAGAAATTTATAAAACAATAGCAAAAGATTTTAATATTAAAAGTATTGGTTTTATTTCTGGTATTAATAGTGGTAGATATTTTTTTGATAAAAATGAAACTTATCCTTTATATATAAAAGGATGTAACAAAAAAGCTAATGAAATTTGGGTTAATAAAATTATTAATGATTTATTAAATACTAATTTAACTCAAAATGAAATTGCTAAAAAATATAATAAATCAAGATCTACAGTAACCAATATAAATACTGGCCGCTCTCATAAAAAAGATAATTTAAATTATCCTTTAAGGAAAAAATAACTTTATTTTTAATCTATTGTATCGACTATCCAAGGTTAGACTTGGAGTACAACAACTATTGACACGTTGTTGGAAATGGTGTGCGGACGAGAAAATTTACCACTTTCACTACAAAGTCCGTAAGAAATAGTCAGAGTATACGTAATCACTCACTCCCTTATTCATTTGTAGCTATTCAAATGATTTATTTTGTTATTCATTACAATCCTATCTACTGGAATTGTGCTTGTTTAATTGTCAATAGTGGTTCTTTAGAAGATAATAGTGAAGAAGAAATAGTAGATATTTATGATCCAGAAGCTGATGATTTAGCTAACGGAGTTACTTTTGAAGATTTACCTGATAAAAAATCTAAGGTAAGAAAAACTAATTCTACTGACTATGGAAAAATTGCTAAGGCCATTGGTGATATTCGTAAGGCTGGTATTAAAGTAAGTCTTGCTGATATTAATAAATCAGAATTTAGTTTTATCCCTGATGTTGAAAATAATCAAATTCTGTTCGGCTTAAAAGGTATGCTAAATGTTGGTGATGATGTAGTTCGCACAATTATTGATAACAGACCTTATATCTCTCCTAGAGATTTCTTAAATAAAGTTAATCCTAATAAACAAGCTATGATTTCTCTTATCAAGGGTGGGGCTTTTGACCATATGATGGATAGAAAACTTTGTATGGCTTGGTATATTTGGGAAACTTGTGATAAAAAGAAAAATCTTAATCTTCAAAATTTAGCTACTTTAATGAAATTAAATCTTCTTCCAGCAGATACAGATGAAAGACAACAGGCTTTACATATTTATGAATTTACTCGTTATTTAAAACAAATTTGTAAATATGATAAAGTTAATTATAAACTAGATGAAAGAGCTATTGGATTTTTACAAAAGATTGATAAAGATGACTTAATCCAAAGCAATAATTCTAATTTCTTTTTAAATATTAAGGATTGGAATGATAAGGTTTACCAAGGATGGATGGATGTTTATCGTAAACAAATTGCTGATAATAAAGAAGAAATTTTAAATAAATTAAATGAAATTGTATTTAAAATGGATTGGGATAAATATTGTCCTAAAGTAAATTATTCTGCGTGGGAAATGGAAGTATTATGTTTCTATTACCACGAACATGAATTAGCAAAAGTTAATCAAGGTAAATATGGATTTGTTGATTTCTATAAACTTCCAGAAGACCCAGTCGTAGAAAGAAGCTTTATTAAGGCTGGAAAAACAATAAATATTTATTATCTTTCTAAGTTGTGCGGCACTTGTATCGCTAAAAATAAGAATAAGAGTATTGTAACTATTCTTACTCCAACAGGAGTAGTAAATGTAAAGTTCAGAAAAGAATATTTTACATTGTTTGACAAACAAATTTCTCAAAAACAACCTGATGGAACTAAAAAAATTATTGAAAAATCTTGGTTTAATCGCGGTAATATGATTGTAGCCCAAGGCATCCGTTCTGGAGATGATTTTATTGTTAAGAAGTATGCATCAACAGCCGGACATCAACTTTATCACATTGATGGAATTCAATCTAATGGTGATTTAGTATTAAGAAATAACCGTTCCCAAGGAGAAGCTGAAGATGAAGAATAAAAAATATAAATTAATCGCCTTAGTGGGTAAAGCCGGTTCAGGCAAAGACACCATATTAAAGGAAATAGAAAAATTAAATAATCCTATAGTTCATTCTATAGTTTCTTACACTACTCGTCCGGGCCGTGAAGGAGAAGTTGAAGGAAAAGATTATTATTTTGTTACTGAAAATGAATTTAAACAAATGATAGATAATCATCAAATGCTGGAATATGTTCAATTTAATAATTGGTGGTATGGAACTGGTATTAACTGTTTAAGAAAGAATAAACTTAATATCGGTATCTTTAATCCTTCTGGAATTAAAGCTTTATCTGCGTTTCCAGAAATTGATTTAAAGATTTATGGTATTGTAGCTTCAGATAAACAAAGATTATTACGTCAACTGAATAGAGAAGAATCACCCAACGTTCCAGAAATTATTAGACGTTATGCGGCTGATGAACAAGATTTTAATAATATAAAATTTAATGATGTAAAAATATTTGTAAATGAAGATAGAAATGATTTAAAAAATATTGTAGCTGAAATCACAGACCATTTTTGGTATGCCGAATTAGGCAAGAATGATTAATCTATAATAAAGAAACACTAAATATAATAGGTATATATATTTTTAAATTTAAGGAGGGATTGCTTATTTATTGTATTTATTTACATAGAAATTTAATAAATCATAAAGTTTATATAGGATAGACAAAACACGGGAAAAATCCAAATTTAAGATGGAAAAGCGGTAAAGGATACTTTAAATAGAAAGAATTTTATAAAGACATTCTAGAATATGGCTGGGATAATTTTGAACATATTATTTTAGCTGATAATTTGTCTTTAGATGAAGCTAATAATTTAGAACCAAAATTCATAGAAATATATTCAGCTTTAGAATCAATAAATGGATATAATTAGCTTAAAGGCGGAAATAATGCATCCAAAGACAGATAGATAATTATTTTACAATCTCCAAAAAATAATATTTCTGATTTGTCAGAAAAAGATTAGTATTATAATGATAAAAATGGAAATTTGAGGTATGAAAAAACTCCTAAAATTTTAAATAAAAATTATCAACGTTATTTAGAAAAAAGTTCTAAATATGTATAAGTAAATTCCTATTATATTTAGTGCGGAGGTTAATGAATGTATATAATTAAACGTGATGGCACAGTTGTATTATTTGATAAAAATAAAATAACTAATGCTATTAATAAAGCATTTATAGAAGTAGATGGGTAGCTTTATGAAAATGATACAGCTATTGATATCGCCAATGATATTGAATCTTGGATAAGTAAATGCCCTGATGGCAGTATTGAAGTAGAAGATATCCAAGACTTAATTGAAGATTATTTAATGCAATCTGAGCGACGTGATGTGGCTCGTGCATATATTAGATATAGATATAAAAAAGAAATGGTTCGTCAATCTAATACTACTGATCAATCTATCAGAGAGTTATTAGAAGGCAATAGCGATTATTGGAATAATGAAAATTCTAATAAGAATGCTAAACGTACTACTGTTCAAAGAGATTATATGGCTGGTATTGTTAGCACTGATATTACTCGCCGTTTTTTACTTGATTCAGATATCGTAAAAGCGCATGATGAAGGTATTATCCATTTTCATGATGCAGATTATTTTGCTCAAAATGCATTACACAACTGCGAGTTAATTAACTTAGAAGATATGTTACAAAACGGTACTGTGGTAAATGGGGTAATGATTGAAAAACCTCATCGTCTTCTAACTGCAACTACTATTGCTACACAAATTATCGCTGCTGTAACTTCTTCTTCTTACGGTGGAGCTACTATTTCATTAACACATTTAGCCCCATTTGTTAGAAGCAGTAAAGAAAGATATATTAAAAAATACCAAAATAGAGGTTTTGATAAAGAATTGGTTGAAAAATATGTTAATGAAGATTTGCATAAAGAAATTATTGATGCAGTTCAGACATTTAATTATCAAACCAATTCTATGACTAATACTAATGGCCAAGCTCCATTTTTATCAGTATATATGTATTTAAATGAGACAAATGAATATAAAGAAGAACTAGCAATGCTTATTGAAGAATTTTTAAATCAACGTATTCTCGGATTTAAAAATGAAAAAGGAGTATATATTACCCCAGCCTTCCCTAAACTCTTATATGTTCTTGAACCTGATAATGTTTATCCTAGTACAAAATATTGGTATCTTACTGAGCTCGCCGCCAAATGCACTGCAAAGCGCTTAGTCCCTGATTATATTTCTGAAAAAATAATGAAAGAATTAAAGGGTGATGTTTATCCATGCATGGGATGTCGTTCATTCCTTACGCCTGACCCCATTGAGCATAAATACTATGGTCGCTTTAACTAGGGAGTGGTTACAATTAATCTTGCAGATATAGCATTTAGTTCTAAAAAAGATTATACTAAATTCTGGGAATTATTTGATGAACGGCTTGAGCTATGTCATCATGCATTGCAGGCCAGACATGAAAGATTAAGTCATGCCACGGCAGATGTTTCTCCTATACTATGGCGATATGGCGCATTAGCGAGATTAAACCAAGGTGAAAGTATTCATAAATTACTTCACGATAATTACTCTACATTATCTCTCGGTTATGCCGCTTTATATGAATGTGTTAAATATATGACTGGAGAAAGTCATACCAAAGGCGGTAAATCATTTGGGCTTAAAGTTATGCAACATTTAAATGATGCTTGTAATAAATGGCGGGCCAAAGAGAATATTTCTTATAGCGTTTATGGTTCACCAATTGAAAGTACAACATATAAATTTGCTACGTGTCTTAAAAAGCGTTTTGGCAAAGATATTTTTATAAAACTAGATGGCAAAGACAGAGATTACATTACAAATAGTTACCATGTCCCAGTATTTGAAGAAATTGATGCCTTTAATAAATTGGCTCTTGAAGCTGAATTCCAAGCATTAAGTCCAGGAGGTGCGATTAGTTACATTGAAACCCCTAATCTCCAAAATAATATTGAAGCAGTAGAAACTGTAATGCAATTTATTTATAATCATATCATGTACGCTGAATTAAATACTAAATCTGATTATTGCCAAAAATGTGGCTACGATGGAGAAATTTTAATAGATAATAATCTCGAATGGTATTGCCCTAATTGTGGTAATCGAGATCATGAAACACTTAATGTCGCACGCAGGACCTGCGGCTATATTGGCTCCCAATTCTGGAATCATGGTCGAACTAATGAAATAAGGGATAGAGTATGCCATCTATAAATCATTTAATGAAGTGGACAAATAATTATTTTAATTAGTAGGAAGGAAGAGAATATCCTTGTTCTAATTAGATAGTGATATGTACTTATATAACAGATAATTTACAAGACATTTATAATTATCTAAATAAAAATAATATTATACCGACTAGAAAATTAAAAAATTATATAGAATGGCAAGAAAATAATGAACGATGGATATGGTTTCCAATAAAACATAATATTAGAGGATATAGATTTTACAAAGTAAAAATATCTAAAGATTATAATAATAAAGAAATATTAGAACAAGTAATTATTCCTTGCTGTAATTTATATTGTTGCTCTTGGGAGATTATAAAATGAAGTATGCTAATTTAAAATATAATGATGTGGCTAACGGCCCAGGGGTGAACGTATCATTTTGGGTCTAGGGATGCCCCAATCACTGTATTGGGTGTTAGAATCCTGAAACTTGGGATTTTAATGGAGGCAAAGAATTTACCAATGATACATTAAATAAAATAATTGAAGCATTAACTATTAATGGTATTCATAGAGATTTTTGTATACTCGGTGGTGAACCATTATGCGAACAAAATCAATTACTTACTCTACTTCTTATTAATACAGTAAAAGAAAAACTTCCTGATACTAAGATTTATATTTGGACAGGATATTATTATGAGGATTTAGTTAAACAAACTACTAACGGCAAGCTTCAAGAAATTCTCAAAAAAGCTGATGTATTAATTGACGGTCCTTATATCCAATCTCAAAGAGATATTACATTATCAATGAGAGGTAGTAAAAATCAAAGTATCATAAATTTAAAGGAGATTAATGAATGAGATATAGAGGAAAAATTGCTACTTTAGAAGAAGCTATATAGAAAGAGCCATTAGTAGGAGATGTATTTTACAATACAACTGATACTCATAACTATGTCTGGTCCGGCACTGAATGGAGTGTATTATCAGATGGCGTCGATTTTAAAATGAGCAATTATGAATTAAATAAATGTGTAATTAGCCAAATGAAAGAACTAACTCCAGAAGAAATAGATAAAAAATTAGAAGTTATTGATACTTATGTTCAAGAAAGTTCTAACAAGTATTTTATGCTTTTATGTAATGAATTAAATTATTATACAGTATTTGAGACTGATAGCTTAAGTAATGATAATCCTTACCTTAATATGACTTCTGCTGTTTATGATATTATTAAAGATTTAGGTCAAATCAAAGATATTAATGATAGCGGTTCTGGTGCAATTGAAATTTGGATTACAAATAATGATGAAACTCATTGCTATCATTTATTTGATTATGATGCTGGTATTGTTCCAGTAATAGGGAGATAATTATGTTATTTACTTATTTTGATTTATTTAATACAACACAAATCATTTATTATCAAGGATCGAATGATAAGAAGCCCACTATGGTTTGCACATGCCGTCTTGATAATCTTAGTGATACTTTAATTAAGTTATCAGAACAATATAAAGATAGTGATATTCATCTTTACGGTAATCAAACGTATGGCGAAGGACTTAAAGAAACTATTGAAAATTCTTTAGTAACTAAATATAGTAATAACAATATTAAAGTTTATGTAAATTAATAGGAGAAAATATGTTTGAATATTTGATTAATACTACTGAAGTATATAGAGTAGATACAGAAAAAGAAGCTGCTGAACTTATTAATAATGCTAAGCAGGATAGAGAATATGATTTAGCTAAGTATTCTTCTACAAAAAAAGAACGTAAATAGAAAGGCGAAATCATTGATGAATGGTATCAAGTAACCCTTGTAAAGAAATTCAATGATGAAAAAGAACCAACAGACCATATTTCACTTTGTTACACAACTAGAGCTACTTTTGATGGGGAGACTGTAATTAACTAATGAGTATTTATTTTGAAAAAGTGAGCAAGTATAATGATTGGGATTTACCGATGCCTGAGCGCAAAACAAAGTATAGTGCAGGCTATGATTTTGCATCAGCAGAAGATGTTGTAATTCCTTCATATACGCATATTGTAGAAGCTTTTAGAAATAGCGCTGCTACTAATGATATTATTTTTTTAAGTGAAATGGCTAAAATTACCAAAGAACTTAAATTAAAACCTACTCTCGTTCCTACTGGAATGAAATGTCATATGGAAGATGGCCAATTCCTTGAGCTATCTGTTCGTTCTTCACTTCCTCTGAAGCATTGGATTATTCTTGCTAATGGAGTTGGCATTATTGATGCTGATTATTATAATAATCCTGACAATGAGGGACACATTTATTTCCAGTTAATTAATCTTTCTCCCTTTGATATTGAAATTGCTAAGGGAGATATTATTGGCCAAGGAGTAATCCGTAATTATCTTACTACGGATGATGATAAAGCTGAAGGTGAAAGAATCGGCGGATTTGGCTCCACAAGCAAGGACGTTAATAATTAATCAATAAATAATAATCTCCTTCTATAATAGGAGGAGATTTATATGAATTTTTTATTTTTAGACTTATCCACTAAATCTACTGGATATGCTATATCAGATGATAAAGGTAAGTTAATTACATATGGTTTACTTACCGCATCTTCTTCTAATAATGTAAGCCGCATCCAAAAGATACAAAGTGGAATTATAGAATTAGTAAAACAATATAATATAGAAAAATTAATTGCTGAAGATGTTCATCCAGAAGCTTATGGTTATTCAGACACTGCCCGATTACTTATGTGGCTTTAGGGTTCTATAGTTCTTGGCGCACATAGTGTAAATAATAATATAAATTCCAAAAGTATAGAATTTATGTAGGCTAGCGAATGGCGTAAAAATTTAGGTATTAAGACAGGCCGCGGCATTAAACGTGAAAATCTTAAACCTCTTGATATAAAATATGTAAAAGATACATATGGTATATAGGCTAATGATGATGTTTGTGATGCTATATGTTTATATACTGCATATTTTAAATCGTAGCAGGATGAATTGAATTGGGAATAACGGGCAATTCTATACAATTATATAATTTCTACTTTCATTTATAATGAGAAAGAGCGACACTTTTATGTCGGGAGGATTATATAAATGTTAGAATTTATCCTGCAATATTGGTTAGAAATATTATTTGGATTAATTATAGCGGGTCTTGGTTGGTTCTTAAGAAAATTTTTTAAAATGGTAAAAAAAGAATATGGAGAGAAATAGGAAAAAATTCTTAATGAACTTCATGAAGAAATCCAAACCAAACACGATTTCCAAGAGGAAGAAATAAAAGCTCTTAAAAAAGGTATCCTTTCTTTATAGCGGCCGCTATTCCTTTCAAAATGTTAGAAATTATTAGAACCTGAACATATTATTACCTTAGAAGAATATACTGATATAGACAGTGACCATGAAGCATATAATGCTTTGGGGGGAAATCATTAGGGTGATCAAATGTTTAAATTAGTTCATAAAAAATATTCTAATCAAATAACTCAAAACTAAAAAAAAATAAAGGGAAGCAATGGCTTCCCTTTATTTCTTATTCTTATACAATCTTCGTAGCCAATGTAGCTATCTTTCTTTGTAATAATTGTTTTTCTTCAGGAGTTGCATCCTGAATCATTTCCATAAGATCAGAGGTTAGAACTTGTGCATAATCTTCTAACTCTCTCATCTACAGGGCCTAGTCCATATGACGTTCCTTACTCTCGATATAGGATTTACGTTTCATTGGGCTATGGCCCATTTTTTTATTATCATCATTCATTCCGCCTGTGCCTGTATAACTGTATCCATTGTATCCACCATCGTAATCTTTGGTATAATATTTATCTTCACGATAATCCCCATTTACATAATAAGGATATGGATTCTTGCGTTTATGAGGGTCTTTCATCATACCAATACCATAAATTTCTTCCTCTTCCTTATTTTCCAACATAGCATCTACGACTGACCCATAATAACAGGCTTCGGCCAAATCTTTAATCATATCAATAACTTCTCCCATTTCATGTGTATTTACACATTGAGGATTAGCCATTTGCTATTCGACTAAAGTTATTAAAGTATCCTTAATCTAACATAATTTCTCCATTGTAATCAAGCCACCCTTTCTATAATAAGACTGGCATTTTCAACACTAATAGCAGAAGCACTAGTATTTTCTACGCTTATCTATTGGCAACATCCAGAAGGGACATTCAAAAATAAGGCACGAGAAATACTATTAAATTCTTCAACTGCCGCAGGCGTTGAAATCATAGTAGTTTCAGCAACGGGTTCACCATTTATAGCTATTGCTAAAGAAATAGGAGCTACTGTAGCACCTGTTGGAAGTGCGACATTCGCTCCAAAGGTTACTCTAAATCTAGCTCTGCATTGATTAGTCATACCACGTAAAGTTACTAATCCACTTCCTTCACGATGCACCATCGCACAACTACCTGGAACAGCGGTATTAGTAAACACTACATTACTATTGGCATTTACCGTTTGTAAAGCATTAGCTGTTATTTCCATTTATTTTTCCTCTTTTCTTATTAAGAATTGCAACCACAGCCATATCCACAGCCATAAGTAGTATAGGTATTGCCAGTATAAGGGTTAGCAACAATATAAGCAGGCTGTGCTTTAGGAGAAAGTTGTTCTACCAAATAAGCATTCTGCAAGTTCTAAGAAATCTGGCCCTTAAGACTAGTATTTTCAGCAGTAAGAGTATCAATCTTATCCTGGACTAAGAAATCAAGGATAGAACGCATACTAGCATTAGTATTGTCAATGATATCTCTTACACCCTAGTTAACTGCTTGACGATTCTGGCAAGCTTCAGTAGCAAGATTATAATTTAAATCTGCAAAGCTTGACGTAATAAGATTTTTGTTCTCACAACAACACTAGGCATTTGTTGCAGCCATATTATTTAACTATTGAGAAAGAGCATTAGTATTCTGCATATTAGCAACTGTATCAGCATTAATAGCCTGAGTGATACCAAAGGTATTCTACATATTAGTCATACCCATATTGCAAATATCAGATTGTAAACTACGAGCATTACCATTTAAAGTTTCAGTGATGCCAGCAAAGCCAGTTAATAAATTATTATTAACACCAGCAAAGCCATTGCATAAACCAGTTTGTAAAGAATTAATGCCGGACTTAATATCACTCATATCAAAGCCATAAGTTAATTCTTCTCTTGTTGTAGTTCCCTGATAACCAGCACCATTGGCACCATTACCCCAACCATTTCCGCCCCATCCATTGAAGCAGAAAAGGAATAAAATAATTATCCCATTATGTTATCCTATAAGTTTTTTGTCTTATAGTTCTAATACTTACTTATTCGTATTAGTTCAGCATATCTTTTCATTTATTAAATAAATGTCGCGGCCTCGTGGATGGATTATATCTTTTCACCATCTATGCGTTGCCCCTGACTAGGTTAAACCTAGCCTTCGGTTCGGATTAGCATTTCAGCTTTCCCGCTTAATTCCGCGATTTATCCATGGCAGATTTTACCTTACCATGCGCCATTACCCCACATACCATCATCACCATTATGGTATCCATTGCCGCCTGTGGCTGCGGCAATATCAGCTAAACTATAACCATTGCTTGTGTTGAACATAAAAATGTCCTCCTTTAATAAAATATATTATTTAATTCCTAGCTATTGCTTAAAGGAACTAAATTCTTTATCAAAGTCTAATCCTTTCTATGCACACATATTTCGTGCTACCTATTCAATTCCACCGATATTTCCATTTTGAGCCATCTATAACAAATTATTAGCCATTGGATTATTCTATTGCTATAAAAATGACATCATTAACTGTTGAGGATTAGACCCACCTTTTATCATTTGAATAATCTGTATAGGATTCATTTGCATATTCCATTACTCCTTAAAAATTAATTTGCGGCTTAGGTTGCTGCTCTTCTGGCTTTGACTATTGTATCTATTGCTAAGTCTACTAAGCTATCATGTTTAAAGCCCCTTTAATATCATTTAAAGTTTCATCAAATTCCTAACGAGTGACGAAATTAGATGAATTAAAAGCTTCAGTAGGAACTTCTTTATACTCATACATATTCATAGATGCCGTTCCATCTAAATTAATTTGTTTGGTATAAATCCTTTTATTAGCCAAATCAGGAAAGAAAAATACAGAACCATCAAAATCAATAGCAGCCGCACGAGCCTCTTCTAATGAAGAAACTGGCCGACCTTTTAATCCGATAAAAGCCTATGGCTATTGGATCGGTGGTGCAATTGTATTTGTTCTTTGTGGTTGATAATAACTTTGGTTATTTCCAAAACCTTGATATAAATTCATAACTAAAATCCTTTCTTATTTATTCTTTCCATAGTTATATAAAAATTATTGTCAAATAATTTCCCAATTTTGTCAAAAATTTTGGGAAATTATTTAGGGCATTTTATTATAATAAATAAGCATAAAAAAAATGGGAGAACCGCATTTAGTTCTCCCATTTTATTATTTTTCTTCTGTTGGAGTAATTTTATTTGAGCTGACTTCTTTTTCAATTTTAGAAGTAATATATTCATTTAAATCTCCAATAGCCGAATTTAAATATTCAATAGCATCTTGGCCAAGAATAGCAATTACTTTATTGTATACATCAGTAAAAGCTTTCTTTTGTGCTTCACTATCAAATTTACCTTGTTGTTTTAATGAATTAACATAAGTCTGATTCATTGCAATAACACAGTCAGTAATTGTATTATCAAGCATATCCAAATATTTCTTAGCTAATTCACTATCTGTTTGTTGTTTTAAAGCATCTTTCTTAGATTTAATCCAAGTAATTAAAAACGTTGTTAAAATTCCAAGTAAAGGAATAATACAAATTTGAAATATTTGCGCTACTAATTGAGCATCCATTTAAAATTCCTCCTTAATCCCAATCATGCCAGATTAAATGGCTATTTAAAAATTTTGTTTCTAAATAATCAACTGAATAACCCTATTGTTTATGCTATTCCGTTAATTTATTAGGCTAATCATTTAAGAATGAAGACCCGCCACCTGAGAAAGACATTATATTCCAAGAATTATTAGTATAAATTCCCCAATAACTTTCAGGGGTAGAATTTTCTGAAGCAAAGTAATTTATTAATAAAATTTCTCCATTATTAGTATCTACTAATAAATCAGGTAAAATTAATTCATTATTTGATACTGAAATATTATTACCATTAATTATATTTTGAATTATAGCCATTAATGTTGGAGTTGGATTAACTTCTGCTCCATTATTAGGAGATTTATTTATCTTATAATTAAAAGTACTAGTATTACTACTGCCTAAATAAGTTATTTTAAAATTATCACTTTGATTTGTTGTAGGAATTAAAGTAATATTTACAATTTTAGTAGGATTAGGAATACCTGGAATACCTTTTATATTCCCAACTAATTCCCAACTATTAGTCATTGTATCTTTTAAAATAGCTTTCTATTCTTCGATTGTATTTGTAGGAAGCTAATTATATCTATAAACATCACCACGGTTAGCATTATTATCCTCTAATCGTGTTATATTGAAAAATAGATCTCCTTTAGAAAATAATGGTCCTTCATAATTAGTAGAATTCCATATTACTTTATTATTTAAAACACTTAATCCACTACTCCCTGGAGTAAATACATGGATAGGCATAGGAACTTCTATGTTTACTAACTATTCATTTTCATTCTAAGGAATAGGTTTTCCGATTGTAAAATCTGCGTCATTAACAACCTATTTTATTTTTGTCAAGGTAATAGGATCATTTACTAATTTAAATAAGAATTCTTCTTGATAAATATTTTCTCCCATACCTTCAGTTAAACTACTAATAACTTTATTTTGATTTTTTACATATTTTTGTTCCTTTTTATCAAAATAAAAACTAGAAGTCATTTGGGTCGTAGCAATAGGAGCAGGGGCGGTAATAGCTCCGATATATTTTCCTTCAATATAAATTTCATTTATATTTGTTAAAATATAAAATTTACCAGTAGGTTCATTAACATAAAAATCAGCTTTATAAGCTTTTGATACATCATAATAATGTTCATTTAAATAAGAACCTTGTGCTAATACTCCAATTAAATAATCAGCAGTATTATAAGTTTCAAAAGAATAAGATACATCAGAAGTAATGTAATTTTCTTTTATTGAAGGATTTCCATTTTCATCTTCTACAATAATACTAAATAATTTTTCTATTAAATCATTTATTATAATTCCTAAAGGATATAACGAATTAGGGAAGGATTTGAAAATAGAAGATGATAATAAATAAGTATTAACTTCTTCAGTGGCATCATCATTTGTCCACATATACTAAGGAATTAACTCTTTTGAACCATCTTCTTTATAACGTTCATAAGGACGTACAGATAAATGATAATCATTTTTTAATTCTTTATATAATTTTAAAATTTTTTTCTCATTATTTTTTGTCACTTCATCATTTTTATTAGACAATGGATTAAAAATAACATTTTTGTCTTCTTCTTGAACGTATATAAATGATCTATTTAAATTACTGCCTTCTTTAAAAAAATTATTATTTACAATATAATAAAAATGTTTTATATCATCAAATTGAAGATTACTATAAATACCAGTATCTTTATCTTTAGAGCTTTCATCTAAAGTATAAGTTACAGCATCATTTAATAAAATTCTATGTAAAAAATCACTAATTCTGGTTATTAACTGTATTTCTTTCTTATAAATCTTATATGTATCATTGTTTAAATAATATTCTCTACTAGATAAAGTACCAAAATTATGATAAAAATTTAAAGGACCTGTACCAAATAACATACCATAATAAAACGTAGGGGCCTTTGGCAAATCAAATATCAACTAAGGCTTAGTTAAAGTGGCTGTTTTTGTTTCACCATTTTTATCTATATAAGTTCTACCATCAGTGTATAAATAAGCATTAGGTTCTTCCTAAGATCCTACAATATTTCTATAAACATCTTCAATGCACTATCCACGTTGTAAATAAAATTTAATTTTAGGAGTATCAGGGTTAGTTAAATTTAAAGTAACATAAGGATCTCCATCTTCAATATCTATTGTCTAATGGAATACCTAAATTCGAGGAGTAACACCAGTTACACAAGCAATTAATCTATATCCAAACCCAAAACATTCTTCGCTTTCAATATCTGATACTTCCTATAAAGAATTACCGTATTCCTCAGTATTACTTTCATCTAAATTTAAGAAAACATAAATATTATTATCATTCTCAGGGAACTCAGGAGAAATTGTTAAATTTCTATCTACATAAATTTTTTGCCATAATGAATTAGTAAAAGATTTACCGCTGGCTTTTAAATCTATCTATAAATTGGTATTATAGTTAGAAGTTTCTTCATTCATAAATGAAGGATCACCATAATTAATAAATATATAATCTCCTACATTTACTGGTGAAGTCCAACGCATCTATAAATCTCCAACCATATCTATTGCTCGGTTAGAAAATATTCTTGTTATTTTAAAATCCTAACCTTTTTGTCCGCCATAAAAACTATACATTAATTATCCCTCCTCTTCTCCATAAGTAAAATCAATAATAATATTATATAAATCATCTTCAGAACCATCAACATAAACTCCAGCTTTGCCTTTTAAATACAAGCCTAAACCGCTTCTGTATTTAGTAACGTATTGCTAATGGAGATTATTATACTATATCCAATAGTCATTACCAGTTTCAGTTCGATCTGGGACTGTCCCTTGGCTTTTAGTTAACTCAGTTACTTTAGTTAAAAATTCATCTCTAGCTTGTTTCATAATTGCTGTTCCATTAGACTATAATTCCTAACTTAATTCTTTATTTAAAATATAATTTTTAGGATGTTGAAATCGTAATGATTTAATTACTATATCATCATTTAATTCATAAATTCCAGTACGACCTATCATTAACCATTGTCCAGCATTTGGAGTAACTGATTCAGAAAAAGTAAATTTAGTTCCAGGAGGAGCCTAAATACCTATTTTTTTTACATTAGTATAATTTGCTAAAATATTTTTATCAAAAATATTAATACGATTTTCCAGATAATCAGTTAATCCTAAATCGCCAACTAAAGTAGTTTCTGTAGAATCATTTTCATTATTCTAATAAACCATACTATATATTAATTCATTATGATTATTTTTATTAGTAGAGATTAAACCACCAGATCCTCCATAATCTTCAAGATTATAAACAATCTATTTTAATTCAATACTCATTGTTACCTCCTTATACTCTTGTTAAGGCTTCATTTGTTGTAATTGACATATTTCCATTATAAGTTAAAGGAAGAGTGTACTAAGTTATAACAAATTCACCTTTAATATTACTTTTTTTATCATCTATATAAATTAAATTATTAGGCTCTAAATAATACCTTGGGGTACAATTAATAGTAACAGTTAAATTATAAATTAAATACTAATAAAGCATTTCTCGAATATAATCAAATGCTGTACTACCTGTTCCGCTAGAACTAAATAGTTTCATTTGCCCCGGTTTTAGGGCACAATACGCCTGGCCTTCTAAAGTATATTCTTCAATTTTCTAAATTAAATCTGCTTCACCAGTATTTTCAAAAAAAATAATATCAGGCACATCTAATTTATATAATAAACTCATATTAGTTTTAGTCAAGGCTTTAGTGCGCCGGCCTATCTTATTAACAGAATATTTTGATACTAACTAATCAACATCAATAAAATCTAACCAATAAGTAATTAAACTAGGATCAATATAAATAGCTGGATTCCATCCATCCCAAGTATCTATTTTTTCTTCATCCAAATTAACCGAGTCAATCTAGTTATTCCATTCTTCATGCCAAGTTTCATTCTAGGGATCAAATAATTGTTTACGCCATAAATATTCATTATCTATTTTAGCTAATAATTCATCATCATAGTCTCCCTTTTGAGAGCCATTTTCATTATTTAGTAAAGCCTATCTAAATAGTTCCTCGCGCCATTCATTGCAAGGAGTTCCAATTAATGTAAAATAAAAATTATCTTCATAATCAAACTCTGGCTCTTCTGGAATATAAGTAATAATTTTAATTTTACTTTTTTCAGGAAGAATTGAAAAATCAATGATATTAGAGTTATAAGCATTAGTTATTTCTTCAATTATTTCATTTAAAGAATAATTCCCATTATCTCGTAAAATAAAAATTTTCTTTATTATATCTTCCTAATCTTTTAAAACTTTTAGCTAATCTTTTTTCCCATCTACTGGATCTAAAAAAGGTAATAACAAATCGCTACCTTTTTTGTTGTCAGTAGTAGATGAACTAGTATCTGAGCTACTTTCCTCTCCAGGATTTACTTCAAAATCAGGATCAATTGTAGCTAAAGGCATAACATTATTATTAGAGTCTCTTGGGGTAGGATTATTACTATCTGAATCAGAAGAATCACTATCAGAAATATCATCTATATCAGTATAATTATAAATTAAAGTAATATCATCAATTAAATCATCTTTATTTGATTTATAGTATTCTAATAAAACTTTAATTAATTCTTTATGTTCTTCTTTAGATATTAATATTTTATCTTCAGAATCTTTTATTTCTGAATAGTCATTAGGAATACTATAATTAAATTCTTTTTTATTGCCTTGAGAATCATAAGAATTTAATTTATAGATTAATAAATCAGTATTTGAAATTAATAAAACATTATTTTGATTTATAAAATTAAAATCATACTCTTTATTAATTTCATCAAAATTTATATCTTTTATAATTTTTAAATAATAATTCTATTTTACTTTATTAATTAAATTATTTATATTAGTTAAATTTAATCCTTCTGATAATTCAAAAATCTATATCCATTCGCCTTTTTTATTATAATATCCTAAAACATCTATATTATCTATAATTCTTTTTTGTACTAAATAAAATTCTTTATATTTTACCTTTGTAGTATCATCTTTTTTATCCTCAGAATCATCTTTAGTGTCGTCTGAAGGATCTTGTGGATTTGCCCCAAAATCAGGGTCTAACGAAGTCTAAGATTTAGTAGAATTAGAATTTCTTTCCCAAGAATCAGGTATGCCAAAATCAGGGTCTATGTCTGGAAGATTTGGATTATCAGGATAACCTATCGGTTCATCTTCTGGAGAATCATTATCTTCTTCTTCCTCTTCTTCGTCTTTCTTAGGATAAACTCCAAAAGCTAAATGAGTAAAATCAATAATATCAGTCAAATCCTCAAGATATACAAAATCAATTATTTCATTATTTAATAATATAACTTTATAATATCTTATCTAATCAGAAAAAGTAACTTTATAATAAAGTATAAACTAATCTCCGTTATAAAAAGAATAATTCTGTAAAATATTATTTACTACATCTTTTTTAATAGCAGTTTCTATTGAACTATCAGTAATTTCATTATGATTTTGAGTATAAATTAATTCAATAGCTTTCTACTCAGGAGTCTAATTATAATCATTTTTCTCATACTCAAATAAATAATATGCGTGGTCACCATTGCCTCTAGTAATATCCCACATATATTGATTAGCTAAATCAATTTGCGGTTTTTCATCAATAGCTAAATGATACTAAATAGTTTTAGTTACACCATTACTATTGGTTTTATCACCCCAAACAATAAAATCGTTTTTAATATTTTCATATTTAGGACTGTTATAATAAGATAAAGCATCTTTTGCATCAATAAAAGTATAATAATATTTACTATCAGAAAAAGCTTTTATATAATAATTATCATTAATCTAAGTAATTGGAGTATAATAATAATTTAAGTAATTTTTTTTCTGCTAAAAAACAAAATGCCCATCTAAGTCATAAAAATATTCATAATTACCTAAAGATTCTATAATTTTATCAAGAACAGAAGTTACTGTATCTCCAGCAGAAAACACTAATTCTCCTGGATAAGTAAAATCTGTTTCTTGATATCCAACATCCTATCCATAAATAAATTTATGTTGTAAAAAATTTTCATCTTCAGGAGCATTCTCGCTAATCACAAAACTTTTATAATCTTTAGAAAACCATATAGGATTTTGGCCTATATATTTTGTACTAAGTTTTGCGGTCATATCTACATCGTTAATTATAACATTCTATTCTGGTTCTTTACCAAAATGTGTTACACATTCTTTAATAATTGTAAATATAGGCACTTGCTCTATTGTAATGTCTCCATTATCATCTTCATATTGCGTCTCATGAAAAGTAACTGCTGAAGGTAGTGTACCTCCGCAAGTACCATCAAGCATACACATTTTATCTTTGCCTGAAATAGAAATATTTGCTGAAGAGGCTGTAGTAGAAGTAGTGGCTTGATTAATTACATAAGTTCCAAGAGGAAACCAAATAATATCTCCATAATTTTTATAATCTTTAAATGGATTTTCAAGCCCAACTTCTATTTTTACTTTTTTATTTATTGAAATTATATTTTCAATATTATTTATATCATTTTCATTTTCTACTCCGCTTACTGTTAAACTTATTGTGCGGCGTAATGCTGCTTGCCCATTAACAGTAATAGAGCCAGCTGTTGCTATTCCTTGAATTTCTCGTAAAGGCTTTTCATCTACAAATGATAATATAGTAATTTTTGCATAATGTTTCTTTATACGCATCTCATCTAACATAGACAAGAATTTTGAATCAGTTAGATATTCTCTCATATTACTTACTCCTCATTTGTATTAATATATCCTTTTAATTCTAGAGAAGAAACAGCTTTATAATTAATGATAGCATAAGATGGACGTGCAAATTCCAATGATTTAATTGTACTTTTTAAAGGATTTAATACTATCTTATTTGTTGGTCCAACTCGAATATGATTACCTTCATTCGCCGGAGAAACAGAACCAGTGCTACTATCAATTTCATTATTTCTACCAAAAACAATATCAGTATTAGCATCAGCTTCAATTTCAAGGCTTTCTATACCATTAAAGTTATAAACTACTAATTGGTCAGAACCATTCATCCAAGCATCAGTCTAATCATTTAAAACTAATCCTGATAATGGACGATATTCTTCTAATAATTCAGTACCTTCAATTAATAAATCTTCAATAGAATTTGTATCATCATCTATTTTATCTAAAAATTCATTTATTTTATTATATAAAATTTCAAAAGAAGAATTTATTTTTTCTCCGCTATAATCATTTAAAATAGAAGTATGTATTTTTTCTTTTAATACTTCCATAATATTTCGAGTAGAGTACAAACTATAATTATAATTTTCATTAACAATATTAGTATCATCATTTCTGAAAAATTGATGATTATCTAATATATCTTTAGTATCGGTAAATACTCCACCTATTTGTCCCCATTGAACAAATTCACGAGTAGCCACTGTAACCATTTCTGAATAATCTTCTTCTTCTATTTCAGCAATATAATTTATTAAAACAGGACGAGTAAATTTTAAATACATAGATTGTAAATTCATATCATCAATATGGTATATACGGCTAGGCATCATAGAAATTTCTTTATTATTTATTATCATAGTTATTATATTAGTTTGATTTTTTTCATACTCTTTTAATAACTATTCACAACGTAATAATTCAACTGCATTTTCTAATTGTTCTATCATTGATAATCCATTTTGATGTTTTAAATATTCAATTCTATTTTTTAAACTTAATTTAGGATATTGCTCTACCCAAATAGTTCGTACCTTCATTAACGTGTATTTCTTCTCTTCACTAATTTCAATTTCTTCCTATAATTTAATAGCTTCATAAATGTTATCATATTTTTCATTAAATTTAGGATTAGAAATAATTTTTAATGAATTACCTTTTACTTCTTTCTCTAACTATCCATTAAATGTTCTAGCTACTTGACCAATAATTACTTTATTTTTAGTATTAGCATCTTGAATAGCTAATTTAGAATTATTAGATAAAGTCGTTAAAGGATTTATATTATATAATTTAATATTATCACAATTAAATTCTGCTACTTCATATGCAGTAGAATTAAAATCATAAATCATTCTTCCCAAAGATGCTTGTGGCGTCCAAGAGACATTAGTTAATGTAACAATATGATTGCCCTCGGTAGCTGATTTAAATAATTTATATCCACCATCATTAAGGAATTCTTCTACCCAATGACGATAAATACGCTCCATATAAATATTATTATTGGTAGGAGAAGTATTAAAAACTGAAGCATCAATATCTATATATTGCCCCAATGTTAATTTATTATTATATGGTGCTTGTAAATCTCGCGTAAAATTCTCTATATATTTATCTTTTGAGATAACTATGTCACCATACCAACTATGGTAATAACCGCCTTTCGCATCATTACGCATTAAAAAAGAAGAATCTTCATCACTAAGCAAAGAAATTTTAGCTCCTAACTAAAATTCAGCATAATGTGCAAGACCATTTCGTAATATAATAGGGTATTTAGAATTTAAACTATCTTGTTTTTGGAATAAAGTAGTATGTTTATAACTATTTATTTTGCAATCAAAATTTAAACGAACTTGAATACCATTATTATAAATATAGCTATACTAAAAATTAGACCAATGTGCCGGAGAAGTATCAATATCAGAGGCTTCATATTTTGGCGCACTTCTAAGTCCTGCGACATTTTTTTTCTGTAAAGCATATTTGTATTTAACGCCACTCTCAACAGTAAAATCTTCGTATAATAAAGTTAATTCATTATCATAATTAGATTCATTATACCAATCAAACTAAGCTATATCTTCCCACTAAGTATAATTATCTTTTTCACAAGCTCTAGATAAAATAAAAGTTCCGTCAAGAGGCTAATATTTTAAAACTACTTTATCATATTCTATTTTATCCCCAGTAATAGTAGTATCAACAGTATGCTCTGTTACTTTATAGGGATTATTTTTTATATAAATTTCTAAACTGGCATTTTCATCAGCTCTTATATTATGGCTGAAATTTTCAACAGCGTTAATTCTAGTATCACGAGATAAAATATATTCTTTAGCATCTATGCCAACTGTGCCAGTTCTATAAACAATATCGCCAGTTTTATAGCTTATTCCATTTTCAATACAATCATTAAAATATCCTCTAATGAATGTAGGATTTTCTCCATCAATATTAAAATAACTTTTATAAGTTTCAAAGCTAGTTTCGTTTGTATTAAATAATCTTTGCTAAATTGTAGTATCTCCACTATTATCTTTAACAATAAAAACTAAAGACTCTAGCTATTTTAAATAATTTTCAGTAATAGTAAAATTATAAAATTCAGAAGATTTTTGATACCCATTAGCAGTAATTACATCTAAAACTACTGAATAAGTTTTATGGCCCAAATAGTCTAACTATCTATTAAAACTATATTCAACCAATCCTGTATAGTAATCTTGGCCGCCACCATTGAACTATAACCAATCGCTAGACAAATAAGGATCAATTGTAGGCTAATTTGTACTAGTGTAAGAACCCTCATATAATCTAAAACGATATTTATCCATAGGTTCTTCGGCAGCACAATGATAACCACCCTAAAATTTAGGAAATCTTGTTGTTTCTACATTTTCACTTTTGGTTAATATAAAACCAACATCAAGATTAGTTATTTCTCTATTATTTAAAATATTTACAATAGGTTCTTCTATTGCTTTAGTAATTATTACATTAGACCATTCTGAAAATCCATTTATTAATGTTTGTGTTTTTTTCCATTTAAAAAATGCAATTTTGTTTTTCTCATAATCTAATTTACTATATCCAAAACGGATTTGGATTTTATAAAAAGTATTGGAAACCCAACCAACGGTATCTCCTAATTTTATATCCGAATTTTTTACAGTAACTGTATATATTCCATTAGTAGAGGTAGTAGGCTTTTCCATATAAATAATTCCATCATAATAAACATCTGTATTAACTACACTTTTATTATTTGACTATTGGCTAAATTTAATTGAAATATTTTTTACATCATCATAATTCAATGATTTAGGCAAAGAAAAATTTATATTTAAAGATTCCGCAGTAGCTAAATATGCTGGAATTGAGCTATTAACTATAGGCGGATATACTCTATTTACATTTATTGTAGATGTTGCCATTTATTGACCTCCTTTAACTCTTATTTCTATTTATTTTTAAAAATTATATATTGTAAACATACTATTTTGGTCCAAATAAAAAAAAAGAATGATGGATAAAAATCCATCATTCTTCAATATACCAATTACGTATTTTAATATTTTTCTAAGGGGGTGGAACTATATTATTACTTAATTCCTGTTTAAAATCTAAATTAGAAGTTAGTTCATTCAATAATCTAGCTATAGTTAATATATTGCTAGGAGTTTCTTCATTTAATTTTAAATTTCCATCTATATCAATAACTAATTTATCTCCACCTAATCTAACAAGGCCATCAGCACGTAAAATATTAGTAGGTATATCATCACTATCATACTAATATAATCCAGAAACATAACCACTAGTATTTAGTTCTTCAGTTAATAACTATAAACTCTAAGTAACAATAGGATCTTTAGGTTCTACTGGTTTTTCAACAGGAATTTTGCGCTGTTTTTCCCAAGTATCACCTATATAAGTTTTTCCGCCTACGTATTCTTTCCATTTACTTTCATTTTCCTAATCTCTAGTTGTCTAATCATATTTACCACCCTAATGAGAAAAACTAGGTTTCATAGGCTTAGTAAATTCTGGATTCTCTTCATCTACTACAGTGATATCAGTGCCATCATCTTCTTCTACATCAGTAACATTCCCGTCACGTTCTATTAGCATTACTACTGGATAAATTAAATATCTAATAGTACTATCTCCATATCTATCAGTTGGGATAGTAATATAGATAGCTCCCATAGGAGAAGTATCTACTGTATCAGTTTCTTCAGCAAAATAAGCTCCTCCAAAAGTGGAAGTAGGCACTAATTTATAATATCCTGTTTTTTTACCATCTTCTTCTAAAGGATATAAAAATAAATTAGTTGTCATTGAATAGCTATAAGGTCCAATTAACTATACGTTTACTTTATTACAATAATAAATAAATGAAATAGCATTTAATGAATGATAACTTGCAGTTCCAGAACTATCATATGTAATTCTATCAGGAATACTTATTTCTTTTATATTATTAACTTCAATATTTTCACTAACCATTATGGGTTGCCAATAATTTAATACTTTAGTACCTTCAGTTTTTCCTTTAATACCAACTGTTAAACTAAATTTAATAAAATACTATCCTTCTTTATCTTCAATAAAACTATTAACTTTATAGATAGTATCTGTAAGTTTTTCACTAGAAACGTGAATATCTGTACGTTTTAAAGTTAAATCATAACTCCCTAATATATTTCCATCTTCATCTTTATATTTAGTATCAGCAGTAATAATTTCTCCATCTAATCGTAATTCAGCTTTAAAATAAATAGGATTATAAGTATCTCCAACTTTATTTAATGGTCGTTTAGAAATTTCATTTCCATTTTCATCACATTGTTTAATTATAAAAGTATAGTCTCTACCATTTAAATCATACTCACCCTATTTACTAAAATAAATAGTTTTATTAAAATAATATTCTTTATCAGTTAAGGTAATAACTTTTAAAATTAATGTATTATTTGTATAATTAGAAATACGTTTTTGTCGAATATTAAAATGAACTGAATTATCACTAGTATTAACCCATAATTTAGAAATCATTGAATTAGTTATTTTAGTAGTAGGGTATTCAAATAGCTATCCTCCATCAGGCGAATACCAAGTAACTGTTTTAATACCTATATTATCTTTATTAACAGTAATTGTTGGAGTAATAATCATTTCTGATTCTGACTAATCTACTGTAATACTGTTATTTTTATCGTACTAAAAAGTATCATTACCATTAAATATTACTCTTACTGAAATATCAGATTGATAATTAGTTAATTTATACTCACATGGTACATAATTACCGTCTTCCAATAGACTAACAGTATAAAACATTACTGTTCCATAATCTAAATATTTAGATACATCAATTGAACTAGCATCTTTATCTAAAGCTAAGTATGAGCCATCCATAAGGTCGACATACCAATCTGCCATTTCTATCTTTTCGCGTCCATCTACGATTTCTAATTTAACTTCTGTATCGCTCACATCATTGCGGATTATTGTAAAACGTTCATTATAATATTTAACAACTCTAACATCTTTACTTAATGTCACTGATGAATTATAAATTACAACTAATTTATATCTTATCTATTGATAGACATCTTTGCCAGAAACAGTTAATTCATTAAAACTAACTTTTGTTTTATCATCAATTAATTCCCAGCCTGGCCCGGCAATTTTGTCATATTTTTCATCCCCCGATAATATCGCAGGGTTCTATTTATACCAATAACAAACACAATTTTTTTTATCTAAAATATCTTTATTGGCATAATAAAAAACACCTTTTAAGATAATAGAATCTGTATCGTAAATTAATGATAAACCTTGTGGCGCACTTATACCTACATAATATAAGTCTTTAGTAGTATCTTGTAAATCTACAAAACAAAGTTTTATATTTTTACAAAAGATATTTGGATCTTCATCGTAGGTCTAAATTAATTCATTTTTACCATTATATACTTTATCATAATCAACAAAACGCTCTTGAAAAAAAGTGATTTTTTTTACACCTAATAAATCAATGCCTTGAAAGTTATATATAGCATACTAAGGCGAAAATACCTCATAATCATAAATACTGCCTGAAAAATTAGTAATATCTAAACGACGAGTAAAAATAACACCAGTATCTTTTTCTTCAAATTCTACTTTTAAACCATAATTGCCGGCCACCATAGTTCCATAAAACTAAGTCCTAAAATCAGCAGAAATCATAATATTTGGATAAGTGCTGATTAAACTTGTAAAAATAGAATTGTCTTCTAATTTTTCATTACTATAAATTACTTTTTCATAATAAGTATTATCTTCTGGCGCATATGCCAAAATACCATATTCATTGCCATCGCTATGGATTTCATTTACTTCAATAATCTATTGAGATAAATCTTCATACTCTTCTTCTGTATAAGAAGAAGCAGAAACTTTTCCCTCAATAGTTTTTTTCTAAGTAAAATCTCCACCAGGAATTTTTACATATACATTAGTTCCTTTAGAATAAGTATATGTAGTTCCAGCTGGTACGTATGCTCTAAATTTACCTTTTTGATATTCAACAAAATATTCACCAGTATCAGCATTATTAAGACTTACAATTTCAGCAATTATAGTTTTATCAAATGATAATTCAGCATCACGGGCCCGAGCGATATAATCAATGGTTTCTAATAGTTCATCAGTAATTTGCTTTGGTTGTTTAACTACTGCTAAGTATTCTTCTTTTCTATTATAAGCCATATTAACTCCTTTCTCTCCTCTAAATGAGGAGGAAATTAATCCTCCTCATTTAGATTTATTCGCACTTATATATTGAGCAGCATTATTGCTAAGATTAGACAATGCTTCTTCAATTTCATAATGATCAGTAACTCCTGGGAAATCTGCTTGAATAGTGACTTCTTGCTTAATTGGTTGAGTATCATATCTTGGGATAGCAGAATTATATAAGCTATCTAATTTTGAAGAACTTAAATTAGATAACTACTAAACTTGTTTATCTACCCAATCATTCATATTACGAACAATATCAACTGCACGAAGTATATTTCTAGTATCAGATTTATTAAGTATCAATTCTTTTGGATGGACTTTAATAATTTTTCCATTATCAATACCTATACCCTAACCAGGACCCCAATCACCAGTATAAGCTCCAGAAGCAGCTCCACCTCTTCTAGATAAACCAAGTCTATCCATCAAAGCAGCAGTATCGCTAGAAGAATAACTATTACCTATACGACCATAACCAATTAATCCAGCTTTTTTAGAATCTATACTAGTAATCTAAGTCTTAGTACCCGTAGCATTTATCATCTAACCATTGCCCATATAAATTCCTACATGATCAGCCACGCCATTAGCTCCAAAAAATACTAAATCACCAGGTTTGATATTAGCAGAACTAATAGATTTAGCCATTTGTTTATATCCTTCAGCCGTTAATATAGGAACATTAACTCCAGCATCATTCAATGCTTTATATACTAATCCAGAACAATCTAAACCAGTACTCGCGTCTTTACCACCATAGGTATATTTTGTTCCTAAGTAATTAGCAGCTTTATCCACAATACTATTACTAAAAGTATTCGGATAAGAAAGAGATCCATACCTTCCGCCGTTAGTTCCATAACCTTTATAAAAATGATCATAAACTGTTTGATAAGCATCTTCGTCAAATGATTCTCCACTTCCCTAGAAAAGTATTTCTTCACCATTTTCAAAAGCATCTAATTTTTTACCTAAATCGGCTTTTATTTCTTCCAAACTATTATAAGTTTTAGAATTATCCCAGTTAGTTAAATCACGTTCACCAGCCATCCAACGCTGTATTAAAGCAGTAAAGTCAGTTTGCATATCTACATTGCTACTTCCTCCACCACTGCTACTGCCAATAAAATTACCATCAATATAAGATTCATTGGCTGCAAGTTCCTAATCAGTACGCTTAGAATATTTCTATTCCCAATCCAGGACCATTCCAATAGACTGAGAAATATAACCCATTAATACATTAACGAGTTCCTCAATTTCATCACATAATTTTTGAATATGTTCTTCAAGGCTATCAAGAGTGCCGCCCATATCAGTACCAAAGTTATCCCAAGATGTACCAGCAACACTCATTGCAGTTTCTACAACTTTTTGCCAATCTTTATAATTGGTTTGTAGTTCAGTTATAGTAGCATTAGAATTATTAACGAATAACATATAAGCATCATTGTAATCATACAGATCAGTCATTTGGCCGTAAAGGGTATCATGAAAAGTCTATCCGCTATTTACAACACCTTTATTTAATTCATCAAGTAAATATCTTTGTCTTTCAACATAATATTCCTATAATGATAATAGCTAATTAGAATAATCAGCAGAATTCTTATCAAGGTCTTGTAAAGCTTCTTTAAAATCAATCTAATTCTAAATCAACTATTCACTCACATCATTAATATAATCTTTACTTAGCTAATCTAACTCATGGACAGCATCTTCATATTTCTATGTAGCATCTTCAATCTTTTCTTCATCAGCATCATAAGCGTAAGTCCAGTTACCTGCGGCATCACGCACTAAACGCATTGAAGTCTTTGAGTTTTGCTGTTCCATAAGAGCAATTTCAGCAAGTTGTAAATCATATTTCTTTTGTAAATACTCAAGATCATATTGGCTCATCTGGACACCATCGGCCTGAAGATCGTGAATCTCTTGCTGAAGGTCTCTAAGTTTTTGTTTCGCTAAAAGGTCATTAGCATCAGCCAGCTATAAATTTAGCTAACGATTTAACTTATTCAACTCATATAGACGTTCAGCATCATCAAGGTACTCTTCATTGATGGTTTTTGCCTTTTCATATTTATCCTAGAAATCTTCAAGAGTTTCAAATGGTGATAAGGCATTACTTAATACTGCAACAGCCATTTCAACACGCATTTCAAATAAATCTTGAGCGGCTTCAAGAGTTTCTTCCCAAGACGCTAAGAATTCTTCAGAAGCCTTCTCAGTCTCTTGTTTTAAGACCTCAACTTGATTCTCCCAGAATTTAACAGAAGAGGTATCGCCATCAGCCTAACGGTCAGCAAGGGCCGCCTCTGCTTCTTTAGTCGCTTTAGTTAAGCCATCCATCTGGGCTTTTAAGGATTTCATTTTACCTAACATTGTTTCTACCTTAGTAGCGCCAATCTAAGTTTTTAATCCCATATCAAGCATTGAGCGACCAGACAAATCAATAATATTATTGAGATGGTCAAGCATTGATGTATAAGTATCAAGACGTTCTATCTACTTATCAATTTCATCAAGTGCCAAGTCTAGAACATTCTAAACTAAATCTTCAATATCATTACGCAAGTCTAGAATAGCTTCATTAACATCTATCAAATCACTTTGATATTCAAGTATCTATTCATCGAACATTTGTTCATAACCTGGATACTTAGCTTTCGCGGCATTTAACTAATCAATACCCTAACGTAATGTAGCACCTTTGTCAAAGAGCTATAACATTTCTTGCTCTTGGTAAGCAAACCCTTCAAGCATTGCTTCAATAGTTTGTTTATTACCGTGAGCCTATTTAAGAAGTTTTTCTTGATAGTAATTAAGACGTTTAATCTAAAAATCAATCTGTTTAACTTTCCAGTCAATAGCTTTTGTAATTGACTCAAGTTCAAGTTCAGCAGCTTCTTTTTCTTTCTAAGCGATAAGAGCAACGTTTTCATCAATGTTCTATTGGATACCCATAGGACCATCAAGAGCGTCTTTAATTTTAGTGAACCATTCATTAAGTTCTTCTTCACTCATGCCATCTTCAAGATTCTTTTGATACTAAGCCCAAACCTAACCCCATAATTCAGAAGCATTAGCAATCTCGCCATCATCAGTAAGTTTAATTTCAAACTCTGGATGTTCTTTATTAAATTCTTGAACTTTAACTTTTAATAATTCTTTCCAAGATTTAATCTAATCTTCAAGAATATCTTGCTCTTCTTTAAGTAAATCAATTTCTTCTTGGATATATTTAGCAGCATCTTCTGGATTAGCTCCATCACGCTTAGCTTCTAACAATTCACGTTTCTTTTCATAAGTTTTTAATTTTTCATCTTGAATTTCTTTACCAATATCAGCAGCAGATTTTTTAGACTTACTTCCTCCTCCACCACTTTTATTAGCCATATTATAAGGAGGAACATCAATGGCTTTACCGGAAGCAAATAATCCAATATCCCCTAAATCTTTAAACGCATTTTTGACTTCGCTAACATCTACATTTTCACCATTTTGGACTTTAGCAAAGACTATTAGCATATTTTCCAATTTTTCCATAGAGGAAGCATCAAATTCGATATTACTGTCTAACAAAGCTCTTAAGAAGCTACCACCTAATGTTGCTGCGGCTTCAAGATTATCCATCTATCCAATTAAAGCACCAACCTAAGCAATAGCCTATTGGCTATCCATAGTAATACTACCATCGACATTAAAACTTAAACCATTGGTCATAGTGCTAAAAGCAGAAGTAATTTCATTTACTTTAGTTTGCACTTCCTCTTCTGCTCCTTCAAAAGCCTATTCCATATTAGTTTTAAATTTACTGTCTTGACCTATTATAGAAAGTTGAGCAGCTGCATCTCGTCTAGCCTAAGCTGTACCATTTATTAATTTATTAATCAAATTTTGATGTTTTTTAACTATTTCTGCGTCAAAATTTCCGCCAAAAGCATTCTAAAGTTCTTCCGCCATACCGTTAAGAGACTATTCATATTCTTCAGTACCTTTTCCCGCTGATTTTAATTTATCTGCATATTCCTTTAAATTTTTAACAGTTTCTGTAAAATCAACTTTTTTCATTTTTTTACTCAAAGTTTCTGTTGAATTAGCTAATTTATCATCAGCCTCTTTAACTTTTGTTTCAGCTTCAACTCTTTTATTTATTGCCTTTTCTAATTCTTCTTCTGCTAATACTCGATTTGATATTCCACGAGAATCATTTCCTGTAGCATTATATACAGCTTCTCTAGCTTTATTTTCCTATTTCTAAGCTTCTGCTAAAGCTTCATCAGCAGCCTATTTATTCTAAGAATCTCGTTGAACAGCTATAGCTTCATCACGGCCTAAGCTATTACCATTTTCAGCTTGATAATTTAAAATAGCATCAGTATATTCTTTATCAGTTTTATTCCATCCAGCCTCTTTAGCTAAATTTTCTAATTCAGACATAGAATTAGCATTTTTAATGGTAACATCAATGATATAATCTCCATTTTCAATTTCTTTTTTAAGCCGCTAAGCTGCTTCAACCATTGCCTCATCTATACTATCAAACTAAGTAGAATCTACTTTAGCTGCATCTAAATAAGCCTATTTACGTTCTTCACTCCAGTTAGTCTGTCCCTAATTATCAATAATATCTTCTGCCTAAACTCTTGCTTGTTCTCGAATTTCTTTATCTGATAAACCATTAGTTTTTAAAAAATGCCCACTATCCTATAAATTTTGAATAATGATATCAGCACCATTATAAGCATTCTAGATGCTAGCCTTACCAACGATTCTATTAAATTCTTCAGCAGCAGTAATTAATTTATAAGTACCATCTTCCATTGGAATGAAATAATCATCTAAATTTATGCCAATAGCTTTTAAAGCTTCAACCTATTCAGGCTAAATAATATCTCCAATTTTTAAATCAGTATTGGCTAAATTCTGTATTGTTCTTGATATTTCAGTATTATAATCTATTAAAGCATTCTATAATTCTCTAGTATTTTCTGCTTGCTCTTTTTCTAACTATGTAATATTATCTTCCTAAAACCCTTGTCTCTAATTCTCTAAATTTCTTTTGGTATCTCGTCCTTCAATTAAATTATTCTCTGTAGTTACTTCAGGTTTTATGAAATTTTCAGGAGTACCTCCTATTCTAGCAATCAAGGTATTAATCCAATTATCATACATCCCTGGATTATTAAAAGCTGTGTTAGAGAAAAGCATATCTTCATACCAAGAGCTATCGTTATATTTTCCATAATTATCAGAATTTTTATAAGCTTCTAATAAATTATTTATCTAAGTTTCATAATTAGAAAAATCATCATAAGCCTAATTTTGTTTCTCTGTTAAATTGCCTCTTTGTAATTCGGTTACCTATTCATCTGATAAACCTTTTAAATTATTTATTTGCTATTCTAACTCAGCATTTTCTTCAGTAGCTCTAGCTATTCTTTCTTCAGGAGAAAAAGTCTAGGCATTTTGAGAATATAATTCATTAAGGTATTTCTGCTATTGACCATATTGCATTCCCTAAAAATCAGCCTAACTAACAATACCATTTTTCCCCCAAGTGATATTACTGGTAGCTTCCCAAAAATCTTTCCAATCATTTTTTCCAGACATATCTTCTTTTAAAGCCTTTTTACCTGCTTTAATATCGGCAGATATATCTACCGGATGAGTTTTTAAATATTTCTATATCTAATTTTGTAAATCTTCTAAAGAACCACCGGTTATTCTAGGATCGATATTGACTAATACTTTTAATTCTTCGTCAGTTAATCCACTATTTATAATTTCTTCAAAATTCGGTAAAAATGAAGAATACTAATCATACCAAGATTGTAATCCATTAAGAAGAGTTTCATAATCAGAAGTTTTAGAATTTGTTCCTAAAAAGCTAGTAATAATTTCATCAGGGTTAGAAGTATATCCAACTTCTAAATCGTCTTTCTGATTAGTGAATACTTCTCTCTATTTTAAATAAGAAGGCAAATCTTTAACTTTAGTTTCATCATATTCATTCATTGAAGCATTTAAAATAGCTAAATTAGTATCATTTTGAATATCTTTCCATCCATCAACCAAAGTTTTTATAGAAGCTAAGCTAGTACGACTTTCTTCTAGATATTCATTAACCTATTCTTCAGACCAACCTAATCCTCCATTAGATGTTTCTTTCTAAGCCCACTCGCTAAACTACTACATATTTGTATTAGCATTATCATAAAAATCTATTACATTAGCAATATCAAAAGCTCCATTCCCTTGGAAATTTTTAACAGTCCAATTAGAAGAGCCTTCTACAGAATTTAAATATTGCTACATAATATCATAATCTGAACCAGCTATATGAGCAATCTATAAACGAGATCCTTGATTATCTCCAGCATTTTCACTAGCAATATCCCAATAAGAACCAAAAGTACTACCTAACTCATCCTTAACTGTATCATTTGCTGCAAAATAAGCTGCTTTAGCCTCACCAATAGCTAATGTATCTTTAGCCTATTTAGCTTCCAAAATACGTTTGGTTAATTCTTCATAATTTCCCTATAATAATAATAAACTACCATTTTCTATATCAAATACATCAATTAATTCTATTGAAGTATTTACTAAATCTGTTTTTCCTTCGCCAGTTTTTTTATAAGTTTCTAATAATTCTTGATAAGAAGTAACAAGTTTTTCATTTTCTTCTATTTCCTATTTAGTCTATTCATAAGTTTCTTTAGTAGTCTATGCAAATTCAGCTCGTTTTTCTTTAGCTTCTTCAATCGCAGCTGATACAGCTGAAATAATAAGTGTTAAAGCAGTTAAAGCAATGCTAATCCAACCCGCCGCAGCACTAATACCACTCATTGATTTACCTAATATAGAAAAATTTTTATTAGCTAATTTAGCCTATTCCCCTTCAGCTTGTATCGCATTTCCATTAAGAGTATGAGCAGCAGCTTCTTGAGTTTTAGCAACTGTAATTTTTTGAGTTATTATAGTCATAGCTTTACCTAAACTTACTAAATTAGGTAAAAGAATCCCTAGGCTAGTTAATGTCCCTAAAATTTTTTCCCATCCTGATAAATTATCATTAGACCAAATGTTAACAACTCCCTAAAGCGAGTTAAAAATTCCAGCTATATTCATAGCTGAAGTACTAAAAGCTACTATTTTATCGCTAGCTTCAACAGTACTATTTCCTAATTTTTTTACTGCTTCAGTAGTTCCTTCTTCACTGGCTTTAACTTCATTGCTAGTTTTAATCTATCTTTCCATAGCTACATTAAGACCCTATGTAGCCTAAGCTAATTGCTAAGCAGGACCAGTAGCTTCTGTATATACTGTAGCTATTTCCATTTGTTCTTGGACTTCTTGTCTAGCCCCTGGAATGGCTGACTAGGTAATATTACCAGTTTTTGGATCTATTTGTTCTCTCTATCCAAAAGCAGCTGTCATAGTAAATTTACCAGTATCTTCTAAGACTTTATTAAATTCCTTAGCTGTTGCTGTACCATTTTTTAATTTAGTTATTAATTCATCTAAAGATGTTTTTATTCCTATAAAAGCATCTTCATTAAATCTTGCAAAATCAAAATCATTAAAATTCTATAGATCATTAATCATTTTTTGTAGATTTTCAATATCTTTTATTTTTGAAGATTGTAATACTGTATCGAAAGGAGATTTTTCATCAACTTTACTGATAGTATTAGATGAATAAGCTATACTCGCTGCATTTAAATAATTATTATTTTTTCTAATAACTTCTGTAACATCTCTATCTCCAGCTCCTGCTAAACGCAAAGAATGAATTAATGAAGAGGCTATAGTTTGATATTGCTCTTTAGCTTGATCAACTTGCTAGCTAGTAAGAACTTTTCTATCAGAAGCAGCATTCAATATATCTAAATACAATCCAGCCTATTTTTTTTCTTCTTCTGTTAAATCTTTAGAAATATTTAAAATCTACTATTCAACTTCCGCTAATTTAGTATATTTTTCATATCTAGCATCATCTTGATAACTTGCAGTTTCCCAAGAATTTAATTCACTAGGAGTAATGCCTCCAGTATATAATTTTTTCTATTGCTCTAAAGCTTCTTGTCTACGAGCTTCTATAGAAGCCTAACCCTATGGAGTTAGATTTTTTAACATTGTTCCAAAATTATTTAATCCGCTAGTAATATCTTTTTTATATATATTTAAAATTAAAGCGCTAATATTAGATACTACTCCTTTAACTCCACCTAATCCTTTAATGGTAGCATTAATACCATTTAATACTACAGTAACAACATTATCAACATCTTTAAAAAACTCTTCATCAATTAAGCTATCATAAATGCCTTCAGCAGCAGCCTGAACTCTTTTTCGAGCACCTTCCCAACTATCAGCAAATATATCTGCCTATATCTATAACGTTCCTTCAGAATTTTCCGCTACTCCAACTAACTCTTTAAAATAATCCTTATTTTCCATAAGATTAATAAGCTAAGTATATTGACGCACACCCGCTACAGTTTGAGCTAATGCTACCTACTGGGCACGGCTCATTCCATCCCATTTGTTCATCATTTCATCAAGGATAGAATTCATATCTCTTAACTCGCCATTCTAATCTTTAATATCAATACCAGCTTTTGCCAAAGCTGTAGAATATTTATTTAAATCAGTACCATCTTCTAGAGTTTCTCCAAGAGATAAACCCTAAATACGTGCAAAAAGGGTCTTAAGACTATTACCTACTACGTTAGCACTTTCACGTGTTTTCGCTGTTAAAGTAGCTAAGGCAGATGTCGCATATTCATAACTAAGACCAATTGTATTAGCTACAGAAGCGAATTTCTAAATACCTTCTGAAATTTCATCAGTGCTAGAGGCAGTATAAGCGCCAAGTTTTGTCATTACATCAGCATAATACTCAAGAGATTTACTACCATCATAGAAGTTATTCCAAACAGCCGTTAGCTAATCAGACACTTTAGATGCACTTTCACCAGCAGCATTTGCCATTTTAATAGTAACCGCCGTTCTTGCTTCTACTTCTTTATCACTTAAACCCTACTGATAGTAAATTAAAGAAGCCTAAGCATAATCTTTAGTAGTAGTACTTAAAGACTAAGCTGCTTTATTAGCTTTCTAGGCAAAATCGGCCATAGAGCCAGCACTATCTTCTGTAACAATTTTGATATCAGTTAAAGCCCTATCTAAATCTTTAGCATAATAATAGGCAGTCTAAAGTTCTCCCACAATACCATGAGTAATATTAGAAGAAATTTGCCATTTTACTGTATTGGCTAAAGTCTTTTTAAATTCATTTAATTTCTTACTACCTGTAGTTAAAGCCGCATCAGCAGTAATTACACTCTATGTTAATTGTAAAAAAGCTTCTTCACCTTGAGGACCTAGAGCACTTAATGCTTTCCTATAAGTAGATAGGCTTTCTCCATTTTTAGTTAGCTAATTAGAGAAAGAAGTTAGATTTAACTTGCCTGTATTAATATCAGTTGCCTTTTCAAGCATTACTTTTAAATCAGCCGCTTTTAAAGAAGCCTATTCTAACTCTTTCGTTAAACGAGTTCCAACACTTACATCTTTCAATGTACTAAGTTTACTTAATTCATCTTGTAAACTTTTTAATTGCTATCTTGCCTAAGCTACATCTGCTGAAAAGGCAAGTCTTACATCATATTGGGCACTATTATTAGCCATATGTTTTCTCCTTTCTCTCAATTCCTATTTATATAATTAAAAAAAGGGTATGAGGAATATCCTCATACCCTTTATATATTCCTATTTAATTTAGGAATAATCTCTATTACTTTATCCTAAATTGGTTAAAGTCTCTTTTAAGACATTTAAGCTATCGGGGTCAGAAATAGATTTTCTTAATGATTCAGCTTCTGTAGCTAATGAACCGTAGTCGGAACCCATAATATCCATAATGCCATAAACACTATTACGATACTTATAATATCCATTAAGCGTTTCATAAGTATAGACTTCTAAATCATCAGTTTGATTACAATCTACTTGTTTCTTCAGCTCTTTCATAAATCCAGAACCGACAAATAAATCATAAAGCTTATACAAGTCTTCCTTCTGCTTATCGGTAAAAGATAGATTTGTATAATTAAATACTATTGCTAAATCCATATACATATGGAAAGCAAATTCATTCAAAAATTCATTATTAAAATCAATGACTTGTTGAATGACCGTCTAAGCAATATCCATTCGCTCTTTAATAGGTAGATATTGTTTTACTTCAATAAGCTACTCGTTAAAACTCCAATCTTTTACCTAAGAGTTTTTTTGAAGTGCGAGCTTGGTAAATGATAACTTTGCCATTACTTCGCCTCCTTCTTTATAATATTTTAAAAAATTACCTAGGTAAATTTTTTAATTTTTATTTTCTTAACAAATATATTATAACAAAAAATTTTTTCAAAGTCAAAAAATTTTTAACTCTAAGATATATTTTTATATAATTCAGAATAATTCATATTTAAAACAATTTTACTATCAAGAGCTTGGTGAACTGATAGTCCATATTGATTGGCATCTAAAAACTCTCCTAAAGTTCCATATTTTTTATTAAAGAATATATATTCTTCAGCAGCTCTAGCAATCTAAGAAGTAGGAATGACTTTAATACCAGTGTACTACGCAGTAGGATTATTTATTACTAAATATTTAGCTCCTGTAGGATTATCTATTAAATCTTTAATAATAGAATCAACTAGCTAACCCTCTCCTAGTTTTTGATTAGCTCCTGCTAATTCATATAAAGCTCTTATTCTATATATATATATTTTACTGTCATCATGAAAACCACTATGATGATGTAAACAATTTAACATGCGGCAATATCTATAATGTTTTTCCTGATAATCTCCAGGAGCTACAGTCATAAAAATTTTATATGCTGCTGTTCCACCGACTTCTATATATTTACCTTTCTAATAAGATTTAGCAGAAAAAGTAGCATCTTTAAAAGCATCAATTAAAATTTGTGGAATAGTTGCTGTAGCACTATAATTTTCATTTAAAACCCATCCACCAGTGGCATCAATTTTAATCTATTTATTTTTCGCTGATTGCACTGATATTTCCTAATCCAATAATCCTTTTAATTTTTCTTTAGATTTATCGCTACCTTTTGTGAAATATATATTCTACTTAGCTTGATTTATAGCCTAATTATGAGAAGACTAACGGTATAAGTTTAATCCTATCTATGTACTAATATCTTCTACTGGAGAAATTAAGTCTATTGTATTATCTTTTAATTCTCCAGTCCAATGTTTACCTACCTGAATGGTTTTATTATCATTCCACCATTTATTATCTTTTCCTGCTAAAGTAGCTTCTAAAGTAGCACTCACTTCTGCCAACTTCTATTCCCAAACTTTACCCTATATATCTTTTTCTCCTAAGGGAGCTACAAAAGTAAACTATAAATGATTAAACAAGCCTGAATTTACCTATTTTAAATTATTTATAACTTCTAATAATACTTCAGTACTTAACACTTCTTCTAAGTCAGACCACTAAGATAAATTCCTAAAACCCTATAAATTTCCTGAAGCACTATAAAATTTTAAGGCATTTAAAAATTTTTCTAAAATCATCGCATTTTTATCCTATTGACGCAATGTCTAATTTTGAAAACCCAATTTAAATTTAGATCTTATCTACTCTCGATAATCATTATATATATTAGCTAAATAGTTAGGAGTAGGTAAACCATTACTTCTTCCTCTACTAGCCGCAACTTTAAAAGCCTAATTTAGAGTACGTCTATTAAATGAACGCCAATTTTGTTTTGCCATATATTATCTCCTTTTTCACAAAATAAAAAAAAGGAGAGGGATTAACCCTCTCCTTTAATAATTTTATTAATAAGCTCATCTTCAGTGAGAGGAGCTTCTTTAGTTTTTACAGTAGCTTTGGTTTCCTTCTTTGATTCTTCAACTACAACTTTTTCTTCATAAGCCTTCTCAGGACGAGGGGCACGAGAATTAATAATCATAATTAAATATCAAAGTAGCTATCATGTTTAGAATCGTGGACAGTCTGAGTACGATACATGGAAGCATCGGTGATTTCCTCGATAATCTAGATAGCCGCAAGAACTTTCTTAGTAGGATTGAAACGAGTAGTTCCAGGGAATGCATCAAGAGTGAAAGTGAAAGTTGAAGGATCGCCAGTAGCAGCCATACTGAAAGTAAAGTTAGACTGAACTTTGCAGTTAGGAATTATAAACTCAGCAGGAAGATCAACACCATCCTGAGTACGGAATAAGGTAGAAGCTTCAAGATAGAAGTTGCCACCGAAAGATTCAGCGGTAATTTCAATCTGCTTTGCCTTACTAGCCTTTTCAACATAATAGTCAAGAAGAACAACGCCATTCTCAAACTTAGCAAGCTTATGATAATCATCTTCGGTCTTACCATCAACGATAGCATAGCCCTTAATATTATCATCAGCATTCTCAGTTATAGCTTTAATCTGAAGACCATAATAAATAGTTTCGCCCTTATCTTGAGCTGCAGTAACTTCTTCATCAGAAGCTAACTTTTCATAACTCTTACTAGCTTCAACATAATGGAATCTATCAGCTTTAGTACCAGTACGAATTACAGTGGGTAAATAAGGTTCAGTAACAGGCTCATCATTGTCAACTAACATAGCATAAATGTAATATTCACCATCACGCTTGCCATCCTTAGAAATATATTCATAAGGAAGGTTAGTAGTATAAATCTGAACACTCTTCTTATCTTCAGCTAAAACAACGGCAGTAGTCTTTTCAGTTACGTGCTGCTTGATAGTATTACTAGCAGTAGCATCAATTAAGCCAGCACCAGAAAGAATCATGAAACCTTCAGCAGAAATAAGAGCATCTTCCATAGTGAATGTTAAAGTACGGTCGCCGTCCCAAGCTACTAAACGAGCATTGCCGCGTCCGCCTTGTGCATATACGGTCGTAGAAGCACCCTCAAGGCTAGAAGTCTTTAATGTATCGAAATAAAGAACTGGTTCGTTCGCATAGAAAACTTTATTACCAACCTTCATAGGAGCACGAGCTTTTAATACGACATCGCATATCTCACGAACACCAAATTTCATAGGTTATTTCCTCCTTAATAAAATTTAAATTTTATTTATATAACTCGCTACAAAAATTAGTAAAGCGATTTATACAAAATTAATGAATGTTTTTCATCCAATTGTCAGGCTTTTTGTCTGACTTGGCTCCTGCTAATCTACTCCTTACATCAATATCCCAATTAGTATAAAGAGAGAATCTTTCTATTAAATCGTATAACTAATACAATGTTAAATTCATACAATCTTCTAATGACATTGAATCTAGTCCAATAGTCAAAGTAGAAACGTATTGGCTCAAAATGCTTGAATCGGTAACCCCTTTAAGTTCAGCGACCCTTTGACGCCCTTTCATTAATTTATTAGCTATTTCTTGAGCTTTCTTATTAGCAGGATTATAATTATCTTGCCCATTTTTATTAGTATCAAAGCAAAAAATTTGCCTTGCTACCTACTAAAACAATTCAAAGTTGTCATTATCCATATTAATCTAAATATCACTATCATTATACTAAATAATAATAGACCTAGGAGTAAATGTAGACTTTGAATTTGGGAATAGTAATGATAGAACCTTTTGTGCAGCTTTTCGCCGTTCAGTATTATCTTTCTATAGCATTACCATCATAAATATCTAAAAATTGGTAGTAGTATCTAAACCGTTTTTGTCCTAGTCTATAATACTATTTTTATTAATACAAAGACACTGAGCACCAGTAAAAAATTCTTTTTCGCCAATTAATGCTATTTCCTTTATCTTAGGCTAATGAAGAGTTAATGGAATTTCTGGAACAGGTAAGTCTGTCCCGCACATCAAACTAAGTTTATAATCCATTAATTCATCTTAGGCATTTTAAAATAATCCTCGATAAACATTTGTTCATCAGCAGGATTTGGCATATATTTTTTATCTTCTCCTCCGTGTATTGTATCATATAATAAACAAAGTCCAGCAAATTCATCAGTTAATATAATTTGCTAAGCGCCAATAAAATTAAGTTGCCCAATTCCAGTTAAATGTTTTTTATCAAGCATACTATCAAGTTCAGCAGCAATTCTATAAGGTCTTAACTAAAATGAATCATCTAATTGCCACTAATCATAATGACAAACAATATCAAATTCAATAGTATTATCTCTAAATTCAGGATTTTCTCCATTAGGAGCAAAATTATCAAAACTAATAACTATATAATTTAAAACATCCTTATCTATATAAAGTTTCGGTAAATTCCTAATATTTCTGCCAAACATCTTTACAAAATTCTAATCACTTACTTCTGGCTTTCTTAAAGCATCAGGAGTAGTATAATAAAGTAATTTACGTAAACGTTGATTCGCGGCCATACGATCAACAATAATTTTCATATCTTTCTCTTGGGCCAAAAATGCTGACTCTGGATTTTTTACATTATCGATTTTCATTCTCCGGTTTCTCCTTCATCTTTAAAATAAAGATTCTACTACAATGGTTTTACATTCTGGCCCATAGAATAAATCAAACTATCCGCAATAAGTAGTTTCCCATCGTAGTTTTAAAGTTTTTGATTCTTCATCAACTTTAACTGTTAATGGTAATTTTTTATCCCAAGTCCATTTGCCAGATTTAATTCCATCATATTTATACTCATACACTATTTTTGGTTTAATAAAGGTATCTCCAATTATACCATTTTCTTTACCTTCATTAGGGTCTTGAATTGGCTCTATTAAACCGCCAACAATACCATTATCAACATCGTCAGCAGTTTCATTAGAATAATATTCAACTGCATTAATCTCAATTATTCCAGGAGTAGAATATAAGTCAGTAGCTTCAATACGCCAGCACGTTTTATTAGGGTCATTCTATAAATAAAATTTATTATAACGCTAACATAATTTTACATTATCATCATTATAAGGTAACAATATATTTAAAGAATGGTTAGGAGTGTCTATACTGATTTCATGTTTTTGAATATAATTTATTTTAGTTTCAACGGGACCACGTAAGGCCACATAAGTTTTATGGTAATTCTTATCTTCATCTTCCCAAGCAATTTCATAAGAACAACGTCTTATATTGCCGCGGAAATAAGCTAATTCAGTTAAATCCTATAAATAAATTAACCAATAAGTATTAGTACCGAGCCATTGAAAAATATCGCCAGTCTTAAAATTACTTTCAAATCCAATGGAAATAATTTTTTCATCATAATCCTATTTAAGTTTATCAGGATTAATTAATGCACGACGTTCAATATTATCGTTATTATCATATAATTTTTTAACTTGTGCCGCCTAATAAGAGTAAAGTAAAGCTCTACTTAAACTTTTACGTTTATCTCTTATCATTCTATCCTATTGACCTGTTACTCCACCGCCGTATAAATATCTTGTAAGCATATTAGCTTTTGGAATACGATTATACATCGCATCTAAATATTCATTCTTATTCAATGTGAAGCCCCCTTAATAGAGTGATAGCTTCAAACACCGTCTTTCTATAAATAGGAAATTCCATTTCAGTACCTTTTAATCCTTCTAATTTACTTAAAAGAATTAAATACTAACTATCATTAAAAATTTCTCCAAGACCAGTTAATTCAATAATTACAGTATTTAACTAAGATAACCAATCTTCTTCATTTTCTTTCATAGGAATTAATTTCCATATCTAGTTAGTTAATCTATTAATATTGGTATTAATTAAACTATTATCAATATTAAAATTATATTTAGTCATCAAGGGCGCTTACCTCCCTTAAGATAGACCAATTGGATTTAATATATCCATTATCATCAGTTTTACGACGCTTATATAATCTTTGCATATGAAATGCCTAACGTCTTACTTCTGTTCTCAATGATAACAATTTTGACATATGGTTTGCCTATGAAGTAAATTTAAAATCTGTGCCAGAATACTTCATTCTAGTTACTTCAATAGATGCCAATTGACGCTCTACCCAGGCTTCAACCATAATCAAAGCTAAGATATTTATTTCTTCATCATCTAAATCGGCATTAAAATAGGAGGTATTTTCCTCAGAAAATATCTCCTAAAAAGCATTATCTATATCAATATTACTACCAGTTACTTCTTCAGATAAATCTCCGCCCAGTGGAATGTCAATATCTCCGCCATCAATCTCTCCTTTTATAAAATCAGGAGCATCTTCATCAACTAAAACATAGTCTAATCGTTTACGTGGAAATTCAAATCCAGGAATACTATCAACAAGTAATTGGCGTAAATCTAAAAATGTATCACGAGGAGTAAGTTCTAAATACATATCATCTGTTACTTTACCTAAAAAGCGTTCATAAACTTTATAAAAATATGTCATATAAAACCCTCCTTATTTATAATTAACCTTCTTTTACAACATTATAACGAGGAGCAGTTCTGCGGCCAGGAGGCATTGTAGACTTAGTTTCAGTCTTTACTCTACGTTCAGGTGCCTTTGGAGTAATCTGCTCATCCTCAGCAGCTTCAGCTTCCTTATTAGCTAATGCTCTATCAAGGTCAAATCCAGTCTTATCTTTAAGAGCCTTACGCTTATTATAATCGCTCATAGGAAGAGAGACAGCATAGCTCTTAATCATATCAATAACTCCAATAGGAGCGAAATCGAGACAATCAAGGAACTCATCAAGCGTTCCTTCAGTAAGAAGCTTAATAACTCCAGCATCATCTAAATAATATTCGGGTTCTGTATGAATACCTAACTCTTGTGTAGTTTCAGTATCTACAATTTTTAAGAAATTTTCCATTAAAGTGCGGCCACCGCTAAGATAGGCAAGCTTCTCTAACTCTTCAAAAGGAATCTTCTTAGTTTCACCAGGCATAAATTCTCTACGGATGCCCTCTTCTGGAATATTATAAACAACCATCCCAGCACTTCTGTTAGTAACTAACAAAATCTTTTTATTCATTTTTTATTCTCCTTTTACTCATAAAACAAAATAGGGGAGAAGGGGATTTCCCCATTCTCCCCTAAAAATATTATATATTAATTTTTAGTTAATATCAATTACGGAGTATCTTCATTTCCGCCATCAATAGTGTCGTGAGAACCAGTAATCTGGCCAGCATAATCACGGACCTTACCAGTTACACCATCAAGATGCCAAGTCTTCATATCGCCAAGAAGTTCGGTATCACAGTAGCAGCAGATGTTATTAGCTAACATAGCAATAACGCCAACCTTCTTATAAACCTGAATTTCACGGCTGCGGTCATAATTAGTATATTCATCAACAATGGTATTGCCTTCCATAGCAACCTTTACAGGCTTACTATCAGCACCAGTAGGAATAATCCAAGCATAACCTGGGTCAATGACCTTCTTTTCATTGGTAGCATCTTCGAATCCCTGCTCAAGGATAACAACTTTATAACCCTTATAAGAAGCAAGACGGCCAGTGTTCCAAAGCTCATTCTTCATAGCTTCAGTATAACGCCAAGCATCCTTCGGAATCATACGAACAGCAAATTCATATGTGCAATAAATAGTAGGAGTACCATAAGCAGAAGCAATCATAAGTAACTTATCAAACGCGGGTTCATCAAAACCATTACCAACAACACGATTAGCAGGAGGTAACTGGTTAATAGAGGCCTTTAATGCACCAGCAATCTCTTTATAGATAAGCTCGTCCATACCTTCCATAACGATCTGGGTGACAGTACCAAAATCGACACGGCCATCAAGGAACTCTTCAAAGCCAATTTGAGCAGCTCCGCCGATAGCACTTGTACGGACTTCAAAGCTTTCTTCGGTCTTACCAAGCTTGAATACTTCATAGATACCAGCTAGGCCGACACGGGTAATGAATTGCTTTGCACGAGTATTATTGCTGAACTTTCTGCGGAAGATGGGCTTGTCACCCTGCTTGAAAGTCTTAACTTCAGCAAACTGATTATATTGCTCTTCAACTTTCTTAGGAAGAACTTCATCAATAGTTTCCTCAATCATTGAGAAAATAAGGTTCTTATTATCACGATATAGAGAATAAGTTCCAGCAAGTTCATTTAATTCTCTGCGGAGAGTTTCATTAAGAGCATCATAAGAAAGGCTTTCGCCATTAAAGCTGTAAGCAGTAGGAGTAGAAGGATCAGCCTTAGCGACAGTCTTCATTAATTGAACAAGATTTTTTCTATCTAACATTTTTCTTCTCTCCTTTCTTACGCGATTCGCATAATCTTAACGCCCTTCTGATGGTCAGGCATTTCATAAACCTTAACAACCTACCACTGGATAGAGCCATCACCAGACTTAGAAAGCATACCGTCAGTAGCACGAGGGCTTAAAATATCGCCAACTACAAGAGTAGCTTCAGCAATAGTATTAGTCGTAAAAATATCACCAACATTGGTCTTTAAAACACGAGGAACCATATTAGTGCCAGCAGGCATTCTGCGGGCCTCATAAGGACCATCGAAATGTAAAGGATCTTCTTCATAGAAGAGTTCACGGATATCAGGACCAGCAGTAACATCATCATATTCATAAGTATGTTCTACACCCTGGCTATCCTTAATAGTTATAGAAGTATTACCAGCAGCATCCTTGCCGTTTAGGTAACGAGCCTGACGCGTGCCAATCTCCTGCTTGCCATCATATGGGCTGTAGTAACGAGCCTAATAATCGTCCTTGCGCATAGCAAATTCGCAATCGGCCTGTTCCTCACGATAAAGTTTAATCTCATTATAAACTAACATCCATTCGCCCTTGCCAGTGAAATCAACTTCACCAAGCTCACCAGCAGCATAGTCATACTTAACAAACTGGCCATTTTCAAGAAGCTGGATATTTTTATTAGCAGGTAACTGAGCATAAATCTGACCAGTGCGCTGAGCACTTAAATGATTAGGCTCAACCTGACCATAGCCATATTCAACGTAACCGCCCTTAACAGCAGATACGCCGCTTAGGTCTTTAAGCATATCTTTTAAAAGCATTAGGTTTTCCTCCTTAAAAATTTATTATTCCATAGTTTTCGCAACATCCTATACTGCCTTAATCCAAGCAGGAATGCTATCTTCATTTACATCATTATTAATATTATATGTAAGTGGGTCATTTTCTTTATTTACATTAGTATCGAAATTGACCTTATTGCGAACACAAATAATAGAAAGCTTTGCTTCAATATCATCTAATGAATAAGTATCAATATTGGCAACAACATCTTTCTTATCATCATCAGATAACATATAGAAACTATTAATCATCTCTTGCTTCTTTTCTCTTTCAGCCTCAGTCTTAAACTGGGTTAAAGAAGCAAGTTCTTGTTCAAGTTGCGATTGCTTTTCAACTAATTCATTATACTTAGTTTCAAGAGCTGCATACTCATCTTTTAATAAACCATATTCAACTACGTCTTCTAAAGAATACTTAGCTTTCTTTTTCTTCTTTTCTTCTTCATCATCCTTAGCTGGCTTCTCTTCTTTGTCAGAAGTATCAGCAGGTTTATCTTCAGAAGTATCCTTCTTTTCGTCATCTTTTGATTTATCGTCAGAAGAATCTTCCTTATTATTATCATTATTCTCTTTATTGTCTTTATCTTTTTCGTCCTTTTTTTTCGCAAATTCTGCGACTTTTTCAGAATCGAATTGAGGGTTCTCAGAAACAGAATAATCAGTTAATTCAGAAACTTCGCCAGGAGTGAAAGTATCATTTTCCATAGAAAAATCTAAACGAACGAACTTGTCATCTTCCTTAACAACAGCAAATAAATTACCATTGTCTTCGCAAACTTCTTCAATCACTGCATTACCAGCACCGAAGCCCTTAATGTAAGAATAAAGAGAAGTCCAAATGGAATCACCAATCTCCACATTGTATCTTGTGAACACTTTTGTTCCTCCTTTACCTTCTAATAATTCTTTTAAATCTTTCATCATAGAGAATAATTGCTCATTAAATTTATCACTAAATGAGAAATGCATTGTAGGTGCAGTAATATTAGCTCCTTCAAAGCAAGGTTCACAATCTTCTCCAAGAATACAAAGTTTCTTAATTATCGCTTCATTTATAATAAAAAATTCGGGCATTCCATTCTTATCTTTCGACCAATACGCATTAATTTTTTCATCATCTAATTCCATAGATTGATTATTACCTTTTTCAATAATACGTTTGCTTTCTGGATAAATATCTGTCCAGATATAGCCTTCAGTCATTAAATATTCATGCTCGTTTTTTCCATCATCTAAAAATTTCTAAAACCATACTTTCGCTCCTAAATCTACAAAACCGTAAGGAACAGTAGTATCTTTTATATCAAATTTGCCATTAGAAATATCAATTACACGATTATGTTCTTCATAATCCCCATTGGCTTCATTAAAGTAGCCAACAATAGGACTACCCGGCAAACTCTACGCTAAATCTTTAGCAACTTCTTTTGTTATAACACTTCTATTGCGATTTGGTTTATCACCAACATAACAAACTTTAATCTAACATTTAGAAATTAAAGGATTGATTTTAGTGATATTAATAAACTCAACAGGAGTATCTAACTTAACACTTGTATGTCTCACTATAAATCCTCCTTATTTACCAGCCGCTTGACGATTAGCAATTGTTTTTTCGCTCTTTTCGTCGTTAGCTTTTTCTGGCCGGCCGCTCTCTTTAGTTTCCGTTTTCACAGTAGTAGTGGTAGAATTTCCACTTGTTTTATTTTGAGAAGTGCTAGAACTATTCTAATCTTTTTTACCCAAAATATCTTCACCGTTCAGAGTAGAACTCATAAGAGGCGGTATCATAACTTCACTTAAATGTAGAACTTCATTTTCAAAATGAGCTGTATTAAGAATAAAACTCTGTGATTGTCCAAGAGCAATCTAAGGTAGCATTTTAGAGAAACCAATCTAAGTTTGCTCTTTATACATCTTAGACAAATCTTTATAATTATATTGTGTAGTTTCTAACATATAGAACTTATAATTATATTTTTTCTAAACATTTAGGACTGATAATATTCTATCAAAAAATATGTTGAATTGCAAAATTAAATTACGCATAGTAGATTCATCATCTAAAATAGATTTTTCTAATGCAATATTACCATCCGTATTAAACAAATTGCGTGAAACACCAAAAGCATTATACACAGTTCGCTCAACACGCTCTAATTCATCAGTGGTTGTAGAAGTGTTCTTATCAGATGTATCAATTGCTTCTACATCTGCAAAAGTAGTTAATACATCAACACCCACTGCTCTACGAAGCATTTCAACAGCATTATTATGTATATCGCGAGCTTCATCAATATCAAAGATTAAATCACCATTTTTGTCAAGCGGTAATTTCTAAACTAAAATCTTTAATAATTTTTGCATTTGCTTGCGACGGTCTAAATCTTGTGCGGCATCCAAATCTAAAATCGCTGGAATAGCATTTACAAATAATGGAATATCATTAGTGCCGTTTAAAGCAAATTTAATAGTACTCTGCGGGTCTAATAAATACCAGCTACCGCTATTATCACCAGCTACATCAGGCAAAAGTTTACCGGCCCTATAAAGACGATAACCTACTGTAAATTCATCAGGGAATAATTTTAATACTCTATTACGATAATTAGTATCTACAAAAGTATCAAAATATCTCATATCAAATTCAATAGCAGGCAAATTACCTACTGAATATCTAGAACGGCAATAGTCAATAGGAAGTTGCTATAAAACTAATCCAGTGCTAGATGGAACGATATAAGCGTAATAAGCTCCACATTTAATAACTTCAAGAGCCATATCGCCGCAAATCTTCTTAATATAAGAATTATCTAAATAATTTAAAATTCGCCAGAAATCTTTTACTGCCTTTGTCTCATTAATATCTTTGACGGTTGAGCCATCAGTATTATTAGACTAAATAGCAATAGCCCAATCATAACGATACATATTTGCAAAGTAATTACATACTCTTTGATAAATACCACTTACTCTAAAAAAGAAGCGTGATATTCTTCGCAGCTCTGGAATATCATTACGAATCAAAGCATCCATAACCATAGGTTTAGTATAAATGCGCTCACGGCTATATTTTTCATTACGACGACCATATGTATCCCATCTGAATGAACCAAGATTTAAAACTGCATCATCTAATGTCTTAACGCCAACTTTAATCTTTTTATATTCACTAGGACCAACCGCAGAATACTCTCGTGTTCCTCCAGTTATATCAAAACCTTTTTTATGTATCTATTCATTTCTGGTTAATTCTTCTTTTTCTAATTCCATACTTCACCTTCTTTCAATTAATATCCAGCCTTTCGCATTATATAATCGTAAGAAATTAAATTTTCTTCTGTATAAGGAATTTCTATTAAATGTAAATCGTGTAAAGCACAGAATCTACGTTTTTGATTATCATTATATTGCTACTGGTATAAACCACGTTTACCACCAAATTTATTACTGGCTTCATAATGTTGTTTACCTTGATATTCAATTAAAAAATCAATATTATTATCATCATCAAATATAACAAAATCAAAACGCAAAGGACGACCATTATGTGTTTTTAAATCTGGGAAAATATATTCCATTTTAAAATTCAGGCCGGCTTCTTCTAAGATTTCTCTAATCTTAATTTCCGCACGACTGGCATCCATATATTAAGTCTCCTTTCTTTATCTACAAATAAATTCCTCTTATTATTCTTTTAAAAATTAATTTAAAAGAATAATAAGAGTTGCCCGGCTTAATTCATAAACATCCAATCAGCAGCCCGGAATTTTTTCTTCTTTTTATCTTCTTCTACTTTTTTTATATAATATAAACCATATTCTAATGCAGAGAATTTATCTTTTTTAATACTTTTATTAGCTTGTTTTAAAATAATATTTAAACCTTCATTCTCTTCACGCAAATTCATAATCTCTTCACGCAATGAAGTGGTTAAACTAAAAGGTCTTAAATAATCAGAACGAGCTTCAGTAGTCATATTCTAACCTACTTTAGTAGTTAATAATTTCTATTTAGCAGTTCGTTCATCAATTAAAAATTTGATCTTGCCAGAATTTAATACTGACTAAGTAATACTGTGTGCTTCTGTATTAATTGGTGCATTAGCTTTCATCAAATATAAAACGTCTAATTCTGTACTATTGGTTTTATATTTTTTATATTCCTAAACCGCATCATCCTAAGTTCCACCATAAACTCCAAAATCAGGAATTACTTCAGAAGTTTCAGGATTGATCTAAGGCTTAACCATAAAATCTACTAAGCCAACGCCCAAACCATTAGCATCTATTACAATTCTACGAGCTTTATATTTATAATATAATTTTTTAAGCTTAATAGCCTAATCTTCAAAATGAGTATCATTCATAGTATAAATATTAACTAAACTCTTAATTGGTTCACCATGCGGCTACGGCGTTACTTTAAATACACAAACAACAGTATCGCATCCTTTACGGCCTACGTCAACACTTAATATATAATAAGATAATTTACTTGAACGGCCAGAAGCCTCATATTCAGGCTAATTCAATATTCTATTTCTATTAAATATTTCCGCATTAAAGAACGCATCTTCAACAGTACCAGACCAAATAGATTCATATTCACGCTCAAAAGAAGCTTCATTATAAGTTCCTTCATTCTTTTGGTCAGTAATGAATGTTTTCTATTGTAAGCCAACAGCTACAGGAGTTCGCCAAGTCCCGCCTAATACCATACATCTATCAGGCTAAGTAATCATACGAACCAATAAACCAATTAGTCTATCATAAGGATAAGTATTCTTATAACCAGCAGTAGTGATATAAATCTGAGATTTATTAACTGCTTCTTCTTCATGGGTTGTACCATCTTTAGCTCTACGAGGAATTGCCATAACTGGTATAATGACTTCACGCAAAATCTAATCATCAATACCTACACATTCTTCCATCAAGCCACCATGACGACGCTGACCACGAGTGCTTTCTCTAGCAGCTAAGTTATCAAGAACAGAGCCATTTTTAAATACATAGCGTACTTTATCTTTACTCTCTTGGCTCTTACCACGGCCCCAGTCAATTTCACGCCTGAAGCTAGGTATTAAATCACAAAGTTCATTAACTTTATCATGCAAAATACTAGCACCCTATTCCTTACCACCAGAAGTAACAAATAAGTGAACTCCAGGATAAAGAATACATCTAACCATTAAAGCCATAACTGATAAGAATGATTTAGAATAAGCACGAGGGAAAACTGCGTAAACATATTGATAACGCATTACACATCGTAGGAACACACGCTAATAAAAGAAGAATCTAAATTCTCCCTCTTTTGGCTCTGTACGCGTTCCTCGCACTAAAAAATCTACAAATAAATCTGGATATTCACGCCAAAAGGCAGTATATTTACGAATAATAGGCATTACAGCATTAATACGTTCTTCAGAAAGACCTATCTTTTTCCGACTAGTAGATAAGTCAAGTAAATCTTGTAATGCCATTAATCTTCTCTATCAGAGAAAGCATCTATATCTAACTCTGTCTCGTTATCTAAAAATTCACTAAAGTCTTCAATATCTTTATCTTCCAAAGTTTTTTCGATATCTTCAATAGACATATCAACATCATCAACAATTGTATCTTCGACGTTTTCTTTGGCTTCTTCATCTTCTTTAGCGTTTTGTTTTAATGCCTAATCAATCATATTGCCAAGATTAGTTTCTCGTTCAATTAAAGTACGGGTATATTTCTGCATATCTTTAATTGTAAAATCTACTTTATCATTTGGAGAATCAATATAATATCTTTCAATATAACCTTGTTTCTCACACATTTCTATTAATTCACCAACAGAATCAACGAAATCACCAGATTCTTCTTTATTTTGGGCAGCTGTGAATTTGCCAGACTTCATTAAAGAATCATACATTTTAATCATCTTTTGAGCGCCGTCTACATCACCTATGTCTAATAATTGATTAGATTTTAATGATGTCTTGCAAGCAAGTTTTAATGTATCAATATGGCCTGCTGACTAAATATCATAAGACTACATCATTTCATTAAACAGTTGCTCTAAGCGAACCCATTCATCTGGACTATAGCCTTTACCCCATTTTAAATATAAATATCGTTTATCTTCGTCAGTCAATTCTGCCCCTAGGTCAGGTATATCAAAATCCAATTTATCTTTAAAATAATCTTCTTGTTGATTCCCAAAATCTAGAGAGGGAGGAGTAGGAGCCGGTGGCTCTTTAAGTTCTTCTGTCGGTAAAGCAAATGAAGCACGTTGAATAGCAGTAGCTATATCCTATACATCATAGCCCTATTGCTTCATTGTCTCTTCTATTTTTTTATTTTGTAAATCTTGTAAGAATTGACTATCTTTCCATCTATAATCTTTCCATTGATTTAATTTCATTGCTGAGAGATAGCGACCTAAAATTGTCATTCCAGTAACTTTCGCTCTATCCTTAGCAAATTTACCCATTAACTAATTCCACTAATCAGGGATGTAGGGAACGTCACATTCTTGCAATATCCATAAATAAGTATCTGGTTTCCAATTATCCACATGCATTGTAATACATTTTTTGCATTGGGGTAATTTGCCATCGTTAGGATACTTATCTAAATTATTTGATGTATAAAACTAAGTTCCATCCATAGTTTTATTACATTTTTCACAATAATATTGTTTACCTTCGCTAGACAATAAATATTTCTCCTTTCATTAGGATTTCATTTTTTCTTTACGAGAACTATTTCGACATTTTTTACAAATACTATAAAATCCATCTTTACTTGTTTTATTTAAAGAGAAATACTTGTTATGGGCTAACTTTATTTGCCCGCATCGACTGCATTTTTTATACTTACCTTTTTCTTGTGTTGTATAATACCACTCTAAATATTTATCAACAGCTTTATCGGCAATAAGCTTTGGAATTTTATTACGGAATAAACTAGATATATATTCTAAGCTATGAGTAATATTAAATTCTTCTTGTAATACTTTTTGGATTTCTACATTTTGCAATCCATCAATTTTACATTCTACAATACGCATTAACATAGGATACTCAGCCAAAGCTTCATCGCAAGTGTTTTCAAAATCATAGATAAGATACCAAGTATCATCTTCAAAACGGTCCCAACTATCTTCTTTTAATCGTGAATAATTACATAAGATGCAAGAGCAAATTTCAGGATTCATTAATGAGACGCCTTCTGGAATTGGATATCCATCATCATCAAATACTTTTACATCTTCGTCTAGTCTAATTTTATATTTAGACCGAGTAAGTTTAACCGGCACTATTGGCTTTCGATAAGCATTTTTAATAACATATTGGTCTTTGCGCATTTCTATCAAGGCTCTTTTTATAGTGAAAGCATCTTTGCCACTCACTACTTTCATTTTTGCTTCCCAAGTTGTAATAGCATCTTTTAATTGTTTTAAGCTAGGAATTTCTTCTAAATCTTTTTTTGTAATTGTAACTTTTGGCTAAAATATCATATTTTTATCACTATTAATTAAATTATATATACCATCTTCACCATTCTCTAACTAGGAAACAAGACCCTCAAAAGAAGTTTCACGCTTATTAACTGTCATTAATCTATTATCAGTTAATATTTTCTTTTCTTTTTTTTCTTGTTTCTCCATACATAGAATTAGATAATCTGCGAGGATTTCTAAATACTTTTCATTAGGATTTGGATTTTCCTCTAAAATTTTTTTTACTAATTCATTTCGTTCTTCAGGAGTTTCAAGAGTATAATCTAATTTTATCAAGATTAATACCTCCAATCCTTCTAAAAAAATTATAACACAAAAAATTTGTAAAGTCAACCATGGCCAAAAATTTTTATGCGATTTGGTAAAAAAATTATATAAAATGTAAAATTGACAATTATAAAATTTTTTTGTATAATAATTATATAAAAATAAAGGAGATAATATTATGCGTAAACCTCGTGGTATTTTTGGAGCCATGGCTTCTAAAGCTAAACGTAGAACAACTAATAGTGCTACTAGAGCAGTTTATCAAATTATGTGGGGTGAAAATCCTAAACAGCAAGGAGCTTATAATCCCACTAAAGACTCCAAGAAAAAGTAAATATATTATATTTGAAAATTAAAGGAAGTGATTTAATGAAGTTTGTCCACGGGCTTCTTTTAGGTAGTAGTGCAGCTATTGGATTAGGTTGTGCGGCACGATTTATTTATAGCAAAATTGTTAAAGCAAAGTATTATAAAGAATTTAATAAAGCCCTTGATGATTTTTTGAATTTTAAGGATGATAAAAAATATATTGAACTTAATTGGGGATTAGAGAGCAAATATATTGGGCCGGGTATTGTTCATGTTATAAAGAGTCAGAGAGACTCAATGGCAATTGATTTATCTAAATATGAAGAAGAGGGTGATCCAATTGGTATTACTCTTGGTTCTAAAATCGTAGATAAGGAAGATCAATATATTATACCTGAAGTAGAAGTTTATCAATTTAAAAATGGATTTACCAATTATCGCTTCCATCAAGAACGAGGAGTAATTGACCCAAATGATGGTCTTGTTCCTTTTGACTAATTATTGTTAAGATTTTGTTAAGAAAAATTTTGACAAAGGACAAAAAATTTTGTAAAATAAATTATAAAAAATCAAGGGATGGCTCATACTCTCCCAGACATAGAAAGGAGTGAGTAGAATGCTTAAGACAGCATATACGAGAAAACTCGATACAGTTGGACGTTTAATGATTCCTTCTAAGCTTCGTGATGAACTACATATGGTAAATGGTCATAATTATGAATTTTATATTGATGAAGTAGATGGAAAGACTTTTTTGTGCATCGAATGCCCTGAAGCAAGCGATGCTGTAGCTCTTGCAAAAGAGACATTGGAATAGAATGGTTATCGAGTAATTAAAGATGATTAAGGCGAGAATTAAATTCTCGCCTATTTTTTTATTTCCGTTTTCTAAAATTAAAATTGAGTTTAGGAATTATTTCCGTGTTTTGAATTTGAAAAAGGTTTTAGAAATTAATTCCGTATTCTGAAATTAAAAATAAGTTTAGAAATTAATTTTCCAGGAAAACCATTTTCTTCCATTCCCAAAAAAATCCAGCCCGAAACGCACCCCCCCCAGTTTCTTCCAACTTCATTTGATTAAAGAGGTAAAGTCTATAGTCTTTCTTCATCTGAGTAAAGAGGTAAAGTACGTTCGCACCCTCCAAGAAAATTGGTAGGATCTGGCAAAAACAAGCCCCGAAAAAAAATCTAAAAAATTTATTGATTTTCCATTTTTTAGTATTGACTTTTCCTTGCAATCTGCTATAATCATAATCAGAAATTGACCCCATGGAACAACGAAAAACAGTCAAGAAAGTTTTCAAAAAAAACTTGAAAAAAACGCTTGACAAACAAAGCAAAGTGTGGTACAATTCAAAATGTCAAGAGGACAACAACAAACCACGCAAGTCCTTGGCAGTGTAGTAAAATGACCGGCATGACGCGGATAGCACCGAACCGCCTGAACCTTGAAAACTGGATTTAAGCCGAACGTCTGCACCGCATAGCGGACGTAATGGTAGAACATGGAAAGTGCGGTGCAAGCTGTAGGGCAGTCCAACGCCTACGGCACATAGACTCACGGACAGTTGACAACTAACAGTCAAATAATATGAAAAGGATTGGTACAATATGGTACATACAATAATCACTAGCAAGGAAACCAAGGAAAAGGCAATCAAAGAAGAACTCGTAGAGCAGGCAGAAGATATCTTGACATATGTCAAGCAGTACCATATGCTTGGCGATAGCTTCGACTGGGAGCATATGGTAGAAGAATACCATTGTTATGCGGCACAGAACATTGACGCATGGGATAGTCTGACATGGGCTATTGACAGTGCAGAATATGACCTTGAACACACAGACTACAATATGGACATGGAAACCGGCTGTCCGTGCCCCGAATATGATGCAATCTACCAGAGACTGAGAGACTTGCAGGATGAGGCCGAAGAATGGGCAGATGTCTTTGAGCATATGCTTGAGGACTTCTTTGACAACCTGTACACTCTGTTATATGGTGAAGAAGCATAAGCTTCTTCACCTACCAACCAACTAACATTTATTAGGAGGATTATTATGAATCGTATCAACAGAAGAAGTGCTCGCCTGAACGCCATGCAGAAGACTATTGTGCGTCTGAACAGTGCCACTAAGGAACTGGGTTATTCCGACCCCAAGCGTAAAGAGATAAACGCTCAGCGTGAATACCTTGCTCAGCAGATCGCTGAGGCTAGCTATACTATCTACTGGGCTAGGTACTATAGCCTGCTTACCAACAGCATTCAGGGTAAGGTGAAAAAGCTGACTGATGCCTATGGCTATTCTATGTATCTGGCTGAGGATATCGAGCGGCTGTCTAAGAATTGCCGCGGCTGGTGTATCGCAAATAGTCGCAATATCTGGTTGGCTGACTAAGCCAACCAGATACAGGAAAGGAGCAACATCATGTACAAAATCTATAATCTGAGCACTGGCAAGTATGGCATTCTTTACAAGAGCCTGAGTGCGGCACGGCACATGGCACGAGCCTACAGCCTGTGGGCACGGAACGAACGTGATGTCATTGACATGGAAACCGGCGAAGTCATGGCACAGTATTCTAATGGCACTGAGACCTATAGAGCCAAGGGTTAAAACCCTTGGCTTCCAATAGAAAGGATGGAATAATATGGAACTTAACAATCTCAATCCCTATGTTGAAATCCGCTTTCTGGACAAAAACAATGTTCAGACTGAATATTGCAAATGGCATTTGCCCTGCACATTCAACTGCCCTTGGCAGAACGCCTTTTATCGCGAATTGGAAGAAAAGCTCTATATTATGCAAGAGCTTGAAATCGTGGGCTTCGGCAGTAGGTCTGCGGTCTTTACTTCTGGTCTACTGACTACTTATCATTTTACAACATATCAGGTGGTGCAGGCAATCGAACATACTGCCGACCATCTGACGCTAGTAGTGAAGGACCTCTAAGGTCCTTCTACCGCTTTCAAACTGCACAATCGAGCACCTGAATCCAAAAGTCGAAAGGAAAAATTTGAAATGAAAAATATCAAACTAGCACTGACCCTATCCGGAATTATTATTATGCTCTGGATTTCTATTTCATTCTGTCAGGTGGTCCGCCACAATAACCCTGCTGACGGCAGACCTGAGTATTCAAGCTGGAATTTCTTCGTCATGATGGACGAGTAAAATGAGAGGGCGGAAAGCCCTCTCATAAAACAACAAACCAAATTAAAAATCAGAAAGGAAATATTGAAAATGATTAACGTAAGAACTATCAAGAAAATGCAGGACGGCGATACCCTGAACATCAAGAATGGGAAAATCAAAAAGTACAAGGGCGGTTTTCAGGTGAATGTAAAAACTTATGATGTTGATATTCCTGAAATGGCAATCTTTGCAGTGAAAATGCTTAATACTTTAGATGGTGGTTGCAATATTCAATTCAAAAATGGAAAATATTACATCAGTAGCACAAAACACGCCTACACCAGACGTCAGGCTAGAGAAATTGCAAATGAAGTAGGCCAGAACATCATCTATGAATGGCAGAATCTGGCACATCAGGCGATTTAATCCTGAAATCCCAAGGGCTGGAAATTGGAAACAGTTTCCAGCCCACTTTTCAAATCATCTTCTTTACTTCATCATCACTTTAATCAAATGAATTTGCCTGGGCGGGGCGTGGCGAAATTGCTATATCCACAGCAGGCTCGCCACGCCCCGCATTTTCCATTTAATACCATTTCCACATATTTCCAGCCAAATTCTTCCATATTTGACATTATGTTCCATTTCCCATAATCTACCACTTATGGTATATATTTCCATACCAAATATTACCAAAATCTTTGTGCATATTGACGAATAAAAAAATTTGACTTTCCTATTGACATTTGCTATAGGGTATGCTAGAATATAATTGTTCCAAGGGGAACGAAATAAAAATGAAACGAGGATACAAAAAATGACAATGGAAAAAATCGCCGAACTGTTGAGCAAATGGATTGACAATGACCATGATTTCAGTGCTGAGAGCATGAACAACTTCTGCAACACATATGCCCGCAACTATGATGAGTATATGGGTCTGTGGTACGCAGTCTGCGGTTGCATCGAGGAGGGTTGACATTATGTGGGAATTCGAGATGTTCAACGTCAACACGAATGAAACTGAAATTGCATATGGCTACTCCCTAGCAGACGCTAGGGAGAGAAGCCCCAAGTACCAGAACCGCGAATGGATTTGCTTAACGTCCACTTATATTGACTAAGGAGGAAATAAAAATGAAAATGTCTGAATTTGCAAAATATGTCCTTGATAAGGAAATGCTGATTGATATGCTCAGTCGTTCCTCTTGCGATGTCTGCCCTTTTCAAATGGCTTGTCAAGATTCAGCTATTGATAATCCAGAAGAAACTTGTGAACAGTTCCTTAATCGTTGGATTGAAGATGATAGGAACGAGGGCTGAAGAGCCCTCTTCCAAAAGGAGGAAATTAGAATGGATATTACAAAATTGCAAGTTAGCAAGCATATCAAGAATGACCGCTTAGACAGATATGTTCAAATTCAAATGAATACCGGCATAGGTAATCCGGTGGCTCAATTCAAATATCAAGGTAAATGGCAAATCCTTACAGACACAGGAGTGATTTTAATTACAGATATTGAAATGAAATTTCTAATCACATTATACTATGTCAACCTTGATAAAGCAACTGCCATTTTTAGAGCCAACGGGCAAATGCAGATGCCGAAAGCCCTATATAATACAATTCAAAAGAATATTGCCAAAAGGCTAGTTAGAAAATAGAAAGGAAAAATGAAAATGAAAATTGAGTACAGCCAGAAAAAAGTGTTTGTGCATTTTGCTTCCCTTGACATTGGAACAGTATTCCGTGACCCTAGAACAGATACAATTCACATGAAAACAGAATCTCTTGACAATGAAGGCGATGAAATCAATGCTATTGATTTAGCTACCGGAGAATTTGATTGTTTCCCCGATGATACAAAAGTTTACACCGTAGAAGCTACATTAAATGTTAAGGAGTGGTAAATGTGAAAGGTTATCCAACTTGGAAATATCTAGTAATCAATCTTAATCCTGCTGAGGAAAATTGGCCACGAGTGTTTTTTGTAGATGCTTCGTGTCGCTCAGAAGCTGAGTATTATATTAAAAAACGCCTTGAAGAAAAATATATGATAGTCGATAAGTATAATGAATTTGTCGCAAAAATTCTTGACTATCCCGAAATTCCACACGATAAATTTTAGAAATGATTTGAATTTCCTCCCAATATTTTGGGAGGAAATCTTATTTGAAAATTATAAAAAAAAATAATATAATTTTTATATAAAAAAAATAATTTTTTATTTCTATTTTAATTCTATAATTTTCCAGTTGAAAAGTCAAATGCGGCAAATTTTAACAGTCCCATAATCTGGGAAAGCATTCGGTCCGGCCGCACACGCCCCATGCGGCCGGAATTTAGCCAATTAAAGTGCTAACGTAAAAAAGTTTTCCAAAATCTACCAATCTAGCTCTTGGAAATTTTTCCCAAAATCTTTGTGCAATTTGACGAATATTTTATGCTTGACTTCTGGTATGCCCCGTGCTATAATAAGGGTACAAAAGGAAAGGGGAATACAAAATGGAAAATACAATTGTGTCGTTTATCAATCAGCAGATGGAGTGGGCACGAGAGTACCCTGAGCAGGCTGAGCTGTATGAGCATAACGCATATGGGGCTCTTGTCTGGGAAATCCAGCGAACTAACGACCAAGATTTGATGGATATGTGGGAAGATAGATTCTATCCCGCATTTGAGAAAATCAAGAGGGGATTTTGAAATCCCCTCTATCCAAAAGAAAAGGAAAATGTGGAATGAAGATTTATATGGCTGGTGCTTTCTTCCGCCCTGAGACTAAAGAAAGAATTGATTCATATGTGGCTGGTTTCCGCCGGCTTGGGTATGATGTATATGTGCCGCAAGAACATACAATCCCGAATGCTTGGGATATGTCGCAGGAAAATTGGGCACGTGAAGTTTTCAAAATGGATATCGCGGCAATTCAAGACTGCGACATGGTTTTTGCTGTGTATGATGGTTTGTATTCTGATTCTGGAACAGCTTGGGAAATCGGATACGCCTATGCTCTTGGAAAAAATATCCAAATCAGTGTAGACCCTAAAGCAAAGGATATGTCAATTATGCCATTCGCAAGTGCCCGCGTGATTGAAAATTATAAAAATATCAAATTAGTTTGAAAAAACACTTGACAAATCCGGCTGAACCTGCTATAATAAAGATACTCCAAAAGAGAAAGGAAATGATAAAATGATTAAGGAAATTTGCTTCGATCTTGATGGAACTCTGGTTGACTTATACAATGTTCCTAACTGGTTGGAAATGCTTAGAGCATATGACCCTACACCCTATCAGACCGCCGAACCGCTTGTAGATATGGCAGAACTTGGGTGTCTGCTTCGTAGTCTCCAGAATTGCGGAATTAACGTTGCTGTTATCACTTGGCTTTCTAAAGAGCCGAACAAACAGTATGATGATGAAGTAAGAAAAGCAAAACGTGCTTGGCTGAAATCATATGGTTTTCCATTCGACAGTCTGCGGTGCGTAGCTTATGGAACGCCGAAACATAAGGTTGAAGCCGCAAGACTTGCCGCAGATGAAGAAGCCCTGATTTTTGATGATGACGCAAGAGTACGGCGTGATTGGGACTTGGGCGGGGCGATTGACCCGACTACAACAAACATTCTTGAAGTATTGAAAGAAATTCTGAACGGGCTGGAATAAAATCAGGGGACAAAAGTCCCCTGATAAAAAAGGAGAAATAAGTAATGAATGATGAACAACTTGAAATTTTGCTTGAAGAAGCAACAGACATTAGAATTTTGATTGCATTGGGTTAAAAGAAAGGATTGGTAAAAAATGAAATTTATTGCGTATGTTCGTGTTCAGACAGTCGTTCCTGTAGAAGTAGAAGTAGATGATAAATGGAAACCCATGGAAGATTATGGAAATGCTGAGGAAACAACCGAAGCACAAGATGATTGGTTTGAGGATGAATCATGGGATTTTCAAGATGCTGTGGAAGCGGCACTTGATAAAGCTAACGTTGATTATGAAGAAATTTCCTATATTGAAACAATGGCTGGAAATGAATGTCTTTCGATTTGAAAAAAAATGGGAATCCAGAATTTGGATTCCCATTTTCTTCCTTCCTATTGGAATTAGATGGAAAAACATTTGAGCTGGCTGTGATCGTGCGTCACAGCCAGAATTTAAGATTTTTAGCACTTTGCACAAATTTTTGCCCAAATTTTTGTGCAAAATGACAGTTGACTTTTCTCCCGGAATCAGTTATACTATAATTGTTCCAAGAGAGAATAACCAAATGAAAGGAAATGATATATTATGAAGAATCTGTATTGGAAACGCATTTATATGAAAATGAATGATGGTCAAGAGCCTATTCTGAATTGGTCTACTCAGCTTGTCTATTGCCCTGAACCGCCTGATCGTGAAACAATGACAATCAAAGATGCAACAGACTTCGCGGTAGCTATCAGCCGCCACTATGTCAATGGTTCTATCAAACGCGGCATTTTCAACAATAGAATCAAAAAATTCCATCTTGAAAATATAAGATATTGGAAAGGCGAAGATTACAAGCCCGAAAAAATTAGCTTCCCTGTTTCACGTGAAACAATTTACAATCCGCTTGATTATGATTTGAGTTTCAAGAGACTTTCGGAAGAACTTTCCGCCGAAGATTTTATTCACTGGATGAAAGACAATGGAATGAACACGTGCCCGATTATGAAATAAATGGTAGGCTTAACAGCCTACCATAAAAGAAAGGAATTGATAAAAATGTATATGGAAAGTGCTATCGTCGAAGCAATGAATTTGCAGGATTTGCACGATTATGTGAATAAAAAGACTCCGGAAGAATTGCAGACCCTGATTGACCTTGCAAAGAAGCGTATTAACAAACTTGACCAAGAGAAAGAAGAAAAATACATGGATGGAATCAGAAAAGCAATTCAGGCTTATCTGGATAATGTTGGAGATTTGACTTTCCATGTTGAATATGAAGATGAAGAAGGGCAGGACGCGGAAACAGAAATCACTGTAGACAGTACGAATCCGCCTGCTGCTGGTCAGGGAATTATTTACATTTAAGCGACCGCCGGTTGGGAAAAAAATTATAAAAAAAAATTCCCAACCGGCTTGACAAATTAAAAAAAATTTGATATAATAATAGTACCAAAAGGAAAGGAAATGATAATAATGACTGAAATTACTACTTATGAATGCGACTTCTGCGGGCAGGTGTTCGACGATGAAGCAGAATGTCTTCATCATGAATGGAAATGCAGATACGAAGATTTGTGTAAATCTGAAAACTGCGAACCTTTGAAACTGTTTGACCTTGAGGGCAAGGAAATTGAGGGGTTTAATTATCCGCAATGCGATGAAATTGAAGCTGTAGAAATTCATTCTTATGCCCAAGCACAATTTATCAATGATTATTTTGATGACATGGGCTATGAAGTTCCCATTAAAATTATAAATGGAATTGTTTCGCGCTATGGTCTGTGGTATTATGACTCTGAATATCGTTATGGCGAGTGGCGCAATTATGAAGAAATCCTTAAAGAGATTTTGGATATTGGAGTAAAATTTAATCAAAGGGCTTGACAAGCCCTTTGACCTGTAGTATAATTGATTTATCAAAAGGAAAGGAAATGATACAATGAATTATCAGGTTATTTTCATGGACAATGAGGGAACTGTTCAGGCGGGTATCTGGAATCAAGACAGAGATGAAATTATCTGCGGCTGTTGTGGTGCAACAATCGAATCAGGCGATTTTGTCCTGCTTCACATTTATGATGAATGGCTGAACATCACCGATGAAATCTGCGGAGACGATGGAGATATCCTTCACGAGATTGAAGAAAAAGTAGGCCGCATGACCACTTCAGAAATTGAAGCGATTCTTGATGGGAAGAAGGATTTTAACACATGAATTTCTTTTTATCTGTTATGTATGCTTGGCTTGCTGACAACAACATTAGTTATGTACTCTATGGAGCTGATGGGTCTAAGCTTGATAGTTATAGACCCGGAAGCCTTCCTGACCAGTTTATTCCAGAAGAAAAGAATATGAGGTTTTGCCCATTCCCCTATTGGGTCTGTTATCCTATTAACATTATGGGTGAGTATTGCGGTTGTTGGTGTTTTCTGGATGATGACTGGAACGCATCTGAAATTTTCCGGTCTGTTGCAAATTTAACAGAAATTGCCTGCGGCATGGAATGAAAATTCTTAAAAAATGGGCGGTTCATTTGAGCCGCCCGATGTCTTGCGCACCGGGCGGCATTTTAATTTTTGTGCAGATTGCACAATTTTTTCATGCAAATTTTGTGCATTTTGCCCATAGACAAAATTCCTGAAATGTGCTATACTACATAATGTCAGGAGGGGGCTGGTAAAGCTTGCAACAAAACCCTGTCGAGTGCATAAGGAAGTCAAGAAAAAAAGGTTGAAAAAAAATAAAAAAAAGTCTTGACAAACCCCACCTGATGTGATATAATTAAGTCAACAAGTGAGGGAAACACTTAAAAACCAGAAAGGAATTGATACTATGGATAAGATTAAGGCTCCCACCCGCAAGGAAATGTTCACCTCTGTTTCTGACTTCCTCGCCCAGCATGACGCAGATGAATCTCTGATTGACTTCATCAATCACCAGATTGAACTGCTGGACAACAAGAAGGAAAACAAGAAGCAGTCTCAGGAACAGGAGAAAAACGCCGCTTACACTGAACATATTTATGAGCAGATGGCGTTTGAACGCAAGTATGCAATCGCAGACCTGATGAAGGAACTGCCTGTTGTCTCTGAATATAATGCAGAGCATGAGACGGAACTTTCTTCTCAGAAGATGGCAAGCCTGATTAAGCCGCTGGTAGATAGTGGCAGGGTCGTCAAGACCACGGAGAAGCGTAGAGTGTTCTACACTAAGGCGTGATGAACCAAGGGGGCGGAGAAATCCGCCCCACTCATTGAAAGGAAATTTATGAGAAAGCTGACAGAAAAGGAATGGGCAAAAGTCGATAATCTTGTTGATAAGCTGGAATGTTCAATCGATGAAGCTGTTGACATTCTGGACGCTGACAAAGCTATTGACAGAAATCAGAAAGTTGATTTTGATTTGTCTCCAGAAGAACATAAGCAAGCTATGAAATTGGCTAATGTCAAAGAGCACAATGTCAAAAGCAATGTTTACCGCCCGCGTAAGCCTAATGCAACAAAGGGCGAAATTATCGCCGGTTTGTCAAAATTTTTGACAGAATTGGCAGAATTTGAAGTGCTGGATGAAGAAATCACAAATAAAGAGCGAACTATCATGTTTACAAGCAATGGAAATCGCTACGAATTGACTTTAATCCAGAAAAGAGCTAAAAAAGCATAAGAAAATGGGGAATTTTCCCCATTTTCTACAAAAAAAATTGAAAAAGGTGATAAAAATGGCAAAAAATCCCACTTATTCTGATTATGTTTCCTCGAATGATTTTGAGGGTGCAAAGGAAAGATTTGACAATGCTAATGCACGTTGGAAGCTGCATTGGTTTGAAGCCTGTGAAGAAATTTTTAATGCCTGTAAGGATTGGGCAAAAAAGTATATTCTGGATAAAGTAAACAGGGTAATTCTTGCCATTGGTGAATTTATCACTAAGAAGCGTCCAAAAGAAGATGGAGTTAGCAACACTTATCTGATTAAGATGTTCGATGATGTAGGCAATTGGGTTTTTACAAAAATTGGAAAAGCTAATATTGTTGTAAAGCGGATGCGTGATTTTATTAACCATGAATACAAAAGGGATGGCGTTGTTATCTCTGATGTAGAAGTTGTAAAATCTTACCAAGTGCCGAATGATGATTTGGCTCAGGTGCTGGAAAGTCTGATGAGAAATTATTTCCGCAAGTCTCATAAGTATATCCCGAATGACAGATTTGAGGCTTTTGAACCGACTGTTGAAGATTTACAAGTTTTTGAAAATAATTACAATTTGGTAATGGCGAATGTATAGGGGCAGAAATGCCCCTTTTATTTTTGTGCATTTTGACTATTGACATTTGAGCCTCGCGGCCACGGCCCAGCCGCGAGGAATTTTCATTTTTTCCAGTATTTACCAATTTTTCCAGCAAAATCCTGCTTCATTTAACTAAAGTGATAAATCCCTAAAGTGGCACCACTTTAGTGCATTAAAGTGTTAAAGCGTGCATAAATATTCATTGAAAATGAATAAATATTCTTCTTGACATTTTGGGCAAGATGTGATAAACTATAATTGTTCCAAGAGAGAGGACAAAACACGAAAGGCAATCAAAAAGAAATTTTCAAATAATAAAAAAAACTCTTGACAAATCGCCTGATGTGTGATATAATGAAAGAGCAATAAGGGAAGCGATGGCAAGCCCTATTGACTATATTAAAAGGATGGATTTCCCTATGATTAAGTTAGACAAGCGTCGTAAGTATTACCTGATTCTGGATTGTGAAACGGCAACACTTCCGTATGCGGCAAAATTTACCGCAGAACAGAAAAAGAATGTCGCAATCGCTAAGCCCCTGATTTATGATTTGGGATGGCAGATTGTGGATATTAAGGGCAAGGTCTATAAGCGTGCGTCTTATCTCATTTCTGAGATTTTCAGCGTTCCCGCAGTTTTCAATACTGCATATTATGCAAGTAAGCGTCCGATTTATTTGGAGCGTCTGAAAACCGGAGAAATTCATTTAACCGATTGGAACACGGCTATTGCTGAATTGGTTGAAGATTTGGACGCTGTTGAAGCTGTCGGAGCATATAACAGTATGTTCGACTTCAAGAAAGCGATTCCATTCACAGAGCTTTATGTTTCCAAGCTGTATTCACAGGACTTTTTTGAATGGGAAGCCTACCAGAATAACAGATGTGACGCATTAGCCCGCGGAAGCAAGCCCTATTCGCAGAAAGAGTTTGAACCGGATGTGTTCCGCCTCCGTAGCAAGTGTTATCCGCTGTTTGACCTTTGGGGTCTGTCTTGTGAACACCTGTTGAATAATCCTGAATATAAGCAGATGTGTTATAATAATGATTGGCATACTGCAAGCGGAAGATATTACCCGACTAATGCAGAAAAAGCATTTGCCTATTGTTTCCAGCAGGAAGATTTTGAAGAAGCACATACTGCCCTTGAAGATACAATTATTGAAAGTATGCTGTTTGCCCTGATTGGTGCAAAGACCAAGCACAAGTTTGAAAGAGGTATTGAATATTTTCCCTTCAAGAAATTGGGAAGATATGACAATGATTGGGGCTTGGAATAAAGCCCCACCCCTTCCAAAATTTTCATAGCTACGGTATTGAAATTGCCGATTCTACAAATACTTCCAGCGTCCCGCGATAAAATGTCAAGCCGAAAAAAAATCGTGGCAAATTTAATTAAAAAGGTATTGACAAATCAGCAGATTTGTGATACAATATAATTGTTCCAAGAGAGGAACACAAAAACAAATAAGGGTTGCGACCTACCGCTAGAAAGGAATTGATACCATGGAAAAGATTACCTACGCCCAGGCTCTGAACACCGTTCTGAACAACACTGACATTGTCCTTGCAGATGATGTGCGGAAGAAGCTGGAAGCCCTGCTTGCTTCTGTTTCTAAGAAGTCCGCAGACAAGAAAACCACCGAACAGCAGGCGGAGAATGCGGAGATGGTGGAACAGATTTATCAGCAGATGGAAATGAACCGGACTTATTCTATTGCGGAACTGCTCAAGGAACTGCCGGTTGTGGCTGATTTCAATGCCAAGCATGAAAATGATATGTCTACGCAGAGAATGGCGAACTTGCTGAAAACTCTGGTAGATAGTGGTAAGGTGATTAAGACCACTGAAAAGCGGCGTGTTTATTACACCAAGGCATAAACGCCGAAAAAGGCTAGAGGGGCTTAACGCCCCTCTAAGCTAGAACTAACTCTAGTTAGCTCTATGGAACAAAATTTCAAAAAGGTGGAAAGAACACTGTGAACGCTGAAAAATTGGCAAATTCGCTTAAAATCTCTATTGAAGAAGCCAAACAAGTTTTGGAAATGGACAAGCGAATTGATAGGGGCGAAAAACTGTTTGAATTGCCGCCGGAGCTTGAAGCAGGTGCTAAAAAGGCACGACGTGCTGATAGGAAGAAAGTGGAAAGTGTCAAGCGGGAACGCAAACCGGATGAAGATAAGCGTGATCTAATTAGATATTTTGAAAGTAAACTGGATGACGCCCACAGAGTAGATTATGATGTAAATGATATTCGAGTGGTAAATCCTGAGAGAGAATTGGAATTTGCTTACAATGGAATTAAATACCGATTGACCCTGATACGTCCAAGGAAATAATTGGAATGGGAGAAAATCCCATTCCAATTTTTGGTTTCATAATTGGAAAATTTTTCCAAGGAAATAATTGGAACAGATGGTAAAAATTGCCCGGTCGTCACTGAGGGTGATGACCGGTTTTTCCTTCCAAAACCCTATATGGCAATTTTTTGCTCAATCTAGCGGACTTTCATATGGCCCTTGATTTTCCCGAAAGTTGACTTTTTAAAAAAAATATTATATAATAATAAAAAAAAATATTAGCTGGAAAATTTTTCCAGTTTGCTTTTCAAAAAATTTTTTGTTATAATATATATACAGAATAAAGAGTTCTGGAAATCTTTATAAAGAGGTAGTATACATATGTATGATTTTTATGATCGTCTGATGAAGGGTGAATCCGCAGAGGATATTGCTAAGAGTATCACTGAGGAACTGAATAAGGCACAGACCAAGAGAGATGAGGAACTGAAGGCTCAGGCTGAAAAGTCCAAGAGAGAAGAAGTAAAGAAGGCTGATGCAGAGGTTATCTGCCAGAGCCTAGTTAAGTTTGCAAAGGATTATTACGGCTATGACATTAAGGTTGCACCGGAAGACCTGATGAAGGTGTTTGATGTGGCTGGTAAGGTAGGTCGTGCCTTCGATGACCTTGGTAAGGCGGTTAAGGAACCTACTGATAAGACTAAGACTAAGGTCTATAAGTTTACTGGCTCTGCTGATGAAGTCATTGACAAGTTTCTTGATCTGATGGGGTGGTAAATGATAGTCCGGGCAAGCCGGCCTATCAATCGTAAGTATAGGGGACAAGCCCCTATACTTACTCTTTTAAATGCTCTAATTTGACTTTTTAAAAAAAATATGATATAATATTAAAAAAAACAATTATTGAATAGGTTGGAGAAGATTTGATGACGGTCGATAGTGGATACAAGAACAACAGCATGTACAGTAGGGGCACACCCGCTTCTCAATTTGGCTTAATTTGACTCAATTTAATACGATTTGGCTCAATTTAACACAATTGAATTTCAATCTATTACAATTTTAATGCTATTTTATTATAACATTGCTTATATCCCTATCTACTATCCGCTTCCTTTTACTTACATATATTTTAAAAATTTTACCTAATCATTCTTTTTATATAAACAATATCTACACTACTCCTATTCAATAATTGTTTATATAAAACAAAAATGGAGGCATAAGCCTCCATTTTTTTATTCAACGTCTTTCTTCAGACGCCATTCCTTAACTAATATAGGAATATCATCATACTTTTCCATAAATCTATCTCTTGCCTTTTTAAAATAGCCTAATTCTTTTGAAATATCCTATCCTTCAGCTTGACGATAGAATGCATTACTGGCTTCTTCTTCACCAATATGTTCTTCTCTCAAAATACTACGCCATTTTTCACATACTTCAGGTTCAAGAGGCTTATAAGTAGAATAATATACCCATACACTTTCATCATTGGTTTCTCCATACTTATTAAATGGTTCTTTAACAAAATTACGAATGACCCATCTCTAATTAATATGACCATATTTTTCTTTACCAAACTATGCCATAGCTTCACGAGCTACTTTAGATTTACTATTAGGTGTATAGTCAGGAGTTAGAGAAAATTTAGTAAATTCAGCATAATCTTTTTTCTTCTATTCAGTAAGTTCATTACTTTTAGTTAGTTTACGAGGTAAGGGTTTATACTCACCAATAATCTCTTTAACTGTAATAAGAAATGGACGACTTTTTTTGAAATCAAAATCATAGAAGCTACTTAGCCAATCTAATAAATCATTTAATCTACGTTCCACTTGACAATTTGGAATACCTAGTTCCCTACAAAATTCTTCTTTAAATTTATAGGTTTTACCAATTTCAATCACGATTACATTACCTCCTTTCTAGAAAATCTTATGATGAAACTTGAAATAATTTTCTACACACCTTACTATATATAGAGTGGGTAGCGTTTTATTTCAAGTTTCAATTATTTATCAATTTTCAATTAATCAACTTGATAACTTTGACCCAAAAATTGCTGCGGTTGCAGTAGGGTATTCTAGAAAATCTTATGTAAATTATTTAAGAATGAGTTTTTTTAACACATTTTGTTAACACTCATATCATTCA